TGGCAAGCAGATGGTGGTTGTCATGACGATATGGTGATGAATTGTGTTATGTTTGCATGGTTTGTTAGTACACCATTATTTAAAGATATGTCAAGTGCAGACTTAAAATCTATGTTATATGCAGAAAAACAAAAAGAAATCGAAGACGATATAGTCCCAATAGGTATTATAGACAGTGGTAAAGGTGTAGATACCTTTGAAGAAGATGGTGATGTCTGGACAGTTGTGGACGAAGGAAACAATTATGGAGTGTTTTAAAAACAATAAAATACTAAATACTATGGACGAACACAATAAATGTGGTCGGTCATAAATAAACTTTATGGGAGAAAACTAAAATGGCATTTCTAGTAAGTCCTGGCGTTCAAGTCAGAGAAATAGATGTTTCAAATGTAGTACCAGCGGTATCATCTAGTATAGGTGGTTATGTAGGTTCTTTTAGTTGGGGCCCAGTTGATGAAGTTAGAACTATTACATCCGAAAAGGATTTAGTAAGTGTATTTGGTGAGCCATCTGGTGATGACACCTATCTTACTTCTGTAAAGAAGAAAGAACACTTTTACTCAGCTGCAAATTTCTTGAAATATGGAAATAACTTAAAGGTGGTTCGTGCAGTTTCAACAGGAATGTTGAATGCATCCACTGGTTCAGCTGGTTTACTAGTTAAGAATGCGACACATTACTATGATAACAATTATCATACAGGTGCAGCTGCTGCTAATGTAGGAGATTTTGTTGCAAGATGTGTTGGTGTTTTAGGTAATAGTTTAAAAGTATCTGTTTGTGCAAGTGCAAATGCATTTTCACAATCCGCTGCAACAACTGTAAATGACAGTTCGATTGCATTGGGAGATACATCAATGACAGTAACAAGTGGAGCTGCATTAGTTGTTGGAGATATAATTACTTTTGGTAGTGATACTGATAAGTATAAAATCTCTGAAATTAACTCTAATGACATTACATTTGCATTAGCAAGTGATGGAAGTTCTGGTTTACAGACTGTAGTTGCAAACAACGCCAATGTAAACAGAGAATGGGAATTTGCATCTAGTTTTTCAAAAGCACCTGGCTCAAGTCCAGATGCTCTTGCAAACAGTTCATCTTTAGATGAAATACATATTGCTGTTATTGATGAGGATGGTTTAATTACAGGTATAGTAGGAGAAATTCTTGAGATATACGAAGGTGTATCTATGGCATCTGATGCAAAAGACTCAGAAGGAAGTTCTAACTACTTTGTAGATAAACTAAGATATAATTCAAACTACATCTTCTTCTCCAACCACAATTCAAATTTAAGTGAATCTGGTAATACATTCGCTTCAGCGGGTGCAATATTTGATACACACACATTACCAATCACACAATCATTTACAAATGGTACAGATGGTTATTGCTTAACTTCTGGTCAGAAGAAAGCTGGAATCGAGACTTATCTCGGTGACGCAGAAACCCAAGATGTTGATTTCTTAATATCTGGGCCTCTTAATGGAGACGATGGTTCTGGTAACGATGTAACAACATTAGCAGAAGCAACAACTCAAGCAAATAACTTAATTTCAATTGCAAATGCAAGAAAAGACTGTATGGCAATCATTTCACCAAGAAAACAAGATTGTGTTAACAATGATGGTTCAGAGTCCGCCTCAATAATAGCACTTGCAGATACTTTATCTTCAAGTTCTTATGCAGTAATGGACAGTGCATGGTGTTATCAATACGATAAGTATACTGATAACTACTGTTATGTACCAGCATGTGGACACACAGCAGGTGTAATGGCAAGGTCTGACCAAGAAAGAGATGCATGGTTCTCACCAGCAGGATTTAATAGAGGACAAATATTAGGTATTACTAAGTTGTCTTTCAACCCAAATCAAGCTGAAAGAGATGCACTATATAAGAAGAGAGTTAATCCAATAGTAACTTTCCCTGGCCAAGGGACTGTATTGTTTGGAGATAAAACTTTACTTTCAAGTGCAAGTGCATTTGATAGAATTAATGTTAGAAGATTGTTCATAGTTATGGAGAAAGCAATTGCAACTGCAGCTAAATTCCAATTATTTGAATTTAACGATGCATTTACAAGAGCTCAATTTAGAGCAACTATCGAACCTTTCTTAAGACAAGTTAAGGGAAGACGAGGAATCGTTGATTTCCAAGTTGTTTGTGATGACACAAATAACCCACAATCAGTTGTGGACGCAAATCAATTCCAAGCTTCAATTTTTGTTAAACCTAATAGAAGCATCAACTTCATTACACTAAACTTCGTTGCAGCTAGGTCTGGTGTAGAGTTTGAAGAAGTATATGGTGCAACTAATACCCAATATGGTAACTAAGGAGTAAGACATGGCAACTATAGACGAATTTAAAGCCCAGTTAATTGCTGGTGGTGTTCGTGGTAACAGGTTTTCTGTGTATATTCCTAGAATGGGAGAGAACATAGAATTTATGTGCAAAAGTGCAGCGATTCCTGGCTCAACCTTACCAGCTATTGAAGTTCCTTTTAGAGGACATAAACTGAAAGTAGCAGGGGATAGAACATTTGAAGACTGGACAGTAAGCATCATTAATGATGTAAACTTTACTACAAGAACAGCAGTAGAAGCATGGATGGAAAGCATTCAAGAATTAGATAGTGGTGTCGGTGCGACAGACCTAGACTATCTAGTTTCAAGAGCAACTATATCTCAATTAAACAGAGATGACAGTATACTTGCAACTTACGAGTTGTATAATATGTATCCTAGCACTCTAAACCAAATCGATTTAAGTTTCGATACACAGGATGAGATACAGACTTTTGATGTAACATTCAGTTATTCACACTGGGAAAGAACTCTTTAATAGAGTTCTTCTCAAGTGTTATAAATATATATTATGGAAATATTTGGATTTGAAATAAAGAGGAAGAGCGACGAGGATAACGCACCATCCTTCGTTGCACCTATTAATGACGATGGAGCTCAAGTTCTAGAAATAGGACAGGGCGGTTATGCAGTAGGTGGGGGATTATCTTCTGGTCAATTCGTTGACATGGAAGGTGGTGTAAAGTCTGAACAGGACTTAATTGTTCGATACAGACAAATGTCTCTCATTCCAGAAGTAGATATGGCAATTGACGATATCGTTCAAGAAGCTATATCTTCTAATGATTTAGACAGTCCAGTTGGAATCAACTTGGATGGTACTAAGTTTTCAGATTCAATTAAATCCAAAATAAGAGAAGAATTTGTAGAAGTTTTAAGACTTCTTAGATTCAATCAAACTGCAAACGATGTATTTCGTAAGTGGTATGTAGATGGAAGGATGTACTTTCATTTACTAGTTGACCCAAAGAATCCTAAAAAAGGTATTGTTGGGGTCAGAATGATAGACCCTATTCAAATTAAAAAGATTAGGGAAGTGCAGAAAAAGAAAAATGCACAAGGTATCGAAGTTATCGACAAGGTTGATGAATACTATACCTATAACCAAGGTGGGTTTGAAAAAACCTATGTTGCTGGTGTAGGTTCTCAAACCTTGAAGATATCTCCAGATGCAATCGTCTATACTACATCTGGAATGATGGATGCAAATAGACGACATGTAATTGGTTACATGCACAAAGGATTGAAAGCAGCTAACCAATTAAGAATGATGGAAGATGCACTTGTTATCTATAGGATATCAAGAGCTCCAGAAAGAAGGATATTCTATATTGATGTAGGTAACCTTCCAAAGGCAAAAGCAGAACAGTATCTTGCAGATACTATGACTAGATATAAAAATAAACTAGTCTATAATGCAGATACAGGTGAAATCAGAGATGATAGAAAACATATGAGTATGTTGGAAGATTTCTGGTTACCAAGAAGAGAAGGTGGTAGAGGAACAGAGATAACCACCTTACCAGGCGGACAAAACCTAGGTGAAATCGAAGATATTATATACTTCCAAAGAAAACTGTTCCGAAGTTTAAATGTGCCTATCTCTAGGTTAGAAACTGAAAGTGGATTCTCTTTAGGTAGGACAACTGAGATATCAAGAGACGAGGTTAAGTTTTCTCGTTTTGTAGATAGACTTAGAAATAAGTTTAGTAGTATGTTCATGGATATATTACGAGCTCAATTGGCACTCAAAGGAGTTTTACCAATTGAAGAATGGGAATACGAGAAAGAGAACATTAGGTTCGATTATCAAAAAGATTCTCATTTTGTAGAACTTAAAGATGCAGAGATTCAAAGAGAAAGAGTCGCTACACTTAGGGAGTTGGATGAATTTGTAGGTAAATATTTCTCTCAACAATGGGTTAGAAAGAATGTTCTTAGACAATCCGAAGAAGAGATAGAAATGATTGATGGACAAATCGAAAACGAAAAAGAAAACGAAGATGGGGAAGGAGAGGACTCCTTTGACATGTAAGAGGAAATAAATTATGGCAAAGACAGATATCAAAAAAATTATAGATTCAGTAGAATCTGGAGATAATGTTGCAGCTTCTGATGCGTTTGCAGCTGCTATGGTTGACAAACAAAGAGATGCTATTGAGGGTAAAAGGTTGGATGTACAACTTGATTGGTTGAACAAACAGGAAACTCAAGCAAATGAAGAAATTTAAAGAACTTGTCAAAGAGATAAGAAAATTTAAATTACCTCGTGGGGAACAGGAGATTGATTCCTACATGGAAAAGGGTGCAAAAGGAAAGAAAGTACCAGTTGTTATTGCAAAAAAATCTAATAAATTTAAAGTTTATGTAGATGGACAAGAACTTGCTCAATACAAAAATGAAAAAGAGGCAAGGAAAAATGCAAAACAATTAATTTCGTTATTAGGTGAAGATTTTGAATCTTTTATAGAAGATGTTTTAACAGAACCAGAATCATCTATAGAAGACTCATTTGGATTTGCAAATGGTTTAAAAGGTAATCAAACCTATGATGATGTTGCAAAGAAAATTGCAACTATAGAATAAGGAGAAAGGAGTGACCTTAGAAAAAACTATTAGAGAGAAGATGCTTTATAAAAGTCCTACAGGATGGAAGTTTGAATTAATTGGTGGTAAAGTTGTCATGATTGGAAAAAATTCAGGCAGGTTTGAAATACCTAAAGATGATTTCAAAGCATTACAGAGAGTAATAGGACAAGTAAGGTTATAAAAAGGGAGAAAGAAATGTTTTTAATTTCAGAACAACAATCAGAAGAAGTTAATTTAATAACAGAAAAAAATGCAAGTGGGGGTAAAGATACCTTCATTGAAGGAGTCTTTCTCCAAACAAATTTAAAGAACAGAAATGGTCGTGTTTACCCTATGAATATCATGGAGAAAGAGGTAAACCGATATAATAAAGAATTCATTAAGAAAAATCGTGCATATGGGGAACTGGGACATCCAGAAGGCCCTACCATTAATCTTGAGAGAGTTAGTCATTTGATTACTTCTTTAGAGAAAGATGGTAATAATTTTGTCGGTAAGGCAAAAATAATGAATACTCCGATGGGTAATATAGTTAAAGGACTATTGAATGATGGTGCAAAACTAGGCGTTTCCAGTAGGGGTATGGGGTCAGTATCCCAAAAAAATGATGCACAATATGTCCAAGACGACTTCATGCTTGCAACTGCAGCTGACATCGTGGCAGACCCTTCTGCACCAGACGCTTTTGTGGATGGTATTATGGAAGGTGTTGAATGGATAAAAGAAAGCGGAGTGTTTAGAGCCGTAGAGATTGAATCTTGGAAAGACCAGATTCGACAAACCAAACAACGCCATTTGGAAGAAAAGAAGTTAGAAATCATGAAAAGCTTCTTTTCAAAGTTATAAAAGTTATAAATACATTGTAAAGAACAATATTTCGTTCTTAATTTGTAATTATAGTAATTTACAGGGGAAATACACATGTCAGAAGATATTAAAAATCAAGACGAAGTGACTGAGGCATCTGCACCAGTTGCTAATAAAGGTGTCGTTACTCCAGATAAAGACCCAGTGCCTAAATCTCTAGCATCTGTAGATAAAGCTGCAGATTCTACTAAACCTAGTAAAAAGAGAAAAGGTGACAGTGATAAGAAAGATGCACCTCAAAAATTATCTGCAGCTTCAAACTATGAAGAAACAGAAAATGATGAGGAAATCGTAGTTGAAGATATGACTAAGATGGAAGCATTAAGAAAAATCATTGAAGAACTTAAAGGTCTTGATAAGGATGACATCCAGTCCTTAGTCAATGAAATGATGAAGAAAGATGACGAAGAAGACGAAGATGAAGACGAAGATGAAAAATCAGAGTCTACAAAAGCAGACCTTCTTAAGAAAATTGCTGAACATTTCAAATCAGAGGACGAAGAAGTTGTGAAAGAATCTTTAACTGCAATCTTAGAAGCATCTAAAGAAGATGACGAAGATGAAGACGATGAAGAAGATATGGATGAAGCTACTAAGAAAGAAGCTTCTCATGGTGATGACGAAGACGAAGATGATGACGAAGACGAAAAAGAAGAGTCTAAGAAAGAATCTTTCGATATGTCAGACGATATCGATGCATTAGTCGGTGGTGAAGACCTTTCAGAAGAATTCAAAAACAAAGCAAAAGTAGTATTCGAAGCTGCTGTATCTGCAAAAGTTAGTGAAATCAAAGAAGAACTTGAATCTCAGAAGAGAGACGAGATTGTTGAAGCATCTAACGAAATCAAAGAAGATTTAGTTAACAAAGTTGACTCTTTCTTAGGTTATGTTGCAGAAGAGTGGGTTAAAGATAACGAACTTGCAATCGAAAGAGGACTTAAGTCTGAGTTAACAGAAAACTTTATACAAGGACTTAAAGCACTATTCGAAGACCATTATGTTGAAGTTCCAGATGACAAATTAGATGTCGTTGACGAACTTGCAAGTAAAATAGAAGATGTTGAAGCTAAACTAAATGAAGAAGTTTCTAAAAACATCGACTTAACATCTGAAAGAGATGAACTTGTACGAAACAAAGTGGTTTCAGAAGTTTCAAGTGACTTGACTACAAGTGAAGTTGAGAAACTTACAAAATTGATTGAAGACATAGACCAAGATGAAGATTTTGAGTCTAATGTCAAAACAATTAAGGAGTCTTACTTTAGTGGAGAGAAATCGAAATTACAGTTAGATGAAGAAGTGGTTAGTGATAGCGATGAAAATACTTCGACTGAGGATAAAATCCTTGACCCAAGTATGGCTGCATATTCTGCCGCAATAGGAAAAGTTGACCCTAACTTATACAAGTAAGGTCAATTTATTATTAACACTTTTTAAATAAGGGGAAACATAAAATGTTTATGTCAGAAAACTTACAAGAGAAGTGGCAGCCAGTATTGAGTCATCCAGATTTACCAGAAATCAGTGACCCTTACAAAAAAGCTGTAACTTCTGTGGTTCTAGAGAACCAAGAAAGAGCCTTTAATGAAGAGAATGGAATCCTTTCAGAGGATGCACCTATCAACAACGCCGGTGGTGCTGTTGGTGGAACAGGTGTTGACAACTGGAATCCTATTCTAATTTCTTTAGTTCGTAGGTCTCTTCCAAACCTAATTGCATACGACATCTGTGGTGTGCAACCAATGACTGGCCCAACAGGATTAGTATTCTGTATGAAGGCTAGATATAACGACAATACTTCAAGATTAGCTATGACTGAAGCATTGTTTGACGAAGCTGATTCAGACTTTGCTGGAGCAGGAACACAAGCAGGTACAGACCCATTTGGGGATGCAGCTACTTATGCAACTGGTACTGGTATGACTACAGCAGCTGCAGAAGCAAAAGGTGACTCTGCGAGTAACCCATTTGCATCAATGGCTTTCACAATCGAGAAAGCAACTGTTACTGCTAAGTCAAGAGCTCTTAAAGCTGAATACACAATAGAACTTGCACAAGACCTTAAAGCAATTCATGGTTTAGATGCAGAAACAGAACTTGCAAACATCTTATCTGCTGAAATACTTGCAGAGATTAACAGAGAAGTTGTAAGAACTGTTAACATCCAAGCAAAAAATGGTGCTCAAACTGGTGTTGCTAATGCTGGTAGATTCGACTTAGATGTTGATTCATCTGGTAGATGGTCAGTTGAGAAGTTCAAAGGTTTACTCTTCCAAGTTGAAAGAGATGCTAATGTAATCGCAAGAGAATCAAGAAGAGGTAAAGGTAACTTTATCCTTTGTTCATCTGATGTAGCTTCTGCATTATCAATGGCGGGTGTATTAGACTATGCACCAGCACTTAACACTGAGTTAAATGTTGATGATGCTGGTAACACTTTTGTTGGTGTTCTAAATGGTAAGTACAAAGTGTACATCGACCCATATTACACTCTTGACCCAGTAAGTGGTCACAACAACGAAGGTTACATGACTGTTGGTTACAGAGGTTCAAACCCATACGACGCTGGTGTCTTCTACTGCCCATATGTTCCATTACAAATGGTTCGTGCAGTTGGTGAGAACAGCTTCCAACCAAAAATTGGATTCAAAACTAGATATGGAATGATTTCTAATCCTTTCGTAGGTAGTGCTCCAAGTGATGGTTTAGCGTCTGCTGGTTCAAACTTCTACTACAGAAAAATCGAAATAGAAAATATTCTATAAGGTTTTTTAAAAGTCGTAGACTTTTCTAAAAGGGACTCTTCGGAGTCCCTTTTTTTATGCTAAAAAAAACCCACCATAAAGGTGGGTTTCGAGACTTGTCTGCATCAATCAATCTTCATTCTTGTCGAATCAAGTCTCTAATAAAATAATTTTAACTCACTTATCGTAAATAAGTTCTTGTCTCCATCTTTCAGGCAAGGGAACGACCCCTCGAAACTATTTCATTTAAAAAAAGGTGAAGTTCGTTAATGACTACTCGGTGTTTGCAACCACTGTTTCATCACCACCTTGAGCGAGATTTCGTATTCCCTACTAACTGTTAGACGACTATACCCTCTTATTCTCCAAGAATCTAACAAGTACCAGACACCAATCGTTTTCAACTCACATCCATACACTTACCATCATATTCTGACTCAAGAGTTCTTTCTACGCTCGGATTCTGTATAGGTCTCCGACTATCTGTCTGTTGCACGCTTGAGTCTCATCTCTTGTTTTTACAACAAACAGTCAACACGCTTCTATCTTGTACTCATATATCACCACTACTAAAGTTAGGAAAGTCATCACTGACCCCAACAGGAATTCAATAAAATCTGATTTTTTTACCACCAGATGCCCTCGTTAGTTAACCATGTCTAGTCCCCTTTTTTCGCGTTAAATACCTTCGTTTGTTATGTCTCCCAGTATTGATACAGTATCAACCCACCGAACTTTCAATGTGCGTAAACTCTACCTTGTCAGATTAACAAGGTCAACGAATCTAGCATCCATATGGTACTCGTTCTCTTTTACAATGTCCCTTAGTGGTAAGATATCTTACAATCCTCACACTTTAACTAGAGGATGGACAAAGTTGTGTAATGGTTGAATCAAGGTAGTGAAGTAGTTACTGGTTATATTGATTGTCACTAGGGACATTCTCACCACATGCTTACTCACATGACTCTACGATTTACGATAAGTCTTATGCTCTGTCTCAAATGTTTAACTGCAATAGCAACATCCAATTGACATTTCAAGAGATACACACCACTTCTCCACTGTGCCCTCGGCGACAGACAGGATTCGAACCTGTGACCTCTCAAGACTTTTGAACTTCGTGAACTGTTTCTAATGATTAAGAACCTTGCAACACAAGTATCATCTGGATTAAACCTTAATCAAGTAGGATTTTCACTGGTTTTTTACGAGGTCGAATCCTCAAGCACTCGGTAATTCTCAATTACAAGGGTATTATACAAAAAAATGCACCTGCCTGTCAACAAAAATCGCCAAAAAGTTGGACTTTTTTAAGCTATAAATATTAATGATACTGAAAAGTATCAACTCGTTCAACTCCATTCTTGGAGTCGGAAGTAGGAAGACAAGAAAACCTCTTTTTTCTGCAATAGAAGAAAGGCAAGCTAAGTACCCAAGTGGGAACAGAGACCGACATCTTACCGAAGGAACGCATGGAGAAGGGTGTGCAACGAAAGTTGTATGTACGAAATCGAAATGAAAACTGGAGGCTATTATGTATTGCTACAGAGGTATCAAATACGATGCAAAAACTCTTAAAAGCAAAGCAAGAAAATCCAAGAAAGGTAAAGAAGTTACTTATCGTGGAATTACTGGCAAAGTTGCTGCTTAAGTGATTTTAGGAAGGGAGTTGAAAAACTCCCTTTCTTTTTGATATAAATACATATATGACTACAAGACAAATCTCAACTGCAACATGGGCGGGTAATCTTCCAGATAATCTATCCTATCTTGCACCAACTCAATTCGAATTATTAGTTAAGAAATTACCTAATACAAAATACTTTGCAACTGGTGTTAATGTTCCATCTGTAAGTGTTGCAGAAATTCAACAACCTACTAACCTAGGTAGAAATGTTATAGTTCCAGGCGATAAAATAAACCTTGGTGAATTAACTGTTAATTTTATTGTCGATGAAAACATGGAAAACTGGACTGAGTTATATACATGGATGTCTCAAATTACTAGTTCTACAGACCCAGAAAAATTTAGAAGTCTAGTAGGTGCAAATCGAAGAGCAGAACAACCATATGATGGTTCTGGTGATTATGATGCATTATACTCAGATATGACTATTGTAATTACAACAGCTGCAAATAATCCTAACAGATATGTTAGAATACAAGGTGCATTTCCTACATCGTTAAGTGAGATTACAATGGATACTACTGTTGCTGGTGGAATTACCTATGTAACATGCAGTGCATCTTTCCAATTTACTACATTTGAAATAGCATCCTCATCATAAAATAGTGGACAAATACCAGTTTAGTGGTATAATTATAGTATGACATTAGAAGAAATACAAAGTATGTGGAAGGTTGATTCTGTAATCGACCAGATTGATTTGGATAAAGCATCCTTAAATACACCTTCTTTACATGCAAAATACCTAGAACTCTTAAACGAAAAAAGATTATCTCTTAAATCTTATGAGGTTAAATACAATACATTACTTAAAACGAAATGGTTATGGTATACAGATAAACTATCTAAAGAAGAGATAGATGAACTAGGTTGGTCATATGACCCATTCGATGGTCATAGAGTTATCAAACAAGACTTCAATTACTATTTCAATGCAGACAAAGATTTATCAGACCTTAAACTAAAGGTAGAATATTTAACTGAATGTGTTGATGCTTTAAAAGAGATACTAAATATTATTACATGGAGACATCAATCAATAAAGAATGCAATCGATTGGTTGAAGTTTACTAACCCAGCAGGTTAATATATTATGCCATCTTTTATTCCAGAACATTGTGTAACTCTATCCAGAGCAATCCCACCAAATATATGTGAAGAAATTATAGAAATAGGACAAAACTCTTACAATGAATATGGCCAAATAGGTGGAAGTAACGATGGAATAGAAGACCATAAGACTCGTAAATCTGGTGTTGCATGGTTAGATAGAGAAGCAAAACTACAAGATGGACTTACAATATTTGACCATATTACTCCACATGTAAGGAAGGTAAATGAAGACTACTTTAAATTTGATTTATCTTACCATGAAACATATCAATTTACTTCATATAAATATGACCCAGATGCACCAGAATTTTATAGTTGGCATTGTGATGGACACTTCGAACCATATAATGAAGAAGACTGTAAAAATGACCCAAATAAAGATGAACGATTAAATACCTATAGAAAACTTTCGTATAGTGTAAATCTTACACATCCAGATGAATACGAAGGTGGACATTTTGAATGGACAGACCCATTTATGCAAAATCCACAATCTATGACACCAGACAATATTAAATTTAGAGCTCAACAAAATGCAAGAGAACAGGGAAGTATAATTATATTTCCATCTTTTGTATATCACCAAGTAACCCCAGTACTTAGAGGATTAAGACAATCATTAGTAGGATGGATAGCAGGCCCGACATTCAGATAACCAAAGTCGATAATACTCACATAAAGATAGATGCAGAAGAATCTATCAAAAGAGAATTATCAGACTATTTTACTTTCCCAGTTCCAGGCGCAAAGTTTATGCCTTCTGTACGCAACAAATACTGGGATGGTAATATAAGATTGTTTGCACAAACAACTGGTAAAATTTATACTGGATTATATTATGCAGTAGAACAATTTGCAAAAGATAGAGAATATACCATAAGTGGATATCAATGGGAAACTGATTTAGAAGTTCCAGACTTTACCGATAACTTAAATATGGGATTTGCATTAAGAAATTATCAAGTAGAAGCAATATCTCGTGGTATAAAATTTAGAAGACAATTATTAGTATCTCCAACTGCAAGTGGTAAATCTGCAATCATATATTGTATTGCAAGACATTTTATATCTATGCATAAGAAAAAAGTTTTAGTTGTTGTTCCTACCACATCATTAGTAGAACAAATGTCAAAAGACTTTGCAGACTATGGATACGATAAACCTATTGATAAGATGTATGGTGGTGATAAAAAGGGAACAACAGACATAGTAGTGACTACATGGCAAACATTATCTACAATGCCAAAATCTTTTTACGACCAGTTTGGTGCAGTATTTGGTGATGAAGCACATTTATTTAAAGCAAAAACTCTTACAGGTATCATAGAAAAGATGAAAGATATAGGACATCGATGGGGTCTAACTGGTACTTTAGATGATACTCAAACACATAAACTTGTATTAGAGGGATTGTTTGGCCCGACTCATTATGTGACTACTAGTGCAGAACTTATGGATGAAGGTATCCTTGCAGAGTTAGATATACAATGTTTAGTTCTTAAATATCCACCAGAAGTATCCAAAGAAGTTGTGCAAATGGATTATCCTAGAGAAATGGAGTTTCTTGCAGACAATGAAAGACGAACACAATTTATAAAAAACCTAACCTTGGATAAGAAGGGTAATACATTGATACTATTTCAGTATGTAGATAAACATGGTAGGAAGATATTTGATGCATTTCAGAGAGCAGGTATCAAATCATTTTTTATCTATGGTGGAACTGATACTAAAAACAGAGAACATGTTAGAGAGTTGATGGAAAGAGAAAGTGGATGTGTAATTATTGCATCATATGGTACTTTTTCTACAGGTATAAATATTAAAAACCTACATAATATTATATTTGCAAGTCCAAGTAAATCTAAAATTCGTGTATTGCAATCAATTGGTAGGGTGTTAAGAACGAGTAAAGATAAATTTAATGCAACTCTTTTTGATATTGCAGATGATTTAAGTTATAAGAATAGAGATAATTATACTTTAAGACACTTTAAAGAAAGAATAAATACCTATAGTAAAGAGAAATTTAATTATACAATACATGAGGTAAAGTTTTGAGTCAATATAGATATCTAAAATTAAGAAATGGTGAAGACATTGTTGCAATGACAGTGGTTAATGATACTAATGGAACAGTAGAAATGACTCTTCCATGTAATATTGCACTTACACCATCAATGATAGGAAAGGGAACAGTTATAAAATTGTCTCCTCTTGTTCCATTTACAAAAGATAATAGAGTTGTTATTGCAGCTAATGAGGTTGTATACACGACAACAATTGACGATAAATTTATTCAATTCTACGATAAAGCATGTAAAGACTGGATTCATCTTAGGGATGAAATAGGTTTAAATGTTATGTCTCCTAAACAAGAATTAACCACAGGACAGCATTTACTCGAAAAGTTTGCATCTGAAATGAAAGATAAGATGCTTTCACCAGAAGAAGAGATATTCTTAGAAGAGGAAATGGACTTGGATATGATTACTAAAGATGATGAAAAGATATTGCATTAATTAGCTATATCCATCCTTTCCAAGGTACATATCTAGGGTAACATGTGATTTTAAATCTGTCAAGGCAAAAGCTTATACTTGACAAATAACAATATGATGAGATAATAGATATATGAGTAAAGCAAAACCAGAACATTATGTAAATAATAAAGAGTTTACCGCTGCAATAGCAGAACACAATTATGCAGTAAAACAAGCAATCAAAGATGGTAAAGAACCACCTAGAGTATCAGAATACATAGGTGAATGTATTTACAAAATTGCAACGAGATTATCAACCAAACCAAACTTCATTAACTATTCTTATAGGGATGAAATGATTTGTGATGGAATCGAAAACTGTTTACAATACATAAACAACTTTAATCCAGAGAAGTCACAAAATGCATTTGCCTATATAACCCAAATTATATACTATGCATTCTTGAGAAGAATACAGAAAGAAAAGAAACAAGCTGCTATTAAACATAAAGCAATTATGAATAGTGGTATTATTGATGATGCAGTAGCAACTATAGATGGTGAAACTACTGGTTACGATAATTCATATGTAGACTTCTTACAAAACAATTTAGAAGAACCTAACTATAAACCCAGAGGTAAAAAGAAAAAAACCGATGATAGTAGACCAGTGGGTGTAGAAAAATATTTTAATTCAACCAAGAAAAAATGACAGACCCTTGGAAAAGACCAACAGAAGAACCTAATCTTGACGACCCTAAACAAATGAAATTAGACTTCACAACACCAGACCTAAAAACTGCACAACAACAAGGTATTCGTTGGGTGCCTGAAAATGCAACTCCAGAACAAGTTAAGGAATGGCATGAAACAGAAGGTAAATGGTGGGGTGACAGAGCATTGATGTTTGTAATCATTGCAAGTCTAATACAATTTGGTGCAATGGGTTTTATGCTATTTAATTTTTGGGTCATAGACCTAATGACAAACTAATATGAAATTTGCAGTATTAAATGACACTCATGCGGGTGTCAGAAACGATAGTATACATTTTCACGAATACATGAGAAGATTTTATGAAGAAGTCTTCTTTCCTTATTGTATTGAAAATGATATCAAACACATCGTCCACTTAGGAGACTACTTCGATAAACGAACTGGTATTAACTTCTTATCTTTACAAAGAAACAAAGAACACTTTATAGAACATCTTTTAAAGAATGATATGACTATGGATTTAACATTAGGTAATCATGATTTATATTACAAGAACACTAGTGAAGTAAACTCATGTGATGCATTATTAAAGTATGACAACATTACAATCTATAAAGATACTATTACAAAAGACTATGATGGATTAAAAATTTGTTTGATTCCTTGGATACATAAAAATAATTTAGAAGATACTATGGAACATTTACAATTTACCGATGGTCAAATTGCAATGGGTCATTTAGAAATCGAAGGTGCAATCATGATGCCTGGCTATTATTCTTCACATGGAACATCAAAAGAAACTTTTAAACGATTCGAACATGTATACAGTGGTCACTTTCATACTGGTTCAACTATGGATAACATTACCTATCTAGGTTCTCAAATGGAATTTACTTGGTCAGACTATGGAGATACAAAAGGATTTCATATCTTTGATACAGATACTAGAGAAATGAAAAAGATTGTAAATCCTATTCGTATGTTTGAAAAAATATTTTACGATGACAGCAAACTAACTCAAGAAGAAATACTTGCAATGGATTTTTCACATTTAAAAGGCATGTTTACTAAAGTTATTGTCATCAACAAAGAGAATCCATATTGGTTTGATTTATTCATAGAAAGGTTAGGAAAGGCAGATGTCATAGACTTTAAAGTTGTTGAAGACCATGGCAACCTAGGTGACATGTCAGATGAAGACATGGCCCAAGATGCAGAAGACACATTGACAATATTATCAAAACACATAGAGTCAATGGAAATATCACAGGACAAAGAAAAACTACAAAATATTATTAGGTCTCTATACACAGAGGCCTTAGATGTTGCTTCATGATAAAATTTAAATCAGTTAAATGGAAAAATTTACTTTCCACTGGAAACCAGTTTACAGAAATCTTTTTAGATAATAGAAAAGCTACTCTCATCTTAGGTGAGAATGGTAGTGGTAAATCTACAATGTTAGATGCACTATGTTTCGGATTATTTGGAAAGGGTTTTCGTAAGATATCCAAGAACTCACTCATCAACTCGGTCAACCAAAGAGGGATGGTGGTCGAGGTTGAGTTTGCAATTGGGTCAAAACAGTATCGAGTTGTTCGTGGTGCAAAACCAAATGTGTTTGAGATATTCTTGAACGATAGAATTATCAATCAAGATGCAAACATGAGGGATTATCAAGAACAACTTGAGAAACAAATCCTAAAACTCAACTACAAGACTTTCACTCAAGTGGTTATTTTAGGTAGTTCAACTTTCACACCATTCATGCAAATGAATCAAACTGATAGAAGAGGTATCATAGAAGATATCTTGGATATTAATATATTTTCTATTATGAATAACTTACTCAAAGTAAGAATGAATGGATTGAAAACTGAACTTAAGGATTTAGATTATGAAATCCGACTTTCAGAAGATAGAATCGATACCTACAAAAAACACATCAAATCTCTTGGTGAAAATCGTAGACAAAAGATTCAAGATTTTAATGAAAGTGTTGAAACAGCTCAACAGAACATTGACAATCTACAAGAAGAATGTAATTTGTTATTAGAAGATGTTGAGTCCCTACAGAATGATTCTTCGGATAGTGAAACAATAAAACAAAAACTAACCAAGACTCTTGATTTGCATACACAATTAGAAAATGCAAAGAAAAGGGGTGAATCGGAGATAAAATTCTATGAGGATAATGACGAATGTCCAACCTGTCACAGAGATATGGAAGACGACTTTAAACAAGAAAAGATATCAACAACAGAGGGAAAACTATCAGAGATTGATAAAGCAATCAATGAGATTGAGAAGAATGTCAGAGATATCAACAAACGAATCGAGGAAATACAAGAGATTCAAAGTAAGGTCGACACTCTCAACAGACAAGTTGCACAAAAACAGAATGAGATATCTGCGTCAAATCAATACATCACAAAAATAAATGCAGAGATTGAAAAACTAAAATCTGAATCTCAAACAGATGAATCTGATAAACTTAATAAAGAGTTAAAGGTTCTCAAAGGACATAACACAGAAAAAGAAAGTCTCATAGATAAAAGGTCTTATTATGATATTGCAGCTTTGTTATTACAGGATAGTGGTATCAAAACTAAAATCATAAGACAGTACTTACCTATTATGAATAAGTTAATTAATAAGTATCTTGCATCTATGGACTTCTTTGTTCAATTTAATCTTGATGAAGGATTTAATGAATCTATCAAATCAAGATATCGTGATGCATTCTCATATGCAAACTTTAGTGAAGGTGAAAAGATGAGAATTGACCTTGCACTATTGTTTACATGGAGAGCAGTTGCAAAATTAAAAAACTCTGTAAACACAAATCTTTTAGTATTAGATGAAGTGTTTGATAGTTCACTTGATGAGGGTGGAACAGATGAGTTTATGAAAATATTACATACATTAGATGGAGATACTAATACTTTTATCATATCTCATAAAGGTGATGTTTTAACAGAAAAGTTCAGACACACTATGACATTTGAGAAAGTAAAAAACTTTAGTAGAATAGTGAATAGTAAATGATATTATTAAATACACATGCCCGAACAGGCTCTTACTTAGCAATACAATTAATAATAAACAACCTTATACAATCAAAAGTATTATCAAAAGAAGATGGAGAAGCAAACCTTGGTGCAATAATAAATGCATTACATGGTACAGAGTTACCAACTTATTTTAAAAAAATAAAAAATCCATTAGAACCATTTCTAGGAGTAAGTTTAGATAATCATGGTATAGAACATCCATTTGGTAGTAACTTTCAAGAAATTTCAGACGAGTTTTTTGGGTTACTTGAAAGTGGTAAAAAACTTCCACTTACTAGTGCAAATATTTGGAATGAATCTGATTATGTAAAACCAGAAGTACTTAAAGAAAAGTATGGGTATAAAGTATTTACATTATATAGAAAAGATATTAAAGCATGGTATGTATCATTAGAGTTAGCATTTGTTGCTGGAATTAAATCCTTTCATGCAGTTGATGATACAACAGCAGACTATATACTTAACAAAAGAAAAACTTTAGTTGGTAGGATTGAAGTAATAAGAAAAAACATAGAAGACTTCAAAGAATCTATAGAAAGATACATAATCAATTCAATACCAGTTACAGATGGATGGATTGCATATGAAGACCTAGTTAGTAATCCACAATCTATTATTGAAACTGTAGGATTAGATACAACTAAAAAAGTTAATATGGATAAATTAGTTACGAGAAAAATACCACAACCAGTGAGTAATGTGAATGAATATTATGAAGACCCCAACAAGTTTGATAGGGTTTGGAGTGAAGTATGGAAGAACGAAAAGTAGAATATACTGATTTCATCGGTCATTTTCAAAATTGGTTTAAACCAGAACACATAGAAGACTTTATAAACTACTATAAGTTTTGTGAATCAGTAAGAGCAGTTGGTACAAGACAAGAAAATGATGATGGTACTAAATTGCAAAAAGCTGACACCTCTACTTGTTTTAATCATATGCAACCAGCTGTACCAAGTAAAGATGATGAAATAATGGGTGATGATAAATTTCATGATTTTTTAAAGTATATAAATGGTGATATCTTAGAATGTTACATGAAAGAGTATCCAGGCTTTGATAGACCAATGGCAATTGATTGTAAAATACAAAAAACTCAACCAGGCGAAGGATATCATGTGTGGCATTGTGAACAATCACCTAGTAATTCTACAAGAGTCCTTGCATGGATGTTGTATCTTAATGATATTGAAGAGGGTGGAGAAACAGAATTTTTGAATCAAAAATTAAGATATCCACCAAAAAAGGGTGATTTCTTAGTGTGGCCTGCACACTATACACATATCCATAGAGGAAATCCACCAATTAGTGAAACTAAATATGTTGTCACTGGTTGGTATGAATGGATAGATTTAAACAACAATTTTAGACACATTGCACCATGAAACTATTACATAAAGACCATCCACTATTAAGAACTAAAACAAAATTTTTTGATTTTGATAAACCACTTAAAGACCCTATTGAATTAAGAAATGAATTAATAGATGAAATGTTTGATAATGGTGGTGTAGGATTATCTGCAAATCAAGTTGGGTATGACTGTTCAGTATTTGTAATGAAAGGTGCAAACAAAGAACAATCTATGTTCATTGCAAATCCAGAGATACTAGAAGTATCAGAAGATACTGTATTAATGGAAGAAGGATGTCTTACTCCAGGCTGTGATGGAATTTTTGCACATATCTCCAGACCTAGTTGGATTCGTGCAAGGTGGCAAGATGAACATGGAGAATTAAAAGAATTAGAATTTAGTGGTATGACATGTAGATGTTTTCAACATGAGTATGACCACTTACAAGGTGTTCTGTTTATAGATTATCTTTCTAGATTAAAATTAGAAAGAGCAATGAAAAAGAAACAGAAAAGAGAAAAGCAATATGCAAGAGCAAGAGAACAATTTATACAAATTGCCAGAGAACATTATCGCAACAATCCCAAACTGCCTGACGAAGGAACAGTGCAAGAAACTGATACAGTATCACAAGATTAATTTTAATCTAGTTACACACGATGATGCAGCTGAACAATACAATGGTCGTAGGATACCTATGGTCAGTATTCGTAATTTAGAAGTCAAAAGAATCCTTGCAGAATATCAATACAAAGCAATATCAGAAATCTGGAAAGTCTATGGTCAAAGAGCATATCCAGAACAATCAGAACTTATGTGGTGGCCATCTGGTAAAGGTCAAGAAATGCATATTGATGTCATGGCAAAACCATTATATGAAGTTCCAATAGAAACAAGAAAAGGAACTCCTTTAGAGTTTATGGAGAATGAAGAGGATGTTATTAATGTAGTTCCATTTACAGATTTTGCATCTATCTTGTATCTTAACGACAACTTTGAAGGTGGTGAGACATATTTTGAAGATGGTACAGTTTTAAAACCAGAACAAGGAACATGTGTAATATTTGAAAGTATGAAACATTTTCATGGTGTCAAACCAGCAAATGTAGATGGAACTAGAGAAGATAGGTATACTGCACCAATATGGTATACAACTCAAGCAGAAGAAATGGAACTACAATCCCATGGTACGCAAGGTACTAATAAAGAAGGTGGATGGAGAGATTTAATACCTAATCCAGACCCATCAACAACTAATACTACAGCATCATCTGAACCAGTTAGACAGTGGTGGGCAAACTATTTTAATATAGAAAAAATTGACTCATAGGTACATAATTTCATATAATATTCTATCGTGTGATTGAACTCCTCGTTGTGTTGGTAGGTTGGTTGAGAGGAGAAAAAACGAAGTGAGGATATCGTTTAAAATCTGTAAAATGACAAGACTCCAGCAGATATCCCCATAGTTTGAAATGATTCCATGAAATCCATTAGTAGTGGTGGGATTGGGTTAAAACGAAGTCACATTATGGTCACTGCCTATTGACCTAGATAAAATTGAGGTAAGGCCTCACTAGAAGGACTCGGTGATAGAATAGGGTGTTACCCTAGAACAAATGGAGATAATTCTACTAAATAATGATGGTCTCTTAGTTCATCGGTAAGAATACTGCCTTGTCACGGCAGAGAGAGGAGTTCGATTCTCCTAGAGACCGCCATTGACTTATAGGTACATTTTTTCATATAATACTTACATGAGGTCGAATACAGAAATACTTAGAACAAGAAAAGACTCACTTGCAAGATTACTTGCAACTGAGGATTTAATTATAGAACATAAAAAAGTTCCTACTGCATATTTCGAACCAGATACTAGAAAATTAGTTTGTCCTATTCTTAAAGACGATATGTCTAATCAACTATATGACTTATTCATGGGTCATGAAGTTGGTCATGCACTTATTACTCCAGCTGATGGATGGCACGATGCAGTATGTGAAAAAGGTGCAACTTACAAAGGATATCTTAATGTTTTAGAAGATATCAGAATAGAAAAACATATCAAGAACAAATATGCTGGTCTTAGAAGAATCTTCTACGATGCATACAAAGAATTACATGTCGACCTTGATTTCTTTGGGGTCAAAAACTATGATGTAAACAAACTTGCATTCATAGACAGAATTAATCTTTATTTCAAAATTGGTCACAAACTTATGGTTGAGTTCTCTCCAGAGGAACAAAAACTTGTAACCATGATGGATACTAAAATGGATACTTGGGAAAAAGTTGTCAAGATGGCAGACTATCTTTATGAGTTATCTAAGTTAGAAGATTTACAACCACAAACAGATACTTCTGCACAAAGTGTAGAAACCTCAGAAGGTGATGGTGATTCAATGCCTCAAGACTTCGATGAACAAGAACAAGAAGGTGATGCAGAAGATTCAATTGGTGGTGACATGGAATCAGAAGAAGAGTCTGAGGAAAAGGGTGAAGAAGATAGTACAAAAGGTGGTGAACAATCTGACGATGAAGATGCAGAAGGTGAGAACGAATCAGAAGAACTTGGTGAAGGTGAAGAAGAAAAAGGTAGAAATCTAAAAGGTGGTGAAGGTGAAGGTGGTCAAAGTGGTAATGCAGAAGACAAACCTAATGAGTCTATCACTGATAAGAATTTCAGAAACAACGAAGACAAACTTCACAAAGATTTGGATAATTGGGAAAGAGAACCTGCTTACATAGAGTTCAATTCTAAAGAAATCAAATTCAAAGATTTAGTTCTTCCTTACAAAAGAGTGATGAGTGAAATTACTAGTTCATTTACAAAAGAAAAATCTGAATATTGTGATACTCTTGCAAACTCTAGAGAGTATACTCAAAAGTTCTTTGACTTCAATAAGAACATAATCAACTACATGGCAAAAGAATTTGATATGAGAAAAGCTGCAGATGCATACAAGAAGTCAATGTCTGCAAAAACTGGTGAAATTGATATGTCAAGAATCCACCAGTATTTACTCAAAGATGATATATTCAAAAGAGCAACTGTAATTCCTGATGGTAAAAACCATGGTGTTATCATGTTGGTTGACTGGTCTGGGTCTATGTACGATGTAATCAGAGAGACTTATGAACAAACAATAGTTCTTACAATGTTCTGTAGAAGAGTTGGTATTCCCCACAGAGTCTATGCATTTACTGATGCATATAGAGGTGCTGGATATAATGCTGCTGAACAAGAATTAGGAGAACTAATTGCAAAAAAAGAATATGATAGATACAAGTTTCATCCTAAGACTTCCTTCAAACTTATCGAGTTATTCTCTGACAAGATGAACAAAAAAGATTTCTTTGAGGGTGCAGTAGTTATGAATGCACAACTTGAATCAATGTGTAATGGAAGAAGTTATTACTACCATGGTGCTGGTAAAGGTGACAGATTCCAAGCAGATTATGGTCAAAATTACGACTATTCTTTAGGTGGCACACCACTTGACGATTCATTGATGGTAATCAGAGACTACATTGCAGATTTCAAACACAACTATGGAATTGACAAACTACAATTTGTGACTCTTACCGATGGTCAAAGTTTTCAACTAGGTTGTTTTCCATACAGTGATGATAAATTCTTCCACGATAGAAGAACTAAAAACACCTATGCATATTGTAAAAAAGGTAGTAGAAGAGGTACAGATAATCTTCTAAAATGGATTGAACAAACTACTGGTGTTGATACTGTTGGGTTCTTTATTTGTAAGAACTCTCACAGAGACTTCGATAGTGCAGTTGACATGTTTAGTGGTGAGTATCAAGACTGGGATACAAAACAAGATGGATACAAAGTATTCAGAAAAGAAGGTGGATACTCAGTTCCAACTACTGAGAAAAGTGGATACAAAGAGTTCTACATTCTAAACAAAAGAAAAATGGGTATAGTATCAGAAGATGACACTTTAGATGTACAAGCTGGTGCAAGTAAACAAGCATTGAAGGGTGCAATGAAAAGAATGGGTAACAACAAAATGTCCCAAAGAAAAATTCTTCAACACTTCGTTAAGAAGGTTGCATGATGGGTACACTTTTTAGTATAATACACATATGGTAAAAAATTCAAAAATAGTGAGGTATAAATTATGAATTTAAATGCAAATCATTATAGGTTTCTTGATGCAGCTGCAGAACAGTTTCCTAATCAAGTGGAGTTTTCAAAATCCACAGTAAAGAAAATCTGTGCTACAGCAGGTATTCCTAAACCATCGTGGTTATTTAGAAATCCACAATTCAAAGCAGGTTATGGTACATATTCCATTGAATCTGTAGTTCCAGAGAATTATACTCAACCAGCTCCAGTGCAAGCTGTTCAAACTGTTGAGACAGTTCCAGTTCCAACATCTACTGTTGGTGTGAATGTTCTCGATGAGAATATTTCAGTTATTCCTACAGTGATGGATAACTATGTTCCTTTTGGTCACTTCAAAGACCTTAAGTCAATTCTTAAATCTGGAGTTTTCTTTCCAGTGTTTATTACTGGTCTCAGTGGTAATGGTAAGACTTTGATGGTCGAACAAATTTGTGCAAAACTCAAGAAGGAGTTATTCAGAGTTAACATCACCATCGAGACAGATGAGGATGATTTGATTGGTTCAAATACTCTAATCAATGGTAACATTGTTTTCAAAGAAGGCCCTGTTCTTAAAGCAATGAGAAAAGGTGCAGTGTTACTTCTTGATGAGGTTGACCTTGCATCAAACAAGATTATGTGTTTACAATCCATCCTAGAAGGTGGTGGTTACTTAATCAAGAAAACTGGTGAGTTTGTAAAACCAGCAGATGGGTTCACAGTGGTTGCAACTGCAAACACTAAAGGTAAAGGTTCTGAGGATGGTAGATTCATTGGAACTAACATCTTGAACGAAGCATTCCTTGAAAGGTTTGCAATATGTCTTGAACAAGAATATCCACCAGTGACTACTGAGAAGAAAATTGTCAAAGGTGACTTTGCAATCCTTGGTGTCAACGATGATGAGTTTGCAAACAAACTTGTTGACTGGGCAGATGTCATTAGAAAGTCCTTCTACGAAGGTGCAGTTGATGAAGTGATATCAACTAGAAGATTAGTTCACATTGCAAAAGCATACTCAATGTTCAACGACAAGTTGAAGTCCATTGAGGTGTGTCTTGCAAGATTCGATGAAGACACCAAAGCATCCTTCCTTGACCTTTACACTAAGGTTGATGAAGGAGTCAATGTTCAAGAAGAACACTTTGAAAAGTTTGAAGAGGAGAATGTCAAAGATGACTTTACAATCTAAGACCTCACTAGAGTCATCTAGTTCTCCTCGACCTTGTGCTTTATGCACAGGGTCATATGAGGGTCATGGAAATAATCCACAACCAATTCTTGAAGATATCAATGCTAGAGTTTGTGATGATTGTAATTGGAATAAAGTTATCCCAGCAAGGATAAGGAGTTTTGACAATGGGTGAATATGATTATAGGGTGCAAAGACAAAGAATCTTATTAGAAGCAGAAGAGTGGGCAGATGGTATTAAATCTGTTCATACACATTCACTAACATCTATGTATTATGAAACTGCTGAAACAAAAGCAGATATTGAAAAGAATGGATATGTTACTGATACAGAATATAACAGTGGACTCATTGTTAGGGAAAGGAATGGTAAAGAAATTTGCACCTTTGGAATTAGAAAAACTGGTGACGATTTAATTGATGCATATCAAAAAGGAACAGCATGATTAACAGAGAAATTCATAAAGAAACTGCAACTACAGTAGGAACTGGTTTAATTATAAACTACCCTCTTAATGTATTTTTGTTGTTTCTTTTTATAGATGTATTTGCATGGAGTAATACTTTTTTAATCGGTACAGTTGTTACAGGTATCATTACTTTAGTTGCATATACTAGAGTTTACATAATAAGAAATTATTTTAATAATAGGGGCTAAGGCTCGGGTATGGGACAGGAGAACGACCATTACAAAAAAGAACACTTTTATTACAGCTTTTGTTTGTATAACTGTTCTCCATCCCACCAGTTTTTGGAGTAGAATATGAATAAAAAACAATTCCATGAAACATTAAAATGTAGAGAACATCCAAACATGGTGTTTAAAGGAACACTTCATAATGAAGGTCATTCAGTAACTTTTAATATTGAAGATGATTCTGTTGAAGTGACTAATACTAATGGTGCAATGATATCTGTTAAAAAAATAGATATTGATAAAGCAATCGAAGAACAAAAAGATTTATTAAATATGGGGTATTCGTGGATATGAAAAAGAGAATTTGGTCAAGTGATTCTAAGTGGTTTGTTCCACTTCATATAGGATTAATGATGTTAGTTATAATTGCATCATTTTTTATTAACAAAGTGTTTGCATATGATGAAAATAACGATGCATATTGTCTTGCACAGAACATGTACTTTGAAGCTGGTAATCAACCAAAGGCTGGTAAGATTGCAGTTTCCCAAGTGGTTATTAATAGGACTCAACACATGAATTATCCATCTGATATTTGTGGTGTTGTTTACCAAGCAAAGTGGAGAGAAAACTGGAAAGGTAATATGATGCCTATCAGAAATCAATGTCAGTTTAGTTGGTTTTGTGATGGTAAGTCAGACGACCCAGAGGATTCAAAAACTTGGGTACAATGTTTAACTCTTGCAAGGGATATCTTACAAGGTGCATATGGAGACATTACAGAGGGTGCAACACATTATCATTCGATATATGTAAATCCATACTGGGCAGATTCACTAAATGAAACTGTAATAATTAACGAACACATATTTTACAAATGACATCAAACTGTATAACACATCAAGAAATTGCAAGGGTACTTCATGCAGATGGTAGTGAATACAAAATGGGTACACTTGTATATGGAACATATGAAGAGATTGAAGACTGGTGTGAAAAGAATGATATGTGGGTTGACAAATATCTAGACCATGTAAACCCATCTACAATTTACAATACTGCTGAGTGGGTAGGTACTGGAATATCAGACCCATATAGTGTAAGTGTTCCATTTGATTATAGAGAATGTAGAACAATGGGAACATTCAATACTAGAGGAGTTAACTTAGACAAATGGTAGAATGGATTGAAGCAATCTTACAAATAATAGGTATACTAACTTTAGTTTATCTATTTACTGTTTGGGGATTAAGTGGTGGATTTAAAAGGTTCTTTACTTTTAGAGAGAAAAAGAAAGATGATGTTAACAGTGGAGCTAAGTTTGGTTGACAAATACGAGTTCTGTAATATAATAGTAATATGAGTGAGAAAATAGAATACAAATACAATGAAGACGAGTATATCGCACAATTAATTGAATATGTGAATAAAACATACGACCAACATTATTCACAAAATCAATACCAAGCAACAGAATTTATTATAGATGGTGGTCATGGAGAAGGTTTCTGTATTGGAAACATTCTTAAATATGCACAGAGATATGGAAAGAAACAAGGACATAATCGTGCTGACCTCATGAAAGTTTTACACTATGCACTATTTGCTCTTTATGTGCATGATTTAGAAGTGGACAAAAGAGCAGCCTTATAGGAGTAAATTATGAAAATAAGTGAAAGTACTTTAGAAGTTTTACAAAACTTTAGTAGTATCAATAATGGTATTACAGTACAACAAGGAAGTGAAATCAAAACGATTTCACCGATGAAAAATATCTTTGGTAAAGCAACGATATCAGATAACTTTACAAGTGAGTTTTCTGTATATGATTTACCAGAGTTTCTTGCAACTATTTCATTGTTAGGTAATGATGCAGAGTTTGACTTTGGTGAAAAATCTGTAAACATTAGTGGTAATGGTGCAAGTGCAACATATAATTATGCAGATGCATCAATGATTATTGCACCACCAGAAAAAGATATTACTATGCCTAACCCAGAAGTAGTTTTTGATTTGGATACTAACTTGTTAACTAAGTTGCAAAAAGCAAGTGCAGTGTTATCTCTTCCAGACTTAGTACTGGAAAGTAATGGGACTGTAGTATCATTATCTGTTAGAGATAAAAAGAATCCATCAACTAATCAATTCAGTGAAGTAATCATGGATGGTGATGGACAAACATATTCAATGAACTTTAAAATGGAAAACATTAAAGTGGTAAAGGATGAATATACTGTTAAGGTATCATCCAAAGGTTTATCACAATTCATTGCAAAGAATAAAGGACTTGAATATTTTATTGCACTAGAACCAGATTCAACATTCGGTTCGTGATAAATACTTTTGTAGGTACTAGACATTGGTATCTGAGGGTGTCAATCTGTTCTCTCTCTTGGGGATTGACTCGATTCATAATGGTGGGATTATGAGTCTTCTTTTTATTATGAGGTGTGTGAATGAATGAAGATTTCTTATGGGTTGAAAAGTATCGACCAAAAACAATAGAGGATTGTGTCCTTCCAGCTGATATCAAACAAACTTTCTTTGATATCAAAGACGAAATACCAAACATGATTCTTACTGGTACAGCAGGTACAGGTAAGACTACAATTGCAAAAGCATTATGTGAAATGCACAATTGTGATTATATTTTAATCAATGGTTCTGAGGAAAGTGGTATTGATGTTCTAAGAACCAAAATCAAAAACTTTGCATCTACAGTTTCACTTGGTGGTGGAAACAAAGTAGTTATTCTTGATGAGGCTGACTATCTTAATCCACAATCAACTCAACCAGCTCTTCGTGGATTCATAGAAGAGTTTCATAAAAATTGTAGATTTATCTTTACATGTAATTATAAAAACAGATTGATTGCACCTTTGCATTCAAGATGCACTGTTATTGACTTTAAGATACCACCAAAGGAAAGACCAAGACTTGCATCTGTATTTCTTGCAAGACTTATGTTGATTCTTGACGATGAAGGTGTGGAATATAATAACGAAGTTCTACAAGAATTAGTTATGAAATATTTTCCAGACTTTCGTAGAACCATTAATGAACTACAAAGATATGCAGTAAGTGGTAAGATAGATGTAGGAATACTATCTAATATTGCAGAAGAAAGTCTCCAAGAATTACTTGGTCATATCAAAGCAAAAAGATTTACAGATATGAGAAAATGGGTTGCAACTAATATCGACAACGACCCAGTAAAATTATTTAGAAAGATTTACGATACACTTTACAATGTATTAGAACCACAAAGTATACCACAGGCTGTAATTATCATTGCAGATTACAGTTATAAGTCTGCATTTGTAGTTGACCAAGAAGTGAATATCGTTGCTTGTCTAACTGAATTAATGATGGAGTGTCGATGGAAATAACTATTACATTTATATTTCTTTGCATTTCGTTTTTTGCTATATACTCATGGGGAGAATATAATGGAATACGAAAAGGTGCAAATGAAATGTATACACACCTTTATAATCAAGGTGTCAGAAAAAACGACCATGTTATTGTTAAACTAGAATACGAGGATAGAAGTGGAACTAAAGAGTTCTGATTTTTTTATACAAAAAAATTGTGAAATAGACCATGAGTTTATTACTAATTGGTGTATTGAAAATGAAAATCATCCATACTTTGCACATGATGAAGATGGGATGGCAACACCAAATCAATTTAGTAATAATCTTCGTGCATATGTTCGTGCATCTAAAGAAGGTGCAGATTTATCTAAAGAAGAAATAGAGCATCAATTTGAATTAGATACAAAAGAAGTACAAAAATTTAATACCTATAATCCTTTTACATTTGGTTTAAGACCATTTGCAGATATCTATTGGAAACTAAATCGATTTTTTTATAGTAATCCTCAAGTAAGAGAAGCTGGTGAATCATATTACATACATGGATGGTTTAATGTTTATACAAAAAGAAAAGACGATAAAGGATACGACCATATACCTTTTCATAAACATATTGAAGATATGCATCCACATATCTACCATGGATTCTATTGTGCAAATGTAGAACCATCTACGACTTCTTATAGAATAGGGCCAGAACAACCAGAGAGTGAGTGGGTGGTGCATCAAGACTATAATGATATGTTAATATACTCTGCAAGTGGATTTCAACATGCATCGTCTCCATGGATGGAAGACAAACCTAGAGTAACAGTTGCATTTGATATTTTTCCAGAATCTATTTATTTTTCTGAACAAAAACATATAGAATTTCAATGGGGACTTGAAGGAGAAATGTATCAAGCAATACCATTTCCAGATTTATGGATGAATGAAAGATGAGTTATTTTCAATACACATTAGATGATTTACACAAAAACTCTGCAAGAAAAGAGTTTGATTACATTACTTTTTTTGCAGGCGGTGGTGGTTCATCGTGTGCATATAAACTTGCAGGCGGTGATGTAAAGTATATGAATGAGTTTCAACAAATACATGTTGATACTTATCTTGCAAATTTTCCTAATACAGTGCATGAATGTAAAGATATTAAAGAAGTCACTGGAAAAAGTATAATGGAAATGACAGGTATTCAAAAATATGAATTAGACATTTTAGATGGTTCACCACCTTGTCCACCTTTCTCTATGGCAGGCTCCAAAAGAGAAGGGTGGAATCAAGAAAAAGTTGCATATGGAATGAAACAACAAAACATTGAAGACCTTACTTGGGAACAAATACGAATTGCAGAAGAAATGATGCCTAAAGTTATTGTATGTGAAAATGTAAAAGGTCTATCAATGGATTATGCAAGAGACCATCTTAATAAAATGATTGTAGACTTTGAAAAGATAGGATACTCAGTAACATGGAAAATTACTAAAGGACACGAACATGGAGTACCACAAAAAAGAGAGAGGGTTTTTATTATTGCAGTTAGGGATGATGTATTAGATGCAATTGGATTACCCTTTATGTGTCTTAGTGGTTTGTTTCCAGAACCAACAAGTCGAAGAGTATCAATAGGTGAAGCCATAGATGACTTGATAGATGATGAAGAAAACATTAAAGATGCAGAATATCTTGTAGATGCAATGAACGAATCATCAAAATCACATTGGGTAAATGGATTTGAAAAACATCCAGACCCAGATTTAAAACATTGTGGGCCATGTAAAGGATTAGATGGTGTTAGAGACCAAATGGGTAACAGACCTTATATATCAATAGGTGATGATATTGTTAAACCTTGGTTTCAAGAACAAATTAAAAATGGTCATTTAAAACCAGAAGATGAAAAACATTCTTACTATATGTCAAGAATTGTTCCAAAACATCTTCCAGCACATTCCTTAACTGAACAAGGATGTCAACCAAAGTTCATGGGTGGTAATCATTTTCATTACAGTGGTAAGAGAATATACACACCAAAAGAAATGGTCAGACTTATGACATTACCAAATGATTATAAGATGACAGGAGACTACAACGATAAAGGTGCAAGAATAGGATTAATGGTTGCACCATTACAGTTGTACTACATAGTAGAGGAGATAAAGAAACAAATCTTAGAACCATGGAAATTACTGCAAACAAAGACTTAGGATTTAAAGAAACATTCGATAAATGGAATGGTAAGTGGTTGGATGAAACCTCTTACGATACTGTTGTATCTTCTATTGGAGTTAAAGATGATATCATAAAAGTATATAAACCAAGTGGTTCATTATTTGATAAACCTATTCTTGCATGTATTGTAAAGAATGCATATACTGGTGATATATATCAACAAGTAAAAGATACTCTATATTCTATAGATGATGTATCAACCATGAGAGCAAATGCAGCTGGGCCTATTGACCCAGAGGAAATGAAAAAACGAGGATTGATAGAAGGTAAAGATTATGTCTTAAGGACACCAAACTCATATTACCCACTTAAAAAGAATGGTGAGTTTAATAGAATTGCATCTGCAAATGCAATACATTCTGTACTAATAGGATATAAAAGAGGTAGATTCACTGGAATGATTGGTGCAAGTGGTTGGATGGAAAAGAAAGCAAACAAACCTAAGTATGAAATACTAAAAAATATTGCAATTGAAAATGAAAAAGCATTAAAGAAAGGTGTTCCAGAAGTATGGAAACTACAAAGAAACTTTGCAGATGAATGTATTGAAAAACAATATCAAATAGGTGGAGCTCCAATTACAGCTTTATCTGCAAATAGATACTCAAGTGAAGGCACTGCAAAGATGTCTGCACATCTTGATGGAAAGGATTTAGAATTCGGATTAACCACAATGTGTGTTTTTCGAATCGGTAATTTTGGGGGTGCATATCTATGTTTCCCAAGATATGGGATTGCAATTGAAGCTGACGATGGTGATGTTTTGATTGCAGACTCAAATGAATTACATGGGGTTACTCCAATAACAGGTGATGGAGTTAGATTGTCGTGTGTTGCGTATTGTGATGAACATGTTGCAACTAAAGGACAAGCTGGTAAATCAGAAAAACCTATTGGGCCACATGCAAGTAAGTATGAAGAAAAGGGAAGTTTAGAATCTTTTCTTTCCTAAATACTTTTATTGGAGTTTAAGAATTAAACTAACGCAATTAGACGAGAACATTTTTAAACATATTATAAACATTTCTAGTATGAGGAAATACAAATGAGAAATATAAACTTTGACCTCGAAAGGTCTAAGAAGGGTTTCAAACCCAACTATGGTGTCGGTGTGCAATACATCGATAGAAGATTAGTAAAACTTTCAGATATTATATACAAGGATAAAGATAATAATTCTTTACAACCTCGTGTATTTGATACTGTAAGAACTAATGTAAACAAACTAAAAGACTCAATATCACATAGATATGATTACACTAAACCAGTAATGGTTTGTGAATTGGGTCTGGATGATAATCTGTATTTAAAAGCAGGGTTCAATAGAAGACAATGTTATGAAGAACTAAATCAACCTAAAGTAATTGTTGATGTAGTTCGGTATGACAATCCAGCAGAATCTATTGCACATGGAATACTTTCAAATGAGTATCATGATATTGCAGAAGATAATGATGATAGAGATTATGCACAAGCTTTAAAACAACTTGTAATACAAGGATGTTGTGAAAGGAATGATGATGCTTATCTTAAAGACTTCTTAGATAGAATAGCACCTTCTAAATCAAAAGCACAAAGAACTGCAATCTTTAAAAAGTTTAGAAAAAACTTTTCTTCTTATGATTTTGTTAAAGATATTGACCAAAACATTGCAAATCAAATTCTAGAAGAAAATGATTTTCCTGCTAAAGGATATGTTCTCGACTTAGGACAGATTGGTTTTGCAAGGTCAGATGGTGACTTTGGTTCAAAAATAAAACAAATGATTGACTTATATGACAGTTATCAAGTGCCTGTTCAAATCTTTGGTTTTATTTTAAATGTTGACCCAGCAAGAATTAAAAATCAAAGAAAAGCTTGGTTAAAAAAATATGAATATACAATTCATTGGATAAAACAACATCTTGCTGAAGAGTATCATGATATCTTTGAATTTGGTGGATTCTTAGGACAAATAACAACTAAGGATACATTAAATCATGGATTATCTAAAGAAGATATTCTAGTAGATGTAAATGGTAAATCTATAGGATGATAACTTTAATTGGTGGAATACCATGTAGTGGAAAGTCAACCCTCATGAGAGGGTTGCTTTCTCATTTACCTAAACCAAAACTAATAGAACCTATGCCATTGTTCAAGTGTCAAGAACATGATGATATATTAGTTCTTGGCCAGTATCCAGAAGGAGAAACTTTTGGTGGTACTGATAAACTATCCCATGGTTCTATACCACAATTTAGAGAATTTATAACTATGGTTCAACCCAAATATAAACACATTCTAATTGAGGGGGATAGATATTTTAGAGGACAAGACATTGAATGGTTAGTTGATAACTATGATGCAACTGTTTATGTTCTCACTTGTGATTCTGATATAGAACACCAGAGACACAAAGACCGAGGAGATACCCAGTCCGAAGTCTGGTTAAAAGGTAGAAGAAGTCAGATAAATAATATCTTGACGAATATGAATCTTATGGGTAAAATAGAAGTAATAAAAAATAATTCAAACGAAGATAGAAGAAATTTAGAGTATAGAATATATGAATCCCTTTGATTTTGTAACTGCAATAACCTTTTCCAAGAAAGATATCATGGTGGATGATATTGCAGAAAGGTCATATTCACCATTTCTTACTAATAAATCTTTGTCTTATCATCAAGATTGCATCATGTATGTTAACGAAATGAACTCTAGAAAGCACCTAGATTCGTCTCTACAATTCCATTATTTCCTAAATACTTTAAGAAAAAGAAAAAGGTTTGCAAAATGGAACAAACCTAGAGTGTTGGAAGATATGAAAGTCATCCAAACTTATTATGACTGTTCTATGAGTAAAGCAGAAGAATATTACAAGATTCTTACTGCAAAGGAAATAGGAATTATGAAAGAGAGAATGAAAACAGGTGGGAGAAAGTAATGAGCTATGACCTCTCCAATATGGTAGAGGTAGAGTTGAAACAACAGGATGATTTTCTAAAAGTAAAAGAAACATTAACTCGTATAGGAGTTGCATCTCGTAAAGAAAAAATACTTTACCAATCTTGCCACATATTACACAAACGAGGTAAATACTACCTTGTCCACTTTAAAGAATTGTTTTTACTTGATGGTAAAGATAGTTCTTTTGTCGAATCTGATATCGGTAGAAGAAATGCTATTGCAAAACTTCTAGAAGAATGGGGATTACTCAAAGTTATATCTAATAATCATCAAGACCCAATTGCACCAATGAGTCAGATTAAAGTTCTTCCACATAGGGAGAAAAACGAATGGGATTTAGTTCCAAAGTACAACATCGGAGTAGTTAACAAGTAATGTTTAGAATAGTAATGACATTGTTCAGAATACTTCTGAAAATACCATATGTTAAAAATCATCCAAAAGTTCTGAAACTTGATAAGTGGTTAGAAAAAAAGATAGGTATTGATATTATCAAACAAGAAAAGAAGTGGTTTGAGAAACATCCACTTTTAGAAGAGCGTATAAAAGCACTAGAAGAAGACCTAGACGATTTATATAAGAAAGTTAATTCTAAGTAATTTTTTTGACAATTTTATTAAGTCTACCAGATTTCATTAATGAATGAAATTTTTTCCATATTGACCTATTATCTGTAGGGTCACTCAATAACAGATACCATCCAACGATTCCAAATGGTAAAGATAATAATATAAGTACATTAATTATATTCATACATATATTTAGTCACATAATTGTCACACATTTGTCACAATTAAGACACATTTCAATTATTATAAATACAGATACTATGCCAGTTAAATATAAACCAACTCAATCAGTAGTGCAAAGAGGTAGCAAAAAAGTTACCACTACTCACTACTATATGAAAACTCAATCAATAAATGAGTTGTTAGAATGTTATAATAATGATAACACAAAACCAAAACTCAGACAAAAAGTAAAGAATGAGTTGATTAGACGACAGAAGTTGGGACTAGTTAATATAGTAACTAGGGATGAAGCTGGTGAAGTATCTGAGTTCAAATAGGGAGTATTATAAATGGATATCAATTTCATTAAAGAATACATTAAAGGGAGACTAGGGGAGTTATCATCTTTGGATGGTGCTGTCATAGTCGGAATATCATTAGGAGCAATATTACTTGCACCAATAGTCAAGTATCTTGCTTGGGCAGGACTGGTCTATGGAGCCTATCGCATATTCAAAGCCGACAGTTAACATTGAGTTAACTGACTCTGCAATCTTACAATTAGTTAAGAAAACAGAGGAACGAGGTTTTTCTGAAATCAGATTAGGTATCACTGGTGGTGGTTGCAATGGGTATGAATACATATTCGATTTCAATACCACCAATGAACCTTCTGACCAAGTAATGGATTTTGGTAAATTCTCTATTCACATCGATAATAACTCTAGACCTTTTCTAGATAATTTAGTTTTAGACTTTACAAAAACTGGATTAGGTGAAGAGTTCATATTTAACAATCCAAATGTCACTGCATCATGTGGATGTGGTGTTTCTATGACTTTTAACCCAGTTTAAGACCTCTCCTATTATAAATACTTACGAACAGGAGAGATTATGTCTATATTAGATTTTTTAAGTGAAGTGGGTGTACCTATTTTTGGTGCCCTTGTCATGGCATTCTTCATATTTTTAAGTATGAAGTACATATTCGACTCTGTTATTTCACAGATTAAAAGTACTGAAAATATTATCAATATGTTGGAGACTCGTGCAAAAGTTATGAATAATGACATATTGAAAATTGATTTGTTAGTTAGTAGTGCATTAGAACTAACACCACCTATAGATAGGGTTGCAAGAGCTGAAAACTTTATAGAGGATGGAGAAATTGATGCAAGAAGAGATTGATGGAAAACATTATAAAGATAATTGCAGAGTTCGGATTCCCAGTCGCAATGGCATTGGGGATGGGATATTTTATCTATTACACATGGAAGTTTATAACTGACGAAGTAAAACCCTCATTAGGTCGTATGTTTGCATCAAGTATCAAACTTACTGACCAGTTAAGAATGCTTGACCAAGATATGATTAGACTGCAACAGAAAATTAATGTAGTTCTAGAATATCGTGAGCGTCAGAAATTCATAGAAGAACATGAGGAAGAAGAGGAATTGGAGAAATTAAAAAGTGAACAAAGAAAGGATTAAAGATAAACTAGAAGTATCTGCGTTGATTGGGATATTCTTACTCTCAATCCTTGCAATAACTCCAGCACATGCAGATGAAATTAAATTCGGATTTAAAAATCCAAGCTTCAGTGGAATTGGAACTGGAGCCCACTATCTCACAATTGAGAATCAAGAGTTCTCGCGTAAGAAACAAATAGAAGATGCTCTGGAAGCAGCTAGAAAAGCTGCAGAAAGAGAAGCAGATAACACAACGCTTGCAAAATTTATTAGAAACTTAGAAAGCCGTATCTATGCTCAGATGGCAAAACAGTTAGTAGAGTCAATGTTCTCTAACGACAATCCAGTAAGGTTTGGGTCATTTGTATTAGAAGGTTCTACAGTAACATACGAAGTTATTACTAACGAAGATGGGACAGAGTTCATCAGAATGACTATTGTCGACCAAGAAGGTTCAACCACAGTTATCGAAATACCAATCGGTACAGGTTACTTTGGTGATGATGGTAGTGGTGATGGTGATGGAGGCGGTTAATGAAATGGTTTCTTATATTAACACTTTCGGTTCTTAGTGGGTGTGCATCGTTCCCTCAATGGAGTGAGAACCCACAGGACTGTTCAAGATGGAATGAAGGTTTCTCAAAAGACCTTTATACAGGTGTTAAAAAACAACTATCAAGAAAATACATTTGTGTAGAATATCCTACAGTAGTAAGATTGCCTGCATATATTGAACTTTTAAATTTACCACCAGCAAAAGAAAAACCAATAGTTGCAGTTTATCAATTCCAAGATTTAACTGGTCAAAGAAAACAATTAGACCAGTATGCATCTTTTTCAACTGCTGTAACTCAAGGTGCAAATGCAATGTTAGTAGATGCACTTAAAACTGCTGGTGGGGGTACATGGTTTAGAGTTGTTGAAAGAACAGGACTAGACCATTTAGTAAGAGAAAGACAAATCATTCGTTCTGCTCGTCAAGAATGGGCAGAGGCAAAGGGTGAAGAATCCAATGGTATTGCACCACTTCTATTCGCAGGGATGATAATAGAAGGTGGAATCATTGGTTATGATACTAATCTTAAAACAGGTGGTCGAGGCGCAAGGACACTTGGTATTGGGTTTAGTAAACAGTATCGACAAGATGCTGTAACTGTTAGTATTAGAGCTGTTTCAGTTCTGACAGGTGAAGTATTATTGAATGTCCAAAGTCGTAAAACCATATTAAGTTATGGTTCTGGTGGTGATGTCTTCCGATTTATCGAGGAAGGAACACAACTAGTTGAGATAGAGGATGGAGTGGGTAATAATGAGTCGGTGACATATGCAACACGAGCTGCTATTGAGGCAGGAGTGTTGGAATTAATTTACCAAGGACACGATAGAGGTTTTTGGATTATAGAGGGAGACCATCGTCATCCCCATAATAGTGATGGGAAAAACGATAAACACGACCTCGAATAGGAGTACGAAATGAATAAAAAACTATTTTTTAGTTTGGGGTTAGTAACCCTATTGTCGACTAATATTCTTTTCGCACAAGCAACTGATGATAATGAAATAAGAATAGACCAAGAAGGAGATACACTAACTCTTTACATTGACCAAGTTGGATTTGGAAACAAGATATCACAAACATCTGCTTTCGATGACAAAATGGTTATTACTGGTACTACTTTAACTATAGATATCGACATGATTGGTAATTCAAACAAGTTGTATGGGCCACTAGTTGCCGATACATCGGATTTTGATTTATCATTCACAGGTGATTCCAATGTTTTTGATTGGAATATAGGTGATACTGGGTCTGCTGACGATTCAGTATATGATATCACAGTTACAGGTGATAGTAATACTTGGGATTTAGACCAAGGTTACCAGTTTAGTGCCGAAAGATTGGATTTGGATATGACGATTTTAGGTAATTCAAATGTCTTTGATTTAGACTTTGAATCAGATGATAATACATTTAATTGGGAAATTACTGGGGACAGTAACAATCTAAATGTATTAATGAAGGATGGAGCTCATACACAGACTGTAGATTATACAGGTGATGGTGGGGACATTGATATTAACCAAGTATCTGGAACATGTGTTTCTGGTGCTGGTAATTCATGTGCAAGTCCAGATGCAAAAATCGTTATGGATATAGATTCTGACAATGCGACAATTCAAATTAATCAAAAAGATTCATCTAACGATAGTTAGTGCATTTATCTTCATGGGGTCTGTTTATGCAGACTCCATCGGAGATATTGTAGAGTCCACAGGTGTAGGTGGTATTATTAGAAATAATGAAACCTTACCTAATGATGTCGGTTCAGATATCAATTTATATGATGAAGCTGCAACAGTAAATGGTCGTATGTTGATAGAGTTCTTAGACGAAGAAGAACTTGCATTGACTGAACATACTAGAGTGTACATTGATGAAGTTTATTATGACCCAGACCCAAGTAAGTCCAAGATGGCAATTAGAATGGCACAAGGGACAGCAAGGTTTGCAAGTGGAACTGGGAAGAAGATTAAGAAAGCAAACATACAGGTATCCACACCTACAGCACAGATTGCTATAAATGGAACAGATTTTACAACTACAATTGATGAGCTTGGTAGGTCACTTGTAGTTTTGCTACCAGATGATGATGGAAATGCATCTGGAGAAATAGTGGTAACAAATGAAGGTGGAGAAAGAATACTGAATCAACCTTATCAAGCAACTATGGTGTCATCCTATGAGTCACCACCAACAGTTGCAGTAACGATTCAGAACATTACACCTTCAATGATTGATAATATGTTTATTGTCAATCCACCACAGGAAGTCAGAATTGCAGTAGAAGAACAAGCTGCAGATGACATGAATGATGACCAAGGAATTTTAGATGTAGATTTTCTAGAGTTTAATGAGTTAGAAAAAGATGAACTCAAAGAAACAGAAGGAGACCTAGAATATTCTGCATTAGATATTGATGCATTAAATGTAGATTTACTTGTAGATGTTCTTGATGTTATAGAAGAACTAGATAAGAAAATAAGAGGTGCATCAACAGAAGGTGGTAGTACTAACATAGGACAATTTAAAGTAGAAGGTGCAACATTAGGGTTAAACCAAGGTTCACAATACAATGTCTTTATCGAAGATGAAAAGTTAATTTTCTTTAGAGATGTAAATGGTGTTATTGAGATTGCATTTGATAGTGGTTCAAATGTATATCTACAAACAATAGTAGAAGGGTATGAGGGAGTAATCCTCATAGGAGATGGAGATGATTCACAAATTATTATTAATCAGTCTAATTAGTTTTGTAGGATTTTGTAATCCAGTATTTGCAGACGATAATGAAATTACAATCAAACAAGAAGGTGATAACTTTGAACTTGATATAACTCAAATTGGATATAATAATGTTGTAAAACAATGGACATCATCAGAAGGAATAGATGGTAGTGATAATACTATTATTATAAAACAAGCTAGAGATAGAGGTAATAAAACACAACCAAACACTATAGAACTTCGAAGACTTTGGGGAGATGGAAATACTTTAAAACTTGGTCAAGGATATCAAGTAGGAACTAATGGAAACTTTAATAGAGACTATGCAGAATATGGTGATACCTTTGCACATATTAATATTACAGGTGATAATAACCAAGTTTTAATGACACAAAGAACAAATAGTAATTCTTCTGGTCATGAATATTGGTTGCATCTTGAAGGTGATAACAATGATATATACACAGTCCAAAGAGAAGGTGGAAGTCAATATATCAATTTAGATATTTACAACGATTACAATGAAGTTGACCTTCGACAAACAAATAGTGGAGACCATTATATGAGTGTCATTCTAAGAGGAACAGAACCAACTGATATTAGTGTAATACAAAATGGTTGGAATAGTAAGTCATATAGTATAACTAATTATTGCTACACATCTGGTGGTTGTAATGTAAATGTTACCCAAGGAAACTAGGAGTTCTTTTGAGTGTCAAAAAGAGAATTTTCAACTATAGTAAGGATGCCTTACCAAGATGCAATATCTTTGGTACTCAAAACTATGGATTATCATCAAAAGATGTCAATCCTATCAACCGATAAACACTACAAAGACTTTCATGATAAACAATATCGTAGGCTTAAAGAATGGATGACTGATATGAAAGACTATATAGTAGAACTAGAAAAAGAATTAAATGTATAATTGGAAAACTGTTCTACTTACACTTGGAGTGTTAGTAGGTTTAAAGATATGGTCACCATATCTAATAGATAATATCAAGTGGTCTTACTTTGATGTATTACATCAACAAAAAGAATCTCAACACATAGACAACATTGTACTTGTAGATATTGATGAAAAATCATTAGACAAGTATGGTCAATATCCATGGCCTCGTAATATCTATTCAGATATTATGTTAGAAAATCATCATACCAATACTCATGTATTTACTCAAGTATTCAATCAACCAGATAGATTTGGTGGAGATGTAGAATTTGCAACTGGTCTGGTAAACAGATTAAGTATCTTATCTGCAGCTCCAACAAGTCAAAAGGACACTGGTTCTGCACCTTATGTAAGAACATCGGTATTCGGTGGTGGAAATATCGGAGATGTTATCTGGGACTTTTCTGGAATGTCTGCACCAATCAAACTACTACAAGATAACACTTATGGTGTAGGAGTGACAGTGACAACACCACCTTTACCAGATACACCAAACTTTGATGGAACTGTTCGGTCTGCACCACTTATCGTATCTGCAAATGACCAGATATATCCATCGGTTGCACTTGAAACTCTTCGTGCATTCTATGACCAACCTAATTATCAAACCAGAGTAACACCAGAAGTAGGTATCGAATGGATACGAATGGGTAGACAACCACCTATAGAAACTACATCCACAGCAGATGTTATGATTACATACTGGAATGACTTTGATAGAGTAAGTGCATCTGAACTAAATGAATCATACCAGAATAAAATACTTATCTGGGGGATGACAGCAGAAGGATTTAATAATCCAGTTTCTACTCCATATGGTGTCATGTATCCTCATGAAGTACAAGCTAACTTACTACAAACTGTCATATCTGGTGAAACTATCCAGAACAATTTTCTTCTGGACTTTGTAGAAATAATTCTGGTTATCGGTCTGGGTCTTTTGGTATTGTTGATGGTATATCAACTTCCAACATATCTATCTGGTATATTATCAATCGGTACAATAGGACTTTCAGTTGGGATGTCATACTGGTTATGGATAGAATATCTAATACTATTTGATGCATTGTATTCTGCACTTACAGGAATTGTAGTCTTTGGACACGCATCTTTCAACAAATACTTTGTAACCTACAAGCTAAAGGAACAAATTAAAGGACAATTTAAAAAATACTTATCACCAGAGATGGTCGACAAACTTGCTAATAACCCAGAGTTATTAAAACTTGGTGGTGAAAGAAAAGAAATGACTTTCATGTTCATGGACATATGTGGGTTTACTCCCATTAGTGAAGCTTATAAAAACAAAGATGACCCAGAAGGATTAGTAAAACTTATCAATAGGTTCTTAGATGTTCAAACTAAAATCATAATAAATAATAAAGGAACAATAGATAAATACATGGGCGACTGCATCATGGCATTCTGGAATGCACCTCTTGATTGCAAAGACCATGCTGAATTAGCAGTTAAATCTGCATTGGAAGTATTAGATGCAACACAGAAACTTAATGAAGAGCTTTCTCCTCTCAACCTGCCTCCTATTAATGTCGGCATTGGCATCAGCACAGGAGAATGTATTGTCGGAAACATGGGTTCAGAAATTAGATTTGACTATTCAGTCATCGGAGATGCAGTCAACTTGGGTGCTAGACTCGAAGGACAAACAAGAAATTATGATGGGGTTGACTTGTTGTTATCGGAACGAACTTATCACTTATGTCCATCAAGAGCATTCAAGGAAATCGATAAAATCCTCGTTAAAGGAAAATCAGAAAAAGTTCGAATTTACACACCACTGGAAACGAATCCCACTTAATATCAAAAGTGATATAATACTCTTTAACTTTTAGTTGACAAATACAAGTTTTATGAGATAATGGATATATATGAGATTATTAGAAGAAAGTTATGGAGATGTCAGAATCTTCTCAGAGAGGATATTTGGATATAAACGATATATTGTAGAATATCCAGACAATAAAATAGAAGTTTACTCTAGTTTATGGTATAAATTAGATAAAATTAAAGAAATTGTTGAAAAATACTTGAAATCTAAAGATTAATCCTTATATATATTAATAGGAATGCTCATTGGGAGATTCCAAATACAATTTAACCTTGCTAAATACAGGAGGCAAAAATGGTAAAATTATCTACGCTGGACTTACAGGAAATGTTAAGACTGACAAGTCCATTCTCAATTGGTGTGGATGACTTCTTTCGAAGAATAGATGATGTTCAAAGAAACAATAGTCAATCATACCCACCTTATAATATCACAAAAATTGATGACGAACACTTCGTTATCGAGATTGCATGTGCTGGATTCGGTAAAGACCATATCGACATTACAGTTCAAGAAAATGAACTAAAAGTCGTTGGTGATAAAGAGAATCCAAATCCAGAAAGAGTTGGAAATGGTCATGCAGTTCATACTGGTATTGCAGCTAGGAAATGGTCAAGAAAATTTATTCTTGCAGATGATGTAGAAGTTGGTTCTGCATCTATACAAGATGGTATTCTTGGTATTCCTATTACTAAAATTATTCCAGAAGAAAAGAAACCTAGAAAGGTTTCTATTGGAACTAAGAAATTACCTAAAGAGTTCTTAACAGAACATGGTAGAGGATTTTAGTAAATAAAAGGTTGACACATCCCAGTCTCGTGGTATACTAAATATAGTATAAATATTTTTATAGGATTATATTATGTTAAATAAAGGAAATTTAAATGACCTTCACGATGTCCGATTTCAAATGAGAAAGGATGGTGACTGGGATGAGGTCAGTTTAGATAGTCTAATGGAAGATAAGACTATCGTGGTGTTTGGATTGCCTGGCGCATTTACACCAACATGTTCAACCTTCCAATTACCTACCTTCGAAGAAATGTATGACCAGTTCATAGAATCTGGTGTTGACGAAGTTTACTGCACATCTGTAAACGATACATTCGTTATGAATGCATGGTTCGAACAACAAGGTATCGAGAAAGTAAAACCTTTACCAGATGGTAATGGAGAACTTGCAAGACAACTAGGTCTTCTTGTTAAAAAAGAAAATCTAGGTTTTGGGTTAAGGTCTTGGAGATATGCAATGTTAGTTTCCGATGGAACAGTCGAAATAATGAACATTGAACCTAATCTACAAGATAATTGTCAAACAGACCCATACGAAAAGAGTAAACCAGAGGTGTTTTTAGAAGAAGTAAAAACCCACTTTGGTTTGAATTTTATTAATAATGAAGACGAGGATAAATAATGGAAAATATTGTTGATTATATAATAGGACTTGGTGTCCTAGGTATTGTTATTGGTATTGTTTATCAAGGTATTAAACAAGCAGATAATATCGTTGGTGAACCACCAGTAGTAGAAACAAAACCAGCGAAACTCTCTAAAGCAAGACTAACTGCACTTACCAAAGCACAATTGGTTGAAAAAGGAAATGAACTTGGTGTTAAGGTTAACTCTAGAGAAGTTAAATCTAAAATCGTAAACCAAGTTTACAAAGCACAGTAATGTCTGTACCAAAATACAAACTTGTCGTCAATGCAAAAGATGGTGAGAATGGTATAGAAATTACTGAGGGTAAATATGAAGGAGTCATATATACCTATGGTGAAGTTCAATTTCTACCAGTAGAAGATGATGAACCACCAACAATTAATTTTACTAGAGCAGTTCGTAAGTGTCCAGACTCAATGAAAGAAACCATATCAGATGATAAGGGATTCAATCAAATCATGGGTGATATTCTTATTGAACTGCTTAAAGAACAAGGTGATAAAGCCGTGGAGTTACTCAAAGATGAACATCAAGAATCCAAGTAAACTAAAAGAAGAAATTATACGAGACGAAGGTGTTGTATATGAGATTTATAACGACCATTTAGGTTATGCAACCTTTGGAATAGGACATCTAGTAAAAGATGATGACCCAGAGAAAGGTCAACCAGTAGGGACACCAGTGTCCCAAGAAAGAGTGGATGAAGTATGGGAACATGACTATGCAGAACATGTAGAAGAATGTGGAAAACTTTATCCAGATTTAGAAAATTATCCAGATGAGGTTCAAAGAGTTTTAGTTAATATGACCTTTAACATGGGTATGACAAGACTATCTAAATTTAAAAACTTCAAAGCTGCAATCGAAAGAAATGATTGGAAACAAGCTGCAGTAGAAGGAAGAGATTCTAGATGGTACAACCAAGTCACTAATCGTGCAGAACGATTGATGACAATGTTAGAGGAAGTATGAATATAAAATATTTGAAATTAGTTACAGGTGAAGAACTCGTATCAGAGTTTATAGAAAACTCAAAATATGATACAGAGGTTAAACTAAAGAAACCTTTAGGTATACTCATGTCTCAAACTGAGAAAGGATTTAACATACAGTTAGTTCCTTATGGTGCAATGGCAGACAATGAGGAGATTATGGTTAACTATAAAAATATTGTTTTTACAGCAGAACCAGAACAAAAACTTCGTAATCAATACGAATCAATAACAGGTGGAGTAATTACACCACCAACCCCACAAATAGTAACATAATGAAAGACCCAATAGTACAAGCATTATATCAAAAGTATAAAGGACATATTGCAGAGGCAAAAGCAAATGTAGATATCTATTTACATAACCCAGCTGGTATCGGAGAACATCCAGATGTTATCGATGCAATTCATTCTCAAATACAAAAAATATCTGAGGCTGAAGACAATATCAATACATTGAAAAAACATTTCAATGACCACAACTCAATTCAGATTGACGAAAACTAAAACTAGTAGTATACTAGATATATGCACTTTTACACAAATGTTTATCAACATAGAAACCTAATCCTTGTTCGTGAGTTCAAGGATGGGGAGTATATTCAAAAACAAGTACAATACAAACCTACTTTCTATGTTCCAACAAATAAAGATTCTTCATTCAGAAGTATCAAAGGTAAAAACCTAGAACCCAAAAAATTTACTTCCATTGCACAAGCAAGACAGTTTCGTGAGAAATGGAAAGATGTAGAAGGGTTCGATATTCATGGAATAGAAAGACATCCTTACGCTTATATTGCAGAGTATTTCCCTCAAGAAATTGAATGGATGATGAGACACATTCGTATTATGAATCTTGATATTGAGTGTGAGTGTGAAGATGGATTTCCAGAACCTACAGAAGCTGCAGAAGAAATTAATGCAATTACATATAAGTTTTTTGGACAAGATACCAAGTATGTGTTCGGAACACAAGTATGGGAACACAATGACCCAACGATAAAATACTTTCATTGTCGAAATGAAAAACAACTTCTTAAAACTTTCCTAGAAGAATACAAAAAAAATTATCCAGACATTATAACTGGTTGGAATGTTGACCAGTTTGATATCACTTATCTTTATAATAGAATCAACAAGTTATTTGGTTCTACAATTGCAGACCAACTATCTCCATGGAATATAACCACAGTTCGTGAGTGGGATACATTCAATAAGAAACAACAAGCATATACACTAACAGGTATTGAAGTTGTAGATTACTTACAACTTTATCAAAAGTTTACTTTTAAAAGACGAGATAGTTACAAACTAGAAAACATTTGTCAGATAGAACTTGGTAAAGGTAAAATCAATTACGAAGAGTTTGGTGCAATGCATCTATTCTATAGAAAAGATTATCAAAAGTTTCTAGAGTATAATGTTCGTGATGTGACTTTGGTAGAGGAACTTGAAGATAAACTAGGATTAATGGGATTACTACTTGCAATGTCATATTCTGCAAAGTGTAATTATCTTGATGCATTCAGACAAGTAAGATACTGGGATATTTTAATCTTCAATCGTTTAAGACAACAGAACATTATTGTTCCACCATCTAGAACTGGACAACCCAAAAAACAAAAGTTCATGGGTGCATATGTTAAAGAACCTCAAGTAGGAATGCATGAGTGGGTAGTATCTTTTGACTTAAATAGTCTATATCCACATTTAATTATGCAATACAATATCAGCCCAGAAACTGCTGTAGAATCTTCTGATATGAGTTTATCAGTTGATAAAATGTTAGACAAAGAACTGGACATACAAAGTCATTATGCAACTACACCAAATGGTGCAAGATTTAGTAAAAGAAAACAAGGATTTCTTCCAGAGATTCTAGAAAACTTATATGATGAAAGGGTGTTGTGGAAGAATAAGATGATTGAACACCAGAAAGAGTTTGAGTCTACAGATGACCCTAAACTAAAACAAGAATTGAACAGAAAGATTGCAATTGCATATAACAACCAGATGGTTCGTAAGATTTCTTTGAACAGTGCCTATGGTGCAATTGGTAATGAGTGGTTTAGATACTTTGAGTTATCAAATGCAGAAGCAGTAACAAGTAGTGGTCAACTAGCAATTAAATGGGTCGAAAAGGCTGTTAACAAGTACTTAAATACCATTTTAAATACAGAAGATGATTATGTTGTTGCAATTGATACAGATTCAATTTATGTAAGATTTGATGAACTAATCAAGAGTGTTCAACCAAAAAACCCTATAGATTTTCTTGACCAAGTTGCAAAGGGTAAAATGCAAGATGTTATTAATAAATGTTATCAAGAGCTTGCAGATTATACAAATGCATATCAAAACAAGATGGTCATGGGTCGTGAAGTAATTGCTGACAAAGCAATCTGGACTGCAAAGAAAAGATACATTCTCAATGTACATGATAATGAAGGTGTAAGACTGCACGAACCTAAACTTAAAATGATGGGTATTGAAACTGCAAAGTCGTCAACACCAGCATGGGTTCGTGATAAACTAGAGGATGCATTGAAGGTTGTCATGAAAGGTGATGAAAAACTTGTACATGAATTTGTAGATGATGCAAGAAAAGAATTTAAAGGATTAGAACCAAATGATATTGCATTCCCTAGAAGAGTTAATGGTATTAATGAATATGAAAATGCAGTAACCATATACAAAAAATCTACACCTATGCATGTCAGAGCATCTTTATTATATAATCATTATCTGGGTAAAAAAGATATAGGAATGAAATATGAAAGCATTTCAAGTGGAGAACATATGAAGTTTTTATATTTAAAAATACCAAATCCAATCAAAGAGAATGTCATAGGATTTATCAATACTTTACCTAGAGAGTTTGAACTTCATCCTTACATAGATTATGATTTGCAATTTGACAAATCATTCATTGAACCTCTAAAACTAATACTTGAAAAAATAGGGTGGTCAACTGAACCAGTATCATCCCTAGAAAATTTTTTCAGTTGACAGAATAGAGATTGATAGTATAATAGTATAACAAGTCGAGGAATATATTATGGATTTATTAAAAGACCTTGCAAAAGCAAGTGGTAATGAGTTAGCAGGAGTTGTATCCGATGGAATCGTAGCAGGTGATGTTGATGGTTATATCGATACAGGTTCTTATATTTTTAATGCATTAGTAAGTGGTGATATCTATCGTGGTATCCCATCTAATAAGATAACTGCATTAGCAGGTGAGTCTGCAACAGGTAAAACATTCTTTGCATTAGGAATGGTACAAAAGTTTTTAGAAGACAACCCAGAGGGTAATGTCGTTTACTTTGAGTCTGAATCTGCATTGACTCAAGAAATGTTAGAGGAAAGAGGTATTGATACAAGTCGAATACTTCTTGTTCCAGTGACAACTATTGAAGAGTTTAGAACTCAAGCTGTAAACATTATCGATGGATTTGAGAAAGGAAAGAAAGGTGATGAGAAACTTTTCTTTGTTCTTGATTCACTAGGTATGTTATCTACAATCAAAGAAACAGAAGATATTGGGTCTGGTAAAAATGTTAGAGACATGACCAAGGCACAAGTTATCAAGGGTACATTCAGAGTGTTAACTTTGAAACTTGGTAAAGTAGGAATACCGATGATAGTAACGAACCATACCTATGATGTGATTGGTTCTATGTTCCCACAAAAAGAAATGGGTGGTGGTAGTGGATTGAAGTATGCAGCCTCTTCAATCATTTATCTATCTAAGAAAAAAGAAAAAGATGGAACAGAGATTATTGGTAATATTATTCATTGTAAGAATCATAAATCAAGACTTACAGTGGAAAACAAAATGGTTGATGTTAGGTTAACATATGACAAAGGTCTTGATAGATACTATGGTTTACTTGACTTAGCACTAAAGTATGGTATCTTTAAACAGACATCAACAAGAATTGAACTTCCAGATGGTACAACTCAGTTCGGTAAAACTATTAATAATAATCCAGAGAAATACTTTACAGAAGAAGTCTTAACACAACTCAACGAGTGTGCAAAAAAAGAGTTTAAGTATGGTAGAGAAGAAGTTATTGATACAGAAACAGGTGAAGTAATTGCAGAATAGAATTGAAGAATCAATATTAAAAAATCTTTTTACATCTGATAATTTTACAAGAAAAGTCCTTCCATATCTAGAGGAAGACTATTTTACAGATAGGTCAGAAAGATTAGTATATAAACAAATCACTGAATACTTTATGAAGTATAATGAGTGTCCTACTCATGAAGCTTTGAATATTCAACTAAATGATTTGTCTGGTCATAATGATGAAGAGATTAAGAATGCACAAAACATAATCAATGCATGTAAAGAAAATAGTGAAGAAACACCACATGATTTTCTTGTAGATGAAACTGAGAAGTGGTGTAAAGATAGAGCAATCTATAATGCAGTTATGGAAAGTATTCAGATTATTGATAAATCATCCAAAAGAGAAAAGGGTGAGATTCCAGATATTCTAAAAGATGCATTGTCAGTTTCTTTTGACCAACACATTGGTCATGATTTTATCGAGGATGCAGATGATAGATTTATATCCTACAACACTGTAGAAGACAAACTACCATTCGACCTTGAAATGATGAACAAGATTACAAAGGGTGGTTTACCAAATAAAACTTTGAATGTTGTTATGGCTGGAACAGGTGTTGGTAAATCATTATTCATGTGTCATTGTGCAGCCAACAATCTTATGATGGGTAAGAATGTACTTTATATATCCATGGAAATGAGTGAAGAAAAGATTGCAGAAAGAATCGATGCAAATCTAATGAACTTACCTATTCAAGAACTTTCTAATTTACCAAAAGATATGTATGATAAGAAAGTTAAATCTATTCGTGATAAGACAACAGGTAAACTAATCGTTAAAGAATATCCTACTGCGTCTGCACATACAGGACATTTTAGACATTTACTACAAGAACTTAATCTTAAAAAAGACTTTATTCCAGATATCATTTATGTTGATTATCTAAACATTTGTGCATCTGCAAGAATGAGAGCAAACTCAAGTGTAAACTCTTATACGATGGTTAAGAGTATTGCAGAGGAAATGAGAGGACTTGCAGTTGAATTCAAACTACCAATTGTCACTGCAACACAAACTAACAGACAAGGATTTACATCTACAGATATAGGACTTGAAGATACATCCGAATCATTTGGTTTACCAGCAACTGCTGACTTAATGGTTGCATTAATATCTACAGAAGAACTAGAAGAACTTGACCAAATCATGGTCAAACAATTGAAGAATAGATATAATGACCCAACTTATTTCAGAAGATTCATCATAGGTGTAGACAGAGCAAGAATGAAGTTGTATGATTGTGAACAGTCTGCAACAGAAGAATTACATGACTCTGGGCCTGCATTTGATAAAAGTGAATCTGGCCAGAGAATCTCTGGAGAAAAAACCGATGGATGGGACATATAACTTCATACCAGACCTATCAACTAATACCAAGGTCTATACAACTGATGCTCCTCAACAAATTATGGACATCAATCATCACCTTGTAAATTACATTCTTGACATGGATGGAAAAGGACAAGGTGTCCACGATACAATAAATGCTGGTGTTTCCAAATTCACAGGTTGGAAATCTTTTGATAGTTCACATATGCAACACCTTTTAGACTGGATTGGATATGAAATTACGAATAATTTTATGACACAAATCAAAGATTTTTTACCAGTATTTTCACAGGTGTGGGGTATGGAATATAATGTAAACGATGTAACACCAGCACATTCTCATGAACCAGCATTGGTAAGTTTTACCTATTATCCATATATTGAAAATCCAGAAATTGCACAACCATTAGAAATATGCACTTTCCCAGATGGTAGTATAGAAATGGATTTATCTATGTGTGCAGACCATGTGCAAGAAAAAACACATCAATGGGGGAAAACCATGCTTAGCATTCCACCACATACAGGACAATTAGTAGTCTTTCCAGCATACTGTTTTCATCAAGTAAAACCAGTAACAGTTAAAACAGATAGATATTGTATAGCTGGTAATATTCATCACGATTTTGAAAATCAACCACCACACTGGGATTGACACATAGGTACATTTTTTCATATAATATAAGTATGAAAAATGGGATAGTAATACAACAAAGGGGTGGAGACTTTCGTCTCATCAACATCCCTCTCAATTCGAAAGAAATGCAACTTGCACTTGATAAATCTGATATTGATGCAAGTTGGGATTTAATGTGTCAAAGTGTCAGATATCGTATAGGTATTGACATCATTGGAAATTATGACTTAGTATCCATCTTTGTAAATGGTGACGAAAGACCTTTACACTAGGGTACACATTTTAGTATAATATATGTATAAATTGTGAGGTATAAATGAAATTAGGTAATGCAAAACTAATATTAAGTAAAGAAGGAAAAATTTCAGTTGATAAAGTTGTAAATTTTCTTCGTAAAAAATGTAATATAAATTTAGTTCCAGTTAAAGGTCAATATGATGCATATTGGTTAAGTGGAAAAGATGGTTACGATATGATTGATGGAAACAAATACTACAAGTTAGTTTTTGATTCATATGGTATAGGAATTAAATGTACTGGTGATTACAATGCATGGAGTATGAAAGGTACTTTAGTCGATTGGATGAAAGAAGGTTTTGAATATGATAGGGAGATTGCATAATGAGTCCAGAGTTAAAAGAAAAAGTAGAAAGGTTATGTGAGTGTTTGACAAAAGCAATGCATGAAAGATGGGAACACAGTAGAGATAAAGTATCTTTTGATTATTCAGTTGGCCCAAAATACATTCGTATAATCAATTGTGAACATGGTGACCATCGTTCAGTATGGGGTTTTATTAACAAAAAGGAATGGTCTAAACCAAGTGGAATCACTTTTAGAGAAGGTGATATTCTCAAATCTGCTGGATGGAAAACACCAGCTTTGAATGCACCAAGAGGAAACCTTTTTGATGGATATAGAATTGACCCTAACTCAATGAGAATATACGGCCCAGACTATTTAAGGTAATTTGACACATAGGTACATAAAATTGTATACTATGTACATAGTAAAGGAGTAAATATGGTAGAAGTAACAAGAATTAGTCCCCTAACAGGTAATGTTAACAAGATGTATCTTGACATTAGTCAAGAACAAATTGCAGAGTGGAATGCACCTGCTGAAGAGAGGAGATTAATTCAAGATATCTTCCCTAACCTTAATGATGATGAGAGGGAGTTTATCATGACTGGATATACTCCAGCAGACTGGAGAGCATTACATGGAGAATAAAGTAGCACCAAAAAGAATTTTTATTGACATGGATGGAGTCCTTGTTGATTTCCTTGCTGGTGTCAGTGATATGTTAGGTAGACCATTAACTTCCGATGATTATGGTCATTCTGAGTATGATGAGAGAAAAGAAGAACTAACAAACAAAAGATTATTTAGAAATTTACCACCAATGGTTGATTATCATGAGTTGATTGGGTATGTAAAACATACTGGATTACCTTGGGAAATACTTACAGCTGCTGGTGCAATCAATAGAAACATTGTAGTTTATGATAAAAACGAGTGGATTAAACAGTATGTAGACCCTTATGTTGTAGTTACATGCACTTATAGTGGTACTCAAAAGGCTGTTTTTGCACAAAAAGGTAATGTTTTAATTGACGACAGACCAAAAAACATAGAAGCATGGGAGAATGCTGGTGGAATTGGTATCTTACATAAGTCTGCAAAACACACTATTGAAGAACTTAAAAAAATGAGAAGCGTATTAAAATTGGTAAAAGGAGAATCTAAAAATGCATAAATACTTTAAGGATATATTTCCTAACTCAGAGTTTAAGGATTATATACCAAAAATTGGTGAAGATTTTTTACCATGGTTACAGTATCGTCAAAGAGTAAGGAGAAATCGATACATTTTGATAGGAATAATTATAATATGTCTGATAATGGGAACAAACTTGGTACTTTAAGTAGTAATGCAACAGTTGATATTCTTCAAAGAAAAGTTACTTTGAAGAAAGAACTTATACACTTAAGAAAACTCAAAGTAAACGAAGACAAACAAATAAAACTTCAAAACCAAATTGAAGAATACGACAATCTTTTAAAACAACATAGATTAAAGAAATGAAAGATTTTCCTAGAACATTAGAAAAACAAGCATGGGAAAGAGCAAAATCTAATTCCAGACCTAATGCTGGAACACCACATGATTGGGAAGATTGGGAAAAAGAAAAACAAAGAAATGAGTCCAGTGAAATCGTAGGGCAGTAGATAGAGTCGATTGGCGTCCTTCCGCTCGGAACAAGTTAGGAAAACATTCACATATAACTAACAGAGTAAATTGCTACTAAGGGAACAATGGCCATTGTTCCCTTTTTTATTTGCATAAATAGTATTATGCAAACATTTTACGAACACCTAAAAGAAGACAACTCCTCAGTAGACAATCTAGGTCATAACATGCCTATGTCTCCCAAGAGAAAAAAACAGTTAAATGCAGACAGAGGAGTGTTTAAAGATTTCCCAGTTCAACAGTGGGTAGAGTATCATCCTTACAAAAATTCTTCTGTAGCAACAAAACAAGAACTTAAAATATTACAATCTTACGAAGTTTATCGTAATGATGCAAGAGAATTTATGGACTTAGTTGACCAAAAGTTGATGAAACCATTTAAGAATTATTACAAAGAACATGATTTACCAATGAAAGATTTGGAAGATGTTATAAAATTAAAAGACCAACTTGCACCTATTGTTCTACAACTTAAGATACATTACAACAGACCAAGACCACAAAAACTGTCGAAAGTTCTTACATTCTTTCGTCAAGCAAACTTCAATGTTTATCCACTAAAAACAGCAGAGACACCAGCATATCCTTCTGGACATGCAACCGAAGGTAGGTTTGTAAGTTTGTATCTTGCAGACAGAGTACCATTTGAACATAAAGGTAACATCAAAAGAATAGGTGACGATATAGGTAATTCTAGACAGATTGCTGGAGTTCACTATCCTTCGGATACAGAGTTTGGTCATCAACTTGCTGGTGCATTCTATAATCACTACAAAGAAAAGTCTGGTATAAAAGAAACTAAACTACACTTTGAAGGTATTTCAGATTTAAATGAAGCATCTATAATGCAAGGAAAGTATAAAACAGGATTTCAATTTTTATACAATGGTAAATGGGGTAAATTAAATTCATTAGGATATAAGTCTGGTGATGTGTTTGAAGTTGAAGATGATAAAGATTTGCCAGTAGATATAGGAACAGGTGATGCAAGAAAACAACTAAAAGCACCAGATGGTAAATCAATAACACTTGCTGGTACTTCAAGTTCTTATGGTTCTTACTTTACTAGATTACCAGATGGAAACCCAACACCAGCAGGAGAAGATTGGGAAGCTCTAATTGCAGTTGCAGTCAATGATAAACAAGAAGGTGCAGAGTGGGACAGAGCAGAAAAGTTTTGGGCAAACTATGGAGAGGATGCAATTAAACTTGGAAAAACATTCAAAAAGAAACTAGGAATAACTGAACTAGAACAGTTTGGAAGTTCAACTGCAAAATTAAATCCAAAATGGAAAGGTAAAAACAAAACACCTAAAACAGATTTACTTGGTAATAAAAGAAAAAGAAAAATATCTCTAAAGAAAGCTGGTGGTTCACAGTTAATGTCTGGTAAAAAAGAAGAAACAATATCAACATTTGAGTCTGCAATGTCAATGATGGGAGAAAATTCACCTAGACAAGTTAAGAGTGTTATTGATAGTTTAGAAAAGAAAATGGGTGAAATGAATGAAAAAGGAACTATAGGTGCATTAGAAAAACTTAGAGATAGTGGTAAACCTTTAACACCAGCACAAAAGAAAAGTATAGAACAAATGGAAAACTTACAATTTACTGCAAAAGAACTAACTGCTGAAATGGATTCTTTATTTGAAAGTTTAGATTTCAAACAATTCTTCTGCTTTGAAGCTGCAACTGGAATAGGAAAATTTGCAGAACCACTTGCAGTTGCAAATGAATTGGTAGAGTTTAATGCAGATAATGGAACAATTACTAAACATCTTCCTATGAACAAACCATCGGATGCAAAAGTTCTTGCACAAACAAACAAGTTCTATGTATCATTTAAAACAGGTGGTGGTGGTTCTAAACCTTATCTCTCCATGAGAAGTGGTAAAGTAAACTTTAAACAAATTGTAAAAGAAGAATTACAAAAAGAAAGAATGGGTATGCAACTTTTACATGAAGGTGCAGTAGAACAATTAGATGAGTTTCAAATGTTTAGTAGATTAGTACAAAAGGTTAAAGATGTGGGTTCTGCAATAAAGAATCAAGCAAAGAAAATTTTAAATGCAATTATGAAAAGAGTTAAAGCAGTATTTAAAAAAATTAAAAATTTAGGAAAAGGAATGTTCAATGCATTGTTAAACTTTTTTGGATTACAAGTTCAAACTGTTAAAATAACATCATCTGCAAAATCATTCCCATTAGTATAGGAAAAGATATGAAAAGTTTTAGAAGATACATAGCAGAAGGTAAAGGCGGTGCAGAAGCTGGTAAGATGGAACTTATCAAAACAGATGAGAAGAAAGCATATGAATATGCAAAAAAACTTTTTGATAAGAAAGGATTTGATATAGATAAAGAGATTCCTAACTTCGATAGAAACTATAAACTTGCAAAAAAACTTGCAAGGATGGGATTTGCACAAAGAAAAGATATGCCTGTAATCGATAACAGAGATATCAAACTATTACAAAGAAGATTAAAAGCAGGTGCAATTGATATTGCAAGACCCTTTGCAAAGAACGAAGTTCCAGATGACCCATTTCCTCAAGGACTAGACAAAGAGACAGGAAAAAAATGGGTAAGTGGTGGTCTTGCAAAGAATGATGGTGATAAAGACGATGACAAAGTAAATGTTAGAATTAAAAAGATTGCAGTAGGAAAACTAAAACCTATTCAAAGTCAAATATATTTTGACAAGTCAATTAAGAATGTATCTAAGTTTGGTGCAAAAGGGACTAAAGATTTTTCTGCATCTAAGAATAATTTTTATGTAGTATCTAAAGATGACAGAATTATAGATGGTCACCACAGATTCTTATCTGCTGTATTGGTTGACCCAGCTATACAAGTAACTGCATTAGAAATAGATTTACCTATTAAAGACTTACTACCTTTAACACTTGCATATACAGATGCAATAGGAAATGTAAGAAACAAATGATTTCTTTCAAACAATTTATAGAACAAAAGAATCCTAGGATACCTAGAAAGAAAGGTCAGCCTGCAAACTCTAAAAAACATTCTGATTTATATACAGATGAAAATCCTAAAGGAACTATTCATGGATTAAAATTTGCAACAGTTGATGATGCAAAAGCAAGTGTCACTAAGATTAAAAATTCTGGTAAATCTCATGCACATAAAATACAAGCTGCAATTGCAATGGAACAAAGAGCAAGAGAGATGGGTAAGAATGCACAGGCAGCTGTCTATCGTGCATACATAAACAAGATGAAAAAGAAAACGAAGGAAAGAAATGCCAAGTCCTAATGTACATTTAGAACATATAGAAGACGAAATATTCAATAATGGTATTGATGGTGGTCGTGCATCTATAAACTTTATAAGGTCACTTCGTGACATGTTGATGTCTGGAAGTAAGAGAAGTGTTAATGTCACTGTAAAATGGGATGGAGCTCCTGCTATCTTTTGTGGTAATGACCCAGAGACAGGTAAATTCTTTGTTGCAAAGAAAAGTTTATTTAACAAAACACCAAAATACTACACATCAATTGCAGAGATAAATGCAGATTTATCTGGACAACTTGCAGAAAAATTCAAAGCATGTTATAACAATCTGAAAGATATCGGTATTAAAGATATACTTCAAGGTGACTTGATGTTTACAAAAGGTGACCTAGAAAAGAAAGATATCAATGGTGAATCGTATGAAACCTTTCAACCAAATACAATCATGTATGCAGTACCTTCTACATCTAAACTTGCATCTACTATGAGAAGAGCAAATGTGGGTATTGTATTTCATACAACTTATACAGGAGATTCATTATCAGATTTAACTGCATCATTTGGTGCAAACATATCTGGTCTTAAAAAAACAAGTAAGGTCTGGATGGATGATGCATCCTACAATGATGTATCTGGAACTGCAACCTTTACGCAAAAAGACAGTGCAGAAATAACCAGATTGATGTCCAGAACAGGTAAGGTTTTTCAGAAGATAAGAAAACCATCACTAGATTCATTCTTAAAACATCAATCAGAGATGAAGCCAGGCATGAGTTACAAAACATATCACAATAGTAAAGTAAGAGAAGGAACAAACTTTTTACGATTAAACTATAAGAATCATGCAGATGGTTATTTTAAATTTGTAGAGGAAAAGTTTGATGCACAAATAGATAAACTCAAAGTTACATCTGCAAAAAAGACAGCAGAGAAAAACAAAAACATACATCTTACACAAATTAGAAAACATTTAACATTACTTAAAACTTTAGTAGAGTTTCAAGCATTGATAAACTATGCAAAGATTAAGATACTTACTAAAGTAAATAAAGCAAAACAATTAACACAATTGTTTGTAAAAAAAGATAATGGTTTTGATGTCGTTGCACCAGAGGGTTTTGTTGCAATTGACAATAATCTTGGTGGTGCAGTGAAGTTAGTAGACCGAATGGAGTTCTCACTAAATAACTTTACAGTACAAAAAGACTGGGACAAATAAATTATGGAGTTATATTATGTCAGATTCTTTGAAATCTTTTGCTTCATTTAATGAAAATAATGAAGTTCAAATAACAGTTGGAAAACAAACTTTTACTGTTAATGCACATTTTGATGGTGAAACATGTTGGGAAAGATGTCATCCCACATTCATATCTAAAAAAAGAAAAGTAATACTTACATGTCCTCGTAAAGTAGGACATTCCTCAATTCGTTTTTATCTAAACGCACAAAACGAAATGTTTGATGATGACTGGGTTTGGATTGAAGACCAAAATCGTAATCCAAGAACTTGGTTATCAGATGAAGAATATCTGCAATTTGTTACAGATATGTATCAACCTAACAAAAGAGTTGTAATGCATGGTTATGAAAATATTCCAGAACACTGGAAACAGGCTCCTGATGGGAGTTTGAATCCTCTTACTGCATATTCAAAAATTATTAAGAGGGGTTCGAAAGAAGCAAAAGAATTTTTTGGTGATAACTGTCCATGGGATTATGGAATGAAAGCTACTCCTAAAAATTATGGTGAAGGTCGTGATTCAGAACTGACTCCACCATTTCAAGAATTAAATTTTTTCAACGATTGGACATCGTATTTACTTGTTCGTGACCCTTGGGAAAGATTTATATCTGGTCTTATAACTGAAATGGATAATGGTATGTCTTGTCCATGGATATATGATTTAGATGCAGATACAGAAGAAGGATGGGAAAGATATTACAATTCTGCAAAAAGAATAATATATTTTTGTCCACCAGAAAGATTACTAATAGGTGGATTAGAAGGACAACAAATGAATCATACTTTCGTATTATCAAGACCATTGTGGAATGGTAAATCAATGTATGACATTTACGATAATCTTGTACACTATAAACACGACATAGACTATACACAAAGTGGACTAGGTTTTCTACATCCATCAGAAGAATCTTTGAAAAAGACAGCTGGTGCAATTGATACATTAATAGATTTAGGATTTATTGATGATGAAGTTAAGGTTAAGTTTCACCAAAAACAATCTCACAGCATGTATGCCCATACTCATATGAATGTCACACCAGAAATTAGACAAAGAGTTATAGAAGAACTACAAGAAGATGAAGACTTAAAAGAGTGGTGGGATGTATGTAGAGAATATGTGCAAATGGATTATGATGCACTTAAAATCAACGAACAGAAATTTGTAAAAACATAAATACTTACATGAAAAGTTTCAAAGACATTGTTGAGATAAATTCACAAACTGCTGTGTTTGCATTCGGTAGGTTTAATCCACCAACTGCTGGACATCTCAAACTTGCAATGAAAGTGAAACAGGTTGCTGGTTCGGATGATGGATTCATCTATACAAGTCATAGTCAAGACCCAAAGAAGAATCCACTAGATTATAGAACCAAAACAAAGTTCATGAAACTCTTGTTTAGACCAGCAAAAGTAACAGTTTCTACATCTAATTCTAGAACAGTATTTGATGTGGTGGTTGACTTGTATAACCAAGGATACAGAAGTGTAAAGATGGTTGCTGGTTCAGATAGACTAAGAGAATTTGAGAGTCTACTCACAAAGTACAATGGTGTGAAAGGTAGACATGGTTTCTATAACTTTAAAAGTATCGAATTGGTATCAGCAGGTGAAAGAGACCCAGATGCAGATGACATATCTGGTATGTCTGCATCTAAGATGAGAGCAATGGCTTTCGATGGTGATGAAAAAACATTTGTTAAATCATTACCAAGAACTTTTAGACAAGGAAAACAACTGTATAAAGCAGTAAGAAAAGGAATGGCAATTCGAGAAGAATTCCATCATATACCAGAGTACATAACAGATGATATTGGAAAATACATACGACTCGCTTAACGAAGGAATTAACGACCCAGGCGTATTTAAGGCTGTCTTTATGGCAGGTGGCCCAGGCAGTGGTAAATCACTTGCAGCTAAAAAATTAGGGTTCGGTTCTATGGGTTTACGACCAGTAAACTCAGACCAATCATTTGAAATGGGTCTTAAGAAAGCAGGTCTTTCACTTAAAATGCCAGAGAGTGAAGAAGAACAAAGAGATGCAATTCGTGTTCATGCAAAAGCAATCACTGGTAAACGACAAGAAATGTATATTAAAGGTCGGTTAGGACTTGTTATTGATTCAACTGCAAGAGATGTAAAAAATATCGTAAAACAAAGAAAACTCCTTCAAGATTTAGGATACGAAACTGCAATGGTATTCGTAAATACTTCATTAGAAACTGCATTAGATAGAAATAGACAACGAGAAAGAAGTATCCCAGACAATATAGTACAAAGCAATCATGCAACAGTCAGAAAAAACATGGGTAAACTACAAGCTACATTTGGTAGACAAAACTTTTTTATTGTAGATAATGATGGTGATATGAATGATTTGGATAAAAACACCACTAAAATTTTCCCTAGACTTAGAGCATTCGTAAAATCTTTCCCTTCAAACAAAATGGCAACTGCATGGAAATCTGCATTGACCATGAAACCTATGAAAAATGTTGCACTTGCAGCTTCCTATGAACATCCAGTAGATATGGAAAAAAGATTATTCAATGAAGATGAAACTACAGATAACCTAAAAGACAAACAATCTAGAGAAAAAGAACAATTAAAAATTAAACATGACAGAGAAATGGATGCAGATAGAAGAAGATTAACTAGACTTAAAAATAGAAGTACAAATCCGACTGATACAAACGAAGTATCCGATGCAGTTATGGCTACGAAAGAAAAGATTTACAAAGATTTAAAGAAAAAGAAAGATTACTTTGAAAAAGAGTATGGTGATAAAGCAAAAGAAGTAATGCATGGGACAGCAATGAACATGGCAAAGAAACAACATAAGGTTGCAGAAGGTAAATTTACTAGTGAATTAACAAGACAATTACAGTTAGAAGTACTTAATATGCAACAAAGAAGGGCAATTGGTATGAGAATGAGACGACTTGCACAGAAGATTGCAAGAACTAAAGCTCGTAAAAAGAAAAGAATGAAGACTAATGACCAATTGAAAACAAAAGCAATGAAGACTGCAAGAGCAATTTTATTTAAAAAAATGTCTGGTGGTAAGGCTGCAAGTGAACTTTCAATGGGTGCTAGAATTGCAATCGGTAAAAAATTAGATAAAAAGAAGAGTGCAATTGCAAAATTAAGTAAAAAACTCTTCCCTAAAGTTAAAAAAGGTGAAGTAGAACGACTTAAAAAGTTTAGACAATCACAGTCGAAGAAGTGATATATATAAATACTAGAGGAAACATTAATAGGAGACCACAATGTCAGATATAAAAGATAGATTAAAATTCAACAGTGGGACTGATAAAGTAACTAAATCTGTTGCTGATGCGGTCTCAGAAGTCCTTAATTCTGGACAACCAGCAAAATCTCGTTTTGCACAACAAGCAGAACTTATGGGATATCCTTTACAGGACAAACCAGAAGTTGCAGAATCGTTCAATAAAGAACTACAAGAACTTAGAAAAGCAGTAAATGATGACAAAAGGTCATTCATTGCAGCTGCAAGACAAGCAAAGAAAAATGGTGATAAAACCTTTATGTTTGCTGGTAAAGAGTATCCTTGTACAGTCGGTGAAATGGCTGATATGGGTTCTGAGGATGGAAAGAAAAAACTCAAAAAAGACCTAAAGGCAAGTCATTGTAATACAGAAGATGCATCTAATGATAAATCAGATGATGGTGAAGGACTTGATAAAGTAGACAAAAAAGCAGTTAAGAAAAAGTTTAAAGATAGAAAAGACAAAGACATCGACAATGATGGTGATGTTGATTCATCTGATAAATTCTTGCATAAGAAAAGAAAAGCAATCTCAAAAGCAATCGGTAAAAACGAAGATGCATCTGAGATTAAATATGATGCAAGAAGTAAATCATTTAAAGAAACCTTAAGAAGGTTAGGATATGTTAAGGAAAAATCTTTAATATACAATAATAGAAAAGCTGGAAAGTAAATGTCAAACTACATGAGAAACAGAAAAACTCTGTCATCTGTTGCAGATGCATACAGAGAAATGTATGCAACACCAAATGAAGATATCTTAAATGAGGAGTTAATTGACTCTCTCATCGAAGATGTTCGTGACGAAGAAATCAATGATTGGTTAGATTATCTTGAAGAAGATGGTATGATGTCTGTACCAATGAAAAACAAGAAAAAAATTCAACAGGCATTAATCAGTAAGTATGCAAAAAAACATCCAAAAGTTAAAATAACATTTGGTACACAATCCAAAGGTAAATTTGTAGATGATAATAATGTAAACTTCAAGGGTAATGACAAAGATATTGACAACTTAATGAAAGACATCCAAAAAGATAAACCTCTTATGAAGATGATGGAAGATAATGATTTAGATGAATCTAAAGGTCTTGCAGCTAAAGCTAAAAAATCTGGTATCTCAGTAGGAACATTAAGAAAAGTTTACAATCGTGGAATGGCTGCATGGAAAACAGGACACAGGCCAGGAACTACTCCACAGCAGTGGGGAATGGCAAGAGTAAATGCATTTATAGTCAAGAAGAAAAAAGGTAATCTAAATCACGATAAAGACCTTGCACATGTCATACATCCAGATGACAATATGTTAGAAGCACTAACAACTATGCCTGATTCAGTTAAAGATAGAATCAGTAATCTTAGAAATAAAAAGATGGATGTCAAGTATGACAGTGATGAATATCATAGAATCCAAAAACAAATAGATTCATTAATGAGACAGTATAGAAAAGAATCTTTAGATGAAGTCAAGAGACAAGAAGTCGAGGCAATGAAAAAGGTTTCTAAAGACATGCAGAGTGTCTTAAAAGCTTATCAGAAGATTGCAAACATGGGTGATAAAGAACTTAAGAATACAGTTCATAACAAAGATTACAAAAAAGTTTTAGATGCAAGAGATACAATCCTTAAGATGATTGGAACTCTTAACACTAAACTCGCAATGCAAAAAGAAGATTTTGAACTAGTAGAAGCATCTGCTGGTGAAATGATTGACAAACTATTTAAAACTGGTGGTGATAAAATGTTCCAGTATGGTGTTGCAAAACTTCTTAACATGACTGGTGTTAAAGTTGCAATGGCAATGCAAAAACAAAATCCTCAAGGATTTAAAAATACTATGGTTGCAATGGGTAAAGATAACAAAATCAAACTTGCAACTAACAATGCCTTGATGAAGATGTTCAAACAACAAGGTGTAAAACCTTTACCAGAAGAACTCGATAATGACGACAAACCAGTAGTGAAAAAGATTGTCACTATGTTGAAGAAAGCAAGTAAGAAACATGCAAAACAAGCAGATGATTTAGAAAAAGCAGTAAGTGAAGAACTTGAGGAAGCAATGAAAACATCACTACCGATGCCTAGATTAAAAAAATCTGGTAAATTCTCAATAAATCTTGTCTTTCCAGCACCGAATACAATGTATTCTATTAGATTTAGAAATGAAAGTTTTATGATTGCACCAGATGAGGTCAAAGATTTAATAAAAATATTATCTCAGAGAGATATAGTGACTAAAAATCCAAAAGGTATGGAAAAAATACGAGAAGAAGTATCAGAAGGTAAAGGTAAAAACTTTGCACAACAAGCTGCAATTGCAATTGCAAAGAAAAAGTCTGGTAAGTATGATAAAGATGGTAAGAAAATAGATGAAAGAGTCAAAGATGGTAAGTTAGACCCACTATCTAAGATGGGTAAATCTAAACTTACAGGTCAAGAAATAAACAAATATTACAGAGACAATCCAAAACAAAAAGCAGCTGCAAGAGATAAAACAGTTAAGAAAGCAATTGAACTTGCACTTGATTTAAGTGGTGCAACTAACTATGCAATCAAAGAAATAGAAAAACTTAAAAGAGGATTATCTAAGAATCCAGCAGTTAAACTTGCACTTAGACATGCAAACGAATCAAAAGAATTTACAGGTCATCATGTAGTGATTGAAAACCTATCACCAGCAAATGTTGTTAAACTTAAAACATTTGGTAAGATGATGGCAAAGATGACTAAACTACCATTTGATGAAAAAGACCCAGAGAAAAGTATTGACAAATTAATGGGTCAAATCTGGAAACAAAAACATCCACCAGCAAACTGGGAAAGACTTCATAAGATGGTTGCAATGTTAAGAGACATTGGTGTTAAGATGCCTTCTCTCAAAGGTAAGTACATGGGATTAGACCCAGTGACTAAGAAAGCAATCTTCTATAAAGAAGGTACAGATGAGATGGTAGAGTGGCATCAGAAGATAGAAGATATCAAAGAAGGTATCGAAGAACTTGTAGAGAAAAAAGAAATGTCAGCTGCAGATATCAACAAGATTAAAAAAATGACAGATAGAAATGACCACACTGGTTCATTAATGCATCTTGCAAAACTTCTTGGTGATAAAAAAGGACTAGATGCATTAAAAGGTATTATGATGACTCACAAAGCACTCGGTCACATGCCAGATGGATTAATGAGAACCAGAGGTCAAATCTATGATAATCTCATGAGACAATCATCAAGTAAGTATTCAAATCACAAAGATGTTATAAGTTCATTCTAAGGAGTCGTCATGGAGACTTTCAAAGAAAGGAACTACAAAAAAGAATACGAAAACTACCATTCTAAACCAGAACAGAAAAAAAGAAGAGCTGGTAGAAATCATGCACGAAGACAACTAAAAGATACCAAAGGTATTGTTGGTAAAGATGTGCATCATAAAGATGGTAATCCTATGAATAACGATAAGTCAAATCTTTCAATAGTTACACAAAAGTATAACAGGACTGAACCTCGTCTCAGAGATGAGGAAAGAGAACCTCAAGACAAAGATATCAAAGATAAAAAAGGAACTCAACCAGCAAAGTATTTTAAAGGTCTCAAAAAATCTACTAAGTCCAAAAGAGATGCACATTTCCAAAGAGGAAAAGAAAAATCTGATTCAGACCCATCTGCATATAAAGATGCACCAGGCGATAAAAAAGCAAGAAAAGAACCTATGCGTAAGTCTAAGTATACTAAAGACTATCAAAAAATGTATGGAGAAGTTCTTGCATATGAAGCTCGTGCATTTCATGACTTTGGTGCAAACAGTCCAGCTGCAAATAATAAAATAAGAGACATTGCAAATAAAGCAAAAGACTTTAAAGATGCAATGAATAAAATAGTAAACTTTGCAAAAGGGTCATCAACACCAAGTAAAAAGTTTGCACAAGCAGTCGGTGCTGGTAAGTATACAGATTTTGAACCAGATAAAGATATCTCACAAAATATTAAAGACTTTATTCAACAAAGGGATAGAGTTAAAAAGTTAGGCCCTCGTGCAAATGACCCAGACCAAAATCTTCAAGTACAACTTAAAGGTGCAGAGGATTTAAGAACTGGTAGTGATGTAAAACTAGACGATGGTAAAACAATTAAGGTAACCCAAAAAAATGCAAAAATAATTAACATGGCACTAGATAGAGTAAAACCACAAATGAGAGTACAACTAATCAAATTATTAGGGAAGAACAAACAATCTTTTATGAAAGCTCTGGGTGCAATAAAAAGAAGTATGGCATAACACCTACATATCTATATTATGAATATATTATTTACAGAAATGGAGTATCATAATCTTCAATGGCAAGTAAAATTAGTTGAAGATGGTCACACAGTATATACTACTCAAACAGGAAGTCCAAATTATTTAAAAACACTCAACATAAATTCAATATCAGACATTGAATATCGTGTTTTTACAAATCCAGACAATTATACTGAACTCAGTAACAACTTACCACTAACACATTTAGATAAATTAGAACAAGTAATAGAAAAATATAAAATTGATTTAATCATAAACACTTGGCCTACTTTTAATAGTATTATACATAAAAAAGATTTTGGAATTGATATCATATCTGCAAATGAAACATCAATAAAATTAGAAACAGAAAAACAATTTGGAAAAATGTTTGCAGAAAAGTGTGGTATGAAAGTACCTAAAACTCTACAAACAGGTGAAGACCACAGAGAGTTAAATACAGAACCATTACCTAATCAGTTTATTTTAAAACCATCTGAGTTTTGGAATTCTTCAACAGTTGTCCAAGATAAAAAAATACTTGAAAAAACACCAATTGGAGTCCTATTAGGTATTCCAATTAAAATGAAATATTTTTGTGAGGAGCGTATTAAAGGATATGAAACAAACATATCTTACATTATGTCAGAAGGAAAATGGTCATTTACATTTTCAGAACATTGTGATGAGTCAAAATCAAAACAAATTGCTGGGGAAGGCCCTACTGCATGGTTTACTAATACAATTATAGAACAACTCACACCAGAAATAGATAAACAGGTTAGGGATAATGTAGTAGATTATTTAAATGCAGCTGCTAAACTGGGTGGTACATATGAAGGTAGTATTACTCAGATGTTAGGAGAAGATGGTGAATTATATTTCTTAGAAAATAATTGTAGACCATATGTACAAAATACTTTTCCATTACTTTTAGGTGGTAACGAATACTTAGATGCATTTAGAAACAATCCTCAGAAGATAGGTGATTGTTTTGTCGGTAAGAAATTTCCTAAGTTAGTTTTACAAAATGGTAAAGAATATCCAGTGCATTTACATGAAAAATATGGTCTTCCACATCCTACAAACATAGAAATTATTGAAGATAAATATATTGTAAACCCACATAATTTCAGTGCTAATGGTGTTGTAGTGGTTTTTGAAGATGAAATCAATATGGACTTTGTAAATGAAGTAGAAAAAGAATCGGATTTTAAAGCATATTGGGGTGATTGAGATATCAAAAGTTATAAATACAAGAGTATAAACAAAAAAGTTTTCAGTCAGAGAACTAACAAATGAGGAGATAATTATGTCTTTATGGGGTAATTCAGATGCAGACGAAGCCAAACCAAAGTGGTTGACAGCTGCACAAAAGAAATTGGTCTTTGCAGATGCAAGAGGCTGGATATTTAAGAAGTCTGACAATCATCCAGAAGAGGTTCTCTGTGCAATTGGAGAACTTGCAACTTCTATCGGTCAAGCAGACATAACAAGTATTGATTGGGTATCAACAGCATTTGATAAATCAGATGGTGGTACATTATCAGCAACAGTAACTTTTAATGAAAAAGTAACAGTTAATACTTCTGGTGGAACACCTACATTATCAGTAACTAATGGAAACCAAGGTTCTGGTTCTGGAAGAGGGCCACACTTACTTGCATATGCAAGTGGTTCATCAACCAACAAACTTACATTCTCTCTTGCAATTGGAGCTAACAATGCAGCTACAAACGCAGGTGATATATTAAGTTTCGGTGCAAACCCACTAGCACTTAACAGTGGAACTATCGTTGATAGAGCAGAGGGTGGTAATGCAACAATTACAAGTGCAGCTTCAATAGGAACTGCAGCGGGTACAATTACAGTAGCTGCATAATAGGAAATTATTATGAAATCATTCAAGAAATACATTAGTGAAGCATATGATACAGGTGCAAATGGTGGATACAGACTAAACAAAGATGTTACAGGTCGAGTACCTACAGAGGATTTACACCTATTTGCATCTGATTCAAAAGTTTTGTCTAGATTAAATACTTGGATAGGTGACATTGCAGATAGAGAACACATTACAGTTCAAGCTGCTTTAGAACAATTATACAGAAAAGTAGAACAAGTTGGAATAGAATTTGACACAATCATAGATGAAGATGTATCTGATTCTGGTTCAATGGACTTACCTATCACTCAATATGGTGGTAGAATGGGTAAAGATGAAGAAGGTAACGACTTAGATGACGACTTCATTTCATCAAAAGGCCCAGAACTTAAAATGCATGTTGAATACGAAAGACTTCCTAACAAGATGTTTAAAGTAGTTGCAAACATTAAGTAAACTTTCTTATAATTCACCTATATACTAGTATAATACTAGGATATAAATTATGAAATTATTTGAAAATTTAACAGATGAGAACTTCACGATGTTTGCAATGCAGTGTTATGATAACCCTCAATGCACATCGATGGAAGAGTTCATGGAAGACCTTCGTAGGTTTAGGTATTTAAAAAGATTACTACGAAGATATTATAAAAATGGTGAACTCAGAGAAAGATTAATTCTTAATCATCTCATTGTCATTTTCAATATTTTTGGATTCGAAAATACAATAAAAATGTTAGAATTCAAAATAGACCAAGAGTACTGGCCTGTACTCAAAACTTGTTTAATCTATATGGACTATGTGACAGAAGATTGGAAGACTGAAATACCAATAGATATGGAAGTAGCAGGGGTATTAAGAGAATTATGACACAGGTACAGTTAAAAGAAGGTGCAATGAATGTAGTTGATACAGTCATTGTATTTCGTATTCTAAAAATGATGACCAGAAAGTGGAGTGAGATGGATGCATATAAGTTCGGTCTCATTGATGATAATGGTAAAAGAATAAAAACCAAAAAACCTAAAACCTCAGAAGAAAAAAATTCATTCACATTACTACACAGGTTAGTATTTAATTTAAAAAGAGTCTTAGAACTTCTACCATTTGGTAGGACAAGACTTGCATCTTACGCTGCATCGTTAGCACTTCTCAAAGAACATTTTGAAATAGATGGAAAATATCTAGAAGAATCGTTCTACACATATTTAAAAGAAAATGATTTAACACTTGACCTTTTAGAAGGACATGATAATAAAAATAATTTGGTAAAAGGAAAAGACTACGAATTACGACAATCAGTTTGGAACGAAGAAGATTGTATTGGTACTAGAGGAGACCGAGTACAAATCTTAGGTAAAACTGATAATGTCATGGGTGTAGATATATATCGTGTATATAACTACAGTAAAGACCAATCAATGTTAATAACAGGACACGATGTAAAATGAAAATATCTAAAGTAGACAATCCACCTTTAGAAGACAAACTATTTGAAGGTGCAAACTATCCAGTAGAACAAGAAATAAATCCAGAAGATGTGATAGAAATATTTAACACACCTTTAACTGGTTGTTATAACTGGGATTACAAAGTACAAGATAATCGTATAAAAAAATTATATGAACTTGGTAAAGAGTTAGAATGGAATGTAGAAAAGGATGTAGATTGGAGTATTCCTTATCCAGAATTTAGTGATGAAGGTTTTAAGTTTATGGATGACCAATGGAAAAACCATAAAGATTATGCAAAGTTATCCTATGAAGATAGATGTCAGTTTATTAAGGATAGTCAAGATTGGACTATAAGTCAACTTATGCATGGTGAACAAGGTGCATTACTAGTTGCATCTCAACTTACAAGTTGTGCTCCAACATTCAATGCAAAACTATATGCAGCTTCTCAGACCTTTGATGAGGCAAGACATGTAGAAGCATTTAACAAATATTTACAAACTAGAATAGGTAGAATTATGCCTATTGGAAAAAATTTAAAAGCATTACTAGATAAGATACTCACAGACCCAAGGTGGGATTTTAAATTCATAGGAATGCAAATTATCATAGAAGGACTTGCACTTGCAATCTTTAATACTATAAGAGATACTACTCAAGACCCAGTATTTAAAAGATTGTTAGGACTTGTAATTCGTGATGAAGCAAGACATGTAACATTTGGTGTAAATTATTTAACAAGTTTTGTTACAACACTAACAGAAAAAGAAAGAATAGAAAGAGAAGATTTTTGTTTGGAAGCATGTACTGTTATGAGAAATAGATTTAAACAATATGAAGTTTGGGAAAAATGGGGATTTGATTTAGAATATACAGACGAATGGTCTAAAGAAAATACATTAAGTTCACAATTTCAATATCTATTATTTAACAGAGTCATGCCTAATCTTAAGAAGATTGGACTACTTCCAGATAGACTTTTACCTAAATATGAACAGTTAGGTGTTTCACAATGGATTGATGCAGAATCAGACTACGAAACATCATGGGAAGAATTAAGTAAACCATTAGAAGAGGTAGCATGAAAATAAAAAGGTTTAAAGAAATGTTCGAAGACGCACCAGTAAACTCAACTGGAGCTGCAGTTTCTACTGATAAACCTATTGTTCGTAAAAAGAAAAAGAAAGAAGACTCTGGTTATAGAGAAGTAGGAACACCAGAACTTTTGAAAAGGTATATGGATGATACGCCTGGTCAGTCAATGAATGAATCAAGAAAAAAAGATATGACTGCAATCTCTTCTTGGAAAAAGAAACTAAAAAATGTAAAAGGTCTATCTAAAGATGTGATGCAACAATTATCACAATTACCCACACCAGTAGTTACATCTTTAATAAATCAAATAGGTATGATTGTTGCTGGTGACGAAGACGAACATCCACCTCTTGTAAAAAACAAAGAAAAAGAAAAGAAAAAAGTTGTTTTAAAAGGTTCACTACAGTCTGTAAATGAGGCAAGACTTATGACAGATGGTAGGATAGTGACAAATGTATCTCATGTTCTTGACATAATTGCAAATGGTCTTAAGAAAGAAATGGGTAGGAGATACAAAGCAAATGAAAAAGATGGTCTTGCATTTATCAACTCTCTTGCAAAACAAGCAGGAATGACTGCATCCGATAAAAAACAAATTAAAAATAGAATGTTTTTAAAATTAGGTGATGATGAATTAGACGAAGGTCTCTGGGACAATATCAGAAAGAAAAAGGCAAGAATTAAAGCTGGTTCTGGTGAGAAGATGAGGAAAAAGGGTGAAAAAGGAGCTCCTACAGCAGACCAAATCAAAAGAGCTCAAGAAGAATGTTGTGCAGAATGTTTAGGATATTATGACCATGTAATTACAGAAGCAGAGTATCAAGGTAAGAAAGTTACACTAAACGACCCTATAAGGACTTCTGAGAACCCTAACAAGAAGTTTAAGGTCTATGTAAAGAATGAGAAAGGAAAAGTCGTAGTGGTTCGTTTTGGAGACCCTAACATGGGTATAAACAGAGATAATGCAGAACGAAGAAAGTCATTTAGAGCAAGACATAATTGTTCAGACCCTGGCCCTAAATGGAAAGCAAGATATTGGTCATGTTATCAGTGGAGAGCAAGTGCGAAAGTGGATAATTAAAATTTGGGAATGGATTAAGTTTGCATTTTGGTGGTTTATAGACTTATTCAGAACAAGATATGAAGTGACAGTATCATTCAACAAAGAATGGGGTGATGCAGATGATAAAAGTTATATAGTGAAAAAGATTTCAGTACAGAAAGAAAAACATTTAAAGTTTACAACCGAAGATGATGAGGTTGTAGAATATAGAAGTGCAGCTGGACTGAACTATATAATAAAGGAGTTATAAAATGTCAGTAGAACAATTAATTGCAGACCATTTACATATAGATGCATCAACAATAAATGATGACAGTAAAATCATGGAAGATTTAGGTGCAGATTCTTTACATACAGTAGAACTTGTAATGTTATTTGAAAAAGAATTTGATATGGAAATACCAGATGAGGATACAGATAATCTAATTACTGTAGGTGATGTAAAAAAATACATTGAGGAATATTCATAATGAATCAAATGTTCATGGGTATTATATTGATATTAGGTCTTGCAACCTTTTATCTTTATAATCAAAACCAAACATTAACTGCAAACAACCTTGCACTTGAAGGTGCAGTTGAGGAACAACAAGCAGCCATGACTGCAATGAAAGAATCATTTGAATTACAAGGTAAATCCTTACAACAAATGATGCAAAAAAATGCTCAGATTGAAGAAGAAATGAATCAATATCTAGACATTTTTAGAAGACATAATTTAAACCAACTTGCAATTGCAAAGCCAGGAATGATTGAAAAAAGAATCAACGATGGTACTGCACAAGTTTTTGAGAGTATAGAAAATGACAGTAAAGAACTGGATTCTTTGGACGACCCTTCCGCTGATATTAATCCTAACAACTAGTTGTGCTAGTTTTGGGACTAAGAAAGTAGATATCGTATCCAAACCATTAGAAATAGATATATTACAACCAACAATGCCTAGGAACATTGATTTGAAAGAACCTAGGTTTTATGTGGTATCTGAAGCCAAGATTGCAAATCCATGTATCAAAAATGAAGAAGGTAAAAGACCTAGAACCAAAGTAGATGGTAAATGGGTATGTGATTTGGGTAAAGAAAATCCAGATTGGCCAGAAGATTACACATATCTCGATAGATTTATGGATGATATGAAGAAGATGAACAATGGTGATATCGTCTTTGTTGCATTCTCGGTCAGTGATTATGAACTCCTTGCATACAACATGCAAGAACTACGAAGATACATTCGTGAAGTACAAGAAGTGGTAGTTTACTACAGAAATGTCACCATCAAGAACCCAGATGGTTCTACCTCACAGGGTCAAGCTGCAGTTATCAAGAAAAATTAAAACCAATGTCTAAGTAATCCCAAGAGAGAGGGATTATTACCTTGACAAATACCAATTATATAGTATTATAGGTATATGTCTTTGTGGATTGATAAAAAATACCTTAAATTGGTATCCCCTAAATTTCGTAATGTGAAATGGAAGGACGATAAAGTTCTTAACCATTCATGTCCATATTGTGGAGACAGTTCCAAGAACCAGTTAAAAGCAAGAGGATATCACTTTCAACATAAGGATACCTATGTCTATAAATGTCACAATTGTGGTCATTCAACCAATATAGGTATTTTTCTCAAAGACCACGATGAAATGTTGTATAAACAATGGGTCATGGAAAGATTCGGTAAGAAGAATGATACCAGACCAGTTGCACAACAGAACTTTACTTTTGAACCACCAAAGTTTAAAGAGAACCCACTTGGTAAATATCCTAGGGCAACTGAAAGTCAGTTATGTGTTGACTATCTAACTAGAAGAGAAATACCAAAGAAGTGGTGGGATGATTTTTACTTTGTTGAGTCTGCACAAAGTCTAAGTTCAATAAATTATAAGTATAATAAGAGAGTTTTAGGAAATGACCCAAGACTTGTTTTACCCTTCTATGATAGACAAAAAAATCTCATAGGAGTCACAGGTAGAGCATTAAATGATTCACAACTGAGATATTTAACACTACGATTCGATGAAGAAAAACCACTTATTTTCAATCTCGACAAAGTTGATTTCAACCAACCTCTTTATGTTGTTGAAGGGCCAATTGACTCTTTATTTCTGGACAACTGCATTGCAGTCGCAGGTTCAGACTTCTCCAAGGTAACAAACGAAATATCCAAGAGTAATTCAACTCTTGTCTTTGATAATGAACCAAGGAATAAGGAAATCATCAAGAAGATGAGAAAAATGTCAGAGCTTGGATACAAAGTTTGTGTATGGCCTGAGACAATAAAAGAAAAAGATATTAATGATATGGTACTCAATCGGATACCAGACATCATTGATGTGATAAAAGAGAATACACAACAAGGTTTATCATTAAATCTTGTGATTAATAACTGGAGTAAAGTATAGTGAATGGTAATGGACTTAGTATAGTAAAGAGGGATGGGTCAAAAGAAAATTTAAATTTAGATAAAATTCATAAAATGGTAGAAGCTGCATGTGATGGTATCAATGGGGTTTCTGCATCACAGGTTGAAATGAGTGCAAACTTATCTTTTTATGATGGAGTCACAACTCAAGAGATTCAAGACACATTAATAAAATCTGCATCTGATTTGATATCATTGGATACACCAAATTATCAATATGTAGCTGCAAGATTATTATTGTTTGCAATTCGTAAAGATGTCTTTAATACCAAATGGAAAGATAGTAAAATATATCCACCATTAAAAGAGATAGTAGAAAGAAATATAGAACTAGGTGTTTATGACAAAGAATTGATAGGTTATTATGACGATGATGAATGGAGTAAATTAAACTCATATCTGAATCATAATCGAGACTTGATGTTTGCATACGCAGGTCTTCGACAGGTAGTGGATAAATATCTTGTACAGGACAGGTCAACTGGTAAACTGTATGAGTCTCCACAGTTTATGTACATTTTGATTAGTGCAGTTCTATTTAAGGACTACCCTAAAGAAACGAGGTTAAATTATGTTAAAAGATATTATGACGCGATTAGTCAATTTAAAATCAACATACCAACCCCAGTTATGGCGGGGGTTAGAACTCCTCTTCGACAGTTTGCTAGTTGTGTTTTGGTGGACAGTGATGACACTTTGCCAAGTATTTTTTCTAGTGATATGGCTATCGGTAGGTATGTTGCACAGAGGGCTGGAATTGGTATTAATGCTGGTAGGATTCGTGGAATCAACTCTAAAATTCGTGGTGGAGAAGTACAGCACACAGGAGTTATACCTTTCCTCAAGAAATTTGAATCAACAGTCAGATGTTGTACACAAAATGGTGTTAGGGGTGGGTCAGCTACTGTCCATTTCCCAATCTGGCATCAAGAGATTGAAGACATTATTGTCCTCAAAAATAACAAAGGAACAGAAGACAATAGAGTCAGAAAGTTAGACTATTCGATTCAGTTATCTAAATTATTTTATGAAAGATTTATTAAAGACGAGGATATCACTTTGTTTTCTCCTCACGATGTGCCTGATTTGTACGATGCATTTGGCACAGATAAGTTTGATGAACTATACGAAAAGTACGAGAGAGCTTATTCTATCCCTAAAAAGAAAGTAAGTGCAAGAATACTGTTTATGGATATGCTCAAAGAAAGAGCAGAAACAGGAAGAATCTATATTATGAATATAGACCATAGTAATAGTCATAGTAGTTTTCTTGACAAAGTGAACATGAGCAACTTATGTCAAGAAATTACTTTACCAACAACACCTATAAGTCATCCAGATGATGAAGAAGGTGAGATTGCACTTTGTATACTATCTGCAATCAATGTAGGTGCAATTAAACTAGAAGAACTACCAGAATTATGTCAATTATCAGTTCGTGGATTAGATGAACTAATTGATTATCAAAGATATCCAGTAAAAGCTGCAGAAATATCAACAAAGGCAAGAAGAAGTTTAGGGATTGGATACATTGGACTTGCACATTTTCTTGCAAAGAACAAAGTTAAATATGGTGATGCAAAAGCACATAAATTAGTGCATGAACTTACAGAAAGTTTCCAATATAACTTATTGAAAGCATCAAACAAACTTGCAAAAGAAAAAGGTAAATGTGAGTGGTTTGATAGAACAAAATATGCAGAAGGTAAACTACCTATTGATACATATAAAAAAGATGTTGACGAAATTGCAAAACCAGTGTATAAAGAAAACTGGGATAAATTAAGAAAGTCAATAGAGAGTTTTGGACTAAGACATAGTACATTGTCTGCACAGATGCCCTCAGAGTCCTCTAGCGTCGTTTCTAACGAGACAAATGGTATAGAACCACCTAGAGACTATATTACTATTAAAAAGTCTAAGAAAGGGCCTCTAAAACAGGTTGTTCCATCATATCAAATGTTGCAGAACTTCTATACATTATTATGGGATATGCAAGACAATGATGGATATATCAAAGTAGTTTCTGTTATGCAGAAATTCTTTGACCAAGGTATTAGTGGTAACTGGTCTTATAACCCAGAAAACTATGAAAATAACGAAGTTCCTATCTCTGAGATGGCAACAGACCTTCTTAAAACTTATAAATATGGATGGAAGACTTCTTATTACCAAAATACATATGATATGAAGACAGATGAGGTTGTCGAAGTAAAAGACGAACCACTTCCAGTACAGGAAGAATTAGATGATGAGGAATGTGACGCATGCGCCATTTAGAATTTGCAAGAGTAAGTAAAGAAGAAAAACAACAAAGAAAAGAACAACATCTTGAAAGTGTAAAACAAATTCAAGAAAGAATTTTAAGAAACTATAATCTATCAGTTGAAGGAAGAAATAAAATCTTCAACCCAGAGACAGACCATCCAGAGGATGCACCAGAAATAACCAAGGAAGGTTATTCGTTTGCAAAGAATAGATTTTTTGTTGCAAGAGACTTCTTTAGTCAGTCTCACATTAATTGGACTGAACATATGTTTAAGTTCCAAGAACAACGAAAACAATATTATCGTGAAGAACATATTATTTCAGAAAACTTTGATGATAAAGGTAAAGGATTAGATACATGGGTTAGTAAAGGAATGCCTTTTCCAAATTATGGAGAAACAATTCTTTTAATGTATCAAAAGAAAATTGAAGACTTATTTGGTGTTCGATTAGTTCCAACATATTCATATGGAAGAACTTATGACAGACATTCAAGGTTACTAAGTCATACTGATAGACCATCATGTGAATTTAGTGCAACTTTTCCTATATCATATGATACCGATGATAATAAACCATGGACAATATGGGTTCGTAATGATATGAATTATTGTGGAATGGATAATACCACATCATGGGATTTAACAATGGGAAGTCCTTTTGATGAGAGAGAAAACTGTATACCAGTAAATCTAGAACCAGGCGATGCATTATTTTATCAAGGAAGTAATGTAATACATTGGAGAGAAAGACTTGCTGGAGATAGTGCAAGACAAATTTTTATACATTATTTGCATAAAGATGGGCCAATGCATAGAGACTTTCCTATATTAAAATATGATGGTAGACCATCAATATATCATGGAGTAGGTAGTAAGGCAAGTAGAGAATGGAATAAGGCAAATGATGCAATACAAAGTGCAGAAACATATTGGACATATGGAAATTCTGCATTAACAGACCCTATCACAGGTAAACCATGTGGTAAAGGATACGAAAAATATGAGTAAAGTATTTAATAGAAACAAAGTAAATTTTTTAAAGAATCCAATTTTCTTTGGAGAGGAACTTAATACCCAACGATATGACGATTTTAAATATCCGATTTTCGACAAATTAACACAAAGACAACTTGGGTATTTCTGGAGACCAGAAGAAGTTTCTCTTCAAAAAGATAGGAACGACTACAATGAACTAAGTAAAGCACATAAACATATCTTTACTAGTAATCTAAAGTATCAAACACTTTTAGATTCAGTTCAAGGTAGAGGCCCTGCTACTGCATTGTTACCTTTCTGTACTCTTCCAGAGTTAGAAGGATGTATCATTGCATGGGACTTTATGGAAACTATCCATAGTCGTTCCTACACTTACATGATAAAGAATTTGTATTCAGACCCATCAAAGGTATTTGATACGATTCTAGATGACGAAAAGATTATTGCAAGAGCAGAATCAGTCACAAAAAGATATGATGAGTTCATAGACTATGCACAGAGATATAGTTTAGGATACGAAAAAGATGAATATGAACTTAAGAAAAGATTATATCTTGCACTAATTAGTATTAACATACTTGAAGGTATTCGTTTCTTTGTATCATTTGCATGTACTTTTGCATTTGGAGAAATGAAAAAGATGGAAGGTTCTGCAAAGATTATTAGTCTGATTGCAAGAGACGAAGCACAACATCTTGCAATATCACAACACATTTTAAAATGTTATCAAAAAGAAGAAAAAGATAAAGTAATGTTAAAAGTTATGAAAGATTGTGAACCAGATGTTTACAAAATGTATGAAGATGCAGTTACAGAAGAAAAAGATTGGGCAGAATACCTATTTAAATATGGTAGTATGTTAGGATTATCAACTGCATTGTTAAGTCAATATGTAGAGTATATTGCAAATAGACGACTTCGTGCAATTGGTTTGAACCCTATATATGATATCTCAAGTAGAACTAATCCATTACCATGGACACAACACTGGTTATCATCTAGAGGACAACAGAATGCACCACAGGAGACAGAGATTGAATCTTATGTTATCGGTGGTATTAAACAAGACATAAAAGAAAATACATTTGAGGGATTTAAATTATGAGAGAATTAGGAATGGTTTTGGTAGGTGTATTTGCATTTGGAATATTTTTTTCTACAATGATATACCCTAACTTAGAATATACAGGTTATCAGAGTGCTCATACATGCACAGGTGAGTGTTATGAAGAATATGTAAGAACACATGGTTCAGTAGTAGAACAACTACAGGCAAAACAACTTGCAGATGCTGGTGACCCATTTTCATCTATTAGAGGATTATGGGCTGGATGTGCAGCTTGTCATGGAAATGAAGGACAAGGTATTGCAACATTCCCTAGATTAGCAGGTCAAAGTTCAGATTATATTATAGGAAGACTTACTTCTTACAAAAACAGAGAAACAGTAGGTGCAATGTCATCCACAATGTGGGGACAAGCTGCAATGTTGTCAGATAGTGATATAGAACTATTAGGTGAATTTATACAGGAGACTATGAAGTGATAGAGATATATGGAAAACCAGTATGTCCTTATTGTGATAAAGCAAAACAACTTTGTGAACGAGAAGGATACGAATTTGTCTACAAACAATTAGATGTAGACTTTACTAGGGAAGAGTTATTTGAACAATTTCCAGGCGCAAGAACCTTCCCTCAGATAAGAGTAGAAGGTGAAAACATCGGTGGTTATGACCAGTTATATGCATGGCATAATCAAAAATAAGGAGAATCAATTATGCAAGACCCAGATTTTGTGGAGTCGTTTTATTGTTTAGAGTGTGGTGCAGAAGGTGATATAGAACATGAGTTGGGTGATGGATATGAAGTTAAATTTTGTCCATTTTGTGGTTCAGAATTAAAAATAGAAGATGATTTTGATATGAACGAGGAGTTAGACTTCGATGAATAGACAGGTAATATTAGATGCATTAAAAACATCTAAAGTTAAAATAGATTTTCGTTCTTTAAACTCTGGTAGGAATATAACTGGAGTTTATAAAGGACATTCAGCAAAACAAAGTGTACAAAGTAATAAAGTTGTAGTTTGGGATGTTGAAAACTCAAAGTGGGATGACATTGAGTGGGACACAATTATATCATGGGAAAAAGTGAATGAAGGTACAATCTGCTAAGGCAAAGGGAAGAAATTTACAAAAATGGACTCGTGAGAGACTCATTGAGGAATTAGAAATACATGAAGAAGATGTTGAAAGTAGGTCTATGGGTGCTTCTGGTGAAGACCTCATTATGGCAAGAGCTGCAAGGAAGAAATTTCCTTACTCAATTGAATGTAAAAATCAAGAACGAGTCAATGTCTGGGAGTCGTACAAGCAAGCACTAGAGAATTCTGGGGACTATGAACCCATAGTCGTAATTAAAAAGAATCATCATAAACCATTAGTGGTTATAGATGCAGAGGCATTCATTAAAATGCATAAGGATGAATAAAGTATCAGATTGGTTTGCAATGTCAATGACGAAGTTCTTTCGTTTTGTTGCAGATACATTTTTTGCAAAGAGGTATGGACATCGTGCAGTTGTCCTAGAAACAGTTGCTGGTGTGCCTGGCATGGTTGCTGGTATGTGGATGCACCTAACAAGTCTTAGACAAATGAAAACAGGGTATGGCCCTATGATAAGAGAACTTCTTGCAGAGGCAGAGAATGAAAGAATGCATCTTATGTTTTTCATAGAAATTACCAAACCAAATGTATTTGAAAGATGGTTAGTGTTATTTGCACAGGCAATCTTTTGGATATTTTATTTTATACTGTATGTGTTCTTCCCCAAGACTGCACATAGAATGATACATTACTTCGAAGAAGAAGCAGTAAAGTCATATACAGAATACCTTAAGATGGTAGAAAGTGGTGAAGTAGAAAACATCCCAGCACCACAACTTGCAATAGAATACTATGGGATGAAAAAAAGTGCAAAGCTTTCAGACCTAATCAAAAAGGTCAGAGCAGATGAGCAACATCATAGTGATATCAATTTCAAATATAGTGAGGGGCTGTAGCTCAGTTGGGAGAGCGTCTGGTTTGCATCCAGAAGGTCGTAGGTTCGATTCCTATCAGCTCCACCATTTGACAGGTGGGTACATCTTTTGATATAATACTTTTGTAATAAAGGAGTAATATGTCAAATAATACAAATACAGTAATCAAAGAAAACCTTTACGAAGAGTTAGAAGGTAAAACTCTTCAAGAACTTGCATCACTTTTAAGTGAAGGTGGTGTGAAACTTTTATCTCAATTCACTGGTAAAGAAGGTGGTGGAGATTTTGTGGAGTATGCAAAAGAATTAGTAGTAAATGAACAATTTGAGGAGTTAGCAGTATGTTAATAGATATCTTATCAGAAAATATTGAATATGAAGTTGCAAATGATTTTAGTCTAGTAAGTGGTACTAGTTTGCAAGGAACAGTTAATGCAACATATAGTACATTAGAAAATCTTTTTGGTAAACCAACTTTTTCTACAGGAGACCCATATGAAAAAACCCAAACTGAATGGGTTATTGATGGTAAAGTTTATTTTACAGACCAATGGGGTGATAAAGACTTTGAATATATTAAAGCAACAGTTTACAATTGGAAAACTGGTGGTAGTACTCCAATAGGTGAATATGACTGGCACATTGGTGGTAATTCATATGAAGCTGTCGATTTCATACAAGAAATTGTAAATGGACAAGTCACACCAGAGTACAATTGGAATGATTGAGGTTACAATTTCAGGCCCTAGAGGGGGTCGCATAAGAATAGAAGATGAACAACTTATCTACAATTATGTTGTAGAAGCATGTCGACAATTAAAAATTATTGATGCAGATATAGAGGTTCTTCTTTACAACAAGTTTCCAAAAGACTATGATTATGCAATAGGTTATTGTTATGGTGATAAAGAGTCTGTCACTATAGAACTAACCAAAGAGGATGATGATATGTATCAAACTCTTGCACATGAAATGGTACATTGTAAACAATTTTTAGAGGGTCGATATCCTAGTGAACGAGAGGCAAAAAAACTTGAGTTTGGTCTCCATGAAAAAATCACAGAGAGAATTGGGTATTGACAGATAGGTACAACTTATAGTAGAATACAAATATGACAAATGAAAACAAACAATCTTGGAAAGATATTAGGATAAAAGAAATCAATGATATGGGTTACAAGTGTGATGACTCACATCCTTATTTCGATGAAGTTCAAGCTATCTATTCTGCACCAGAAGGACTAAGGTCTTACAAAGAGTTTAAAGACTGGCAGAGATTACAAGCAGTGAACAATTCTATTTTAGAACCAAGGTAAACAGTTTCGAAGTGACAACTCATGGCAGTTGTATATTGGGTCTGAGTCTGATTCTCATATAAAACCCCTAAAGGTGCTGGTGATTGGGTTTACTCTCTCCTTCCCCATCATCGTTGTCACTTCACTTTTTTCTGGAGAGATAGAACAGGAGTATAATGGCAGTAAAGACTAGAGGATTTACAACTACACATGTAAGTGTAAGAAAATGTACATCACAGGGTACAGGCGGTAGGAGTCGTAGAACTAAAATTTCTATGTCTCACATGAATAAACATAAGAAAAGGTCTTATAAAAAATATAGAGGACAAGGAAGATGAGTCAACCTCAACAACAACAAAGATTAAAAATATATGGTAAATACCAAAGTGAATTCAAAACACTTAAGGAGTGGAAAGATTTTGAAAAAGAACTTAAAAAACAGATTGCTGAGTCTCAAAGAAAAAGCAAAGAAACAGTCTAGTAAGTTTACTCAAGAAGAGTTAAAAAACTCTACTAGGATATTTAAATCTGCAACACCAAAGTATACATGGGATTGGTATCTTAAGTGGATATCTTCTGCATTTATATTAGGTGCAATGTCAATTCGTGGGATTCCAGAATTACAAAATGTAGATTTGATTTTATCAATCATTGGTATCAGTGGTTGGGTAGGTGTCTCTATTGCATGGAAAGATAGAGCATTGATTATGTTAAATGCAGTAGGATTGTTTTTCTTACTAAGGAACTTGATTACATTATGGGTACAATAAATTTAGGAAACAGTTTAAGGTATGACATGACAGGTCGTAAAAGAAAGACCAAGAGTCTTTCTACGAAGAAAAAGTGTCATACTATGTCATACAAAAAGTTAAAACCAAGTCAATCTGAATTAGACAGGATAAGAGCATCAGAAGACCATAGGAAGAAGTATCCTTCTTTAGGTGTCAATGCAAGACCAACAAAGAATGTAGATAACAGTTGGAAGTTAGAAGAGTCTAAAAAGTTTACAGTTGCACCAGCGTACAACAAAGGTGCATATCAAGTAATACCAAAAGAGGATATAGAATGGATTGGGAAATAGTACTAAAAGTTCTTTTACTTCTTGCTTCTGGAATTTTTGCAATTGGAACTACAATCATAATTGCAGAGGAGAAGAAAAGAAAAAGAATTAAAAATCACATAGATAACTTGCCTGAGAGAAGAGAAGATGCGTTTCCTTTTCAGAAACAACCACTTACAGGTAAAGGTCAGTTTGATAAACAGAGAACTACTTATACTGAGGGAGATAATACTTAAAAATTTGTTTTTTATAAGTAATTAACATGAGTAAGAGAAAACAAAAATCTCTTGATGAAATCTATTATGGTGTAGAACCTCATGCAGAAGACGAAAGAGACAAAGGAAGATGCATGAATTGGTACAACTACATGAGTGATAATAAATCATGTGGTGAATGGTTATCAACATGGATGTCTGATAGGGACTATGAAGACAAATATATCAAAGGAGTTAAGAGACTTAAGTATGTCCCTAGAACTGCAGCTGCCCTTGCAAGAATGCAAACTAGGTCAGTTCCTTGTATGTTCGAAGGGGATTTACTAAATCCATCTACAACTGCATTCATAGAAAAACATGTCGATAAATGTATCAAAGACATAGATTCTCTCAAAGCAATCAAAGACGAAGAAAAGAAAAAGAAACCAGTTATCTCTATTCAAGAAAGAATTCTAAACAAAGCAAATGAATATGCTGGTGAGATAGAATATCAATTAGATTTATACTTTGATGACCCTAAAAACAAATTTGATGTCTTTGCATATCTAACAGATGAACAAGTATCAGGCCCAGTTGCAGTAAAAGTAGGTGATAATTTCCACAACCTAGAAAAAGAATTAGAAGAAGCAGTTGAAGGTAAATGTCCACAACTAAAAGAAGCATACTCATTCTTATCTAAAAAAGGACTAAGGGATGCATACAAATATGTTTGTGGTATCAGAGAAGAATGTGATAAGTATGCAAAAGGTAAAATGGGTCAGAAGAAAACTAGAAGAAAAAAAGTTTACTCTGCACAAGAACAAACTAAAAAGTTAAACTACAAGATAACTGATACAGAGTATCATCTTACATCAATTAATCCAGAGTTAATTGTAGGGTCTGGACAACTATGGGCATTCAATACCAAAACCAAAGAGATTACCAAATATGAATCAGAAGATAGAGCTGGTCTTGGAGTGAAAGGAACAACTATTCAAAACTTTGGAAAATACAGTGCAACTAAAAAGATTGGAAACAGGACAAAACATTTCCTTGACAGAATCCAAGAAGGTGGTAAAATAGTATTAAGTAAAGTATTAGATGAAATAAACACAAAATCATCTAAACCAACTGGAAGAATAAACGAACACATTATATTATTAAGAACTGAATGATTATAGTAGACCTAACACAGGTTCTAATTGCATCACTAATGGCATCAACCAGAGGTGGACAAGAACCTATCAGTGAAGACCTAGTAAGACACATTGCACTTAAATCACTTGCAATGTATCGTAAGAAATACAAAAACAAATATGGAGAGTTAGTCCTTGCAGACGATTCTTATAATGTTTGGAGAAAAGATGTATTCCCATACTACAAGGCAAATCGTAAAAAAACTAGAGATAAAGATACCAAAGATTGGAATCAAATATTCGATTGTATATCTGTAATCAGAGAAGAATTAAAGTATAATTTTCCTTATAAATATATCTACATATCAAAATGTGAAGCAGATGATATAATAGGGACACTTTGTGAAAAGTATGGTGACACTGAAAACATTATGATTATCAGTGGAGATAAAGACTTTCAACAATTACAGAGATACAGTAAGGTTAGACAGTTTTCACCTATCACAAAGAAAGATATTAAATTAACACAGGAACAAGCTTTGGAGTATCTCAATGACCACATAATTAGTGGTGATACTGGGGATGGTGTTCCTAACTGTTTATCTCAAGATGATGTATTTGTGTCTGGGTCGAGACAGAGACCTTTGTCTAAGAAGAAAAGAGACACTATCAAAGACCCTCTCGTCATGAATGACAGTGAGATAGACAGGAATTTATCTAGGAATAGGAGTCTTATAGATTTGTCCTATATACCTAGTAAATACAAAGAACAAATTCTTCAAGAGTTTGATAATGTTGTAGTTGCACCAAGAGGTGGATTACTAACATACTTTATCAATAACAGATTGATGGATTTACAAGAAAGTATTGGAGACTTTTAATTATGGCAAAACGAGGAAGACCTAAAGGGTCGTTAAACAAAAAAACTCTAGAGAAAATTGTTCAAGAAAAAGAACAAGAAGTTGCTTTAGAGAAAGCAGATGCAGTTTTAACAAAACAAGCATCACCACCATCAGCAGTAGATGATGCAGCTGATGTCATGTCCAAATATGAAAAACCTCTTGGGAAAACTCAAAAGAAAGTTCTTGATGGGCCTGATACTAAAGTTAGAACTGTTAAAGACCTTCCAAGAAATCCAAGTATTGTAGAGATACTAGGATTAGTTGAAGAAACAAAAGGTAAACAATCTAAAATTGATATTTTAAAACAGTTTACTAGTAGAAACGATGTCAAATATGCACTTAAAGCTGCATTTGATGACAGAGTTCAGTTTACTTTACCAGAAGGTATACCAGAAGGAACTCAAATTGGAGACCCAGACACACCAGAGGGTGCAATGGATATGGCTCCAGAGAGATTTATTCGTGTATTCAAAAGAATGCAATATTGGGTAAAAGGTGGTCTTGCAAACAGTACAAGCAAAGTTGCAAAACAGGAAGAAATATTCCTAAACACTTTAAGGTCACTTGAGAAATCTGAAGCAGAGTTCTTACTTGCAATTAAAGATAAGACTATGCCTTTCAAATCTATTACCAAAGAAATTTGTGAAGATGCTGGATTTGACTTAACTCCTAAGTAAGTATTGATATAAATACTACTATGGAAAAGGCAATTAACAGACTGGGTTTAACCGATGAAGACAGAGCAATTACCTACACTGATAATGGTGTAAGTAGAATTGCAGAGGTTCGTCATTATGACCCAGTAATGGGATTGTTAAAGATTATAGACCCTATGAGTGGATTCGTTCATGAAATGATTTACAATAGGGACTTAAGTAAATGGTTCGTGCCAGGCACAAACATTACATGTGATTGGAACATAGAAGAACCAGTAATTAAACAGATTGATACTCAGACAGGTGATGTCCCAGTAACAATCAAAAGGTTTCCAAGTAATCCTTTAGATTAATTGGAATAAAATATAGTATGGAGATATTATGGAACAAGTAGAAAAAGTTGATTTGATGCAAACACAGATTTTAGGTTTAAAAGAACTTGCACAAATGATTGCAGTTATTGATACTGCAGCGAGTAGAGGAACTTTTAAAGCAGAAGAGTTTTCAACAATCGGAAGATTAAGAGAAATACTAATTGCAGAAAGTCAAACTCAAGCACAGATTAGACAACAACTTGCACAACAACAAGAAGTTGAATCTACTCTTGATGGTGGTAAAACAGAAGGTAATGAAACTGTTGAACCAGTTATTGATGCAAGAGAAAAAATAAAAAGAAGTAAAGGTAAGAAGTAATGGCAGATAATTTCGATTTTGGTTTCACTGCTGTAGACCAAGATGAACTTACAACTAAAACAGGGGAAAGTGCAGCTCTTAATGAGAAGATTGCAGAAGACCTTAAGAAAGTTGCAGAGTCATCTAAAGGAGCAGTTAATTCTGAACAGATAGAAAATTTAGATGCAAAAGTTGATGTTCTCAACAAATTAGTATCTAATGCACTAGATGAATTGGAAGAGGCAAAAACAAATGTAGGAAGTTCTACAGATGTTGCAGTATCAAAATTGAAATCACAACTTGCAGATGCAGAAGAACTTATCTTACCTCTTCTGCACAAACTCATGGAAAATGAGGACAAAGAATACATCTATTGGCCTAATCGTAAGGCAATTATAAATCAACAAATTGAAAGAGTTAAAAAAGTAACTAGAGGTTAATTATGGCTACAGATGCAATAGGACAAACTATTCCTTCATGGGTAGAAGACAATTCATATGAATTAAAATCCATGGCAACATTTACTTCCAATGAAGGACATGTAACTCCATGTTCAGATGCAGATTTTAGAGCATTATGGAAAACACATTACGAAGGTTCAATAGTTCGTGATGGTAAGTTTAAAGATAACAGTGCATATGATGGTAAGTTTTTTGTAGATTCACAAAGAAACTATAACAAAGTAGAAGAATTACCAGAACAACTTAATGTTACAGGTTCACAAAATTCAGATGGAAAACCCATGGGTGTTATTCCAGCATTAAGTGGTGAGGACGAAAATGACACTGCAAATTATGGTGCTGGTATGTGGGTAGGAAACTCTGGACTTGATGCATATTCAATACCTACTACTTTTTGGATAGGTGATACAGAAGTTACTAAAGATGATGAATTTACTTCTATTAAGAAAGGTGTATGCTGGAGATATGCATCTGATTACAAAAAAGCAATGTGTAATGAAGTTAATCCAGAAGCCACAGTTGCAAAAAGAACAAGAGCAAGAATATCAGAAGGCCCATTAGCAACAACAGATGAACAATATGCAGCTTCAAAATTCCAAGGTACAACAGGTGAATATCCAGCACCAAATGATACAGAGAGACATCTTCAACAAGACACAGCTGGTGAAACATATATTACAAAACTAACATGTATGAATGATTTTTTAGTATCTGGTGCTGGCATGAAATATAAAATGGAGTGGGTAAAGAATGATAACACTGCAATTACAAGTGAAGTTGATAACTGGTGTATTGCAAATGGATATGGAAGAAGTTCAAAACAAGATAATATTTGGGTAACACATACACCACAGGTAATAGGACAAGCAAGAGTGCTAAAAGAATGTTATAACTTTGTAGGTGGTGCAAGAGTAGAAACTACATTACAAGATATCGATAGTGGTGTTTTTGGATTACCAGCTGGACATCCAATAATAGCTCAACATACTAGTAATCAAAATTTAGAAGGTGGTATTGATATGAAACAACACTTTCCAGATGAAGCAGGGTTTAATGATGGAACTCAAGTAATACCAGACTCAGTACAAGTAGAATTTGGTAAAAATATCAGTTAAATATGACAGATAAAGAACATATTCTTAAACTCAAAAGAGGAGACATTGCATTGATTGTCAATAGTGATGATGGATGGTTCAAAAAAATGTCAATTGCATTTGCAGATGATTATGATAATTCAATCCAAATGAGTAACGATTGGTTATCACTTTACAAAGCAGTTACACATCTTTCAATGATATGTGACACCTATCTCAGAAGTAGACAGAACTTAATACAAGAAGATGGTCATGATTTACTACAAGAACAAGAGTGGAATCAAGATATGTTAGACCCATATATCCTAGGAGACTATCTTAATAATTTAGGTTATTCTATCCCACCAGAACTACAAAAAGAAATTGATGAACAAGATAAACAAGAATCAAAAGAAAAACCTAAAAGTAAGGATAATGTTATTCAACTGTTTCCAGAAAAATAAATTTGATTTATAGGTACATTTTTTGATATACTAAAACCCATTTTATACTATGATAGGACTATATTATGAACAAATTTAGTAATTACGATATTACACCAAAAGAAATGTTTTATGCAGAACTAGGTAGAGAAATCTCTAAGTATGCAGAAAAGAACAAAACAACCTCTCTACGATTCAGTAGAAAAGAATTCGAAACAGATAGAAATGGAAGTGCAGAAGATGATGTATGGAATCATATGTTAACTGCATGTGATAAACTAACTCGTATTGGTACAGTCTGGGGCCCTAAAGATATTAGTTGTCTCAATAAGAAAGAACGAATTATCGTTCAAGCACAATTAAAAAAACGAGAAGTTGCAAGAAAAAGAAAAGAAAAGAGATTAGCAAATGCATAAGAATATAGACTTAATGGGTGAAGAAATATTTCTTATTGACGATGTTGAACAACAAGGAAGAGTTGCAAAGTGGTGGACTGATTTATACAATCATGGTTCATTTATACAAGGATTTCTTGCATATGGTGGTAATCCACCACATCCTAGTATGGATAAAACTGGTGACCCAGAAATGATAAAAAAAATAAGAGAGGAAGGTGGTTTTTCTAATAAGATAACAGGCACATTAGAAAAAAATACTTGGTATATGAATGTATCTCGAAGTCAAGAAGCATTTACAAAAGCAGCTGGAAGAGCATACAAACAAAAAGACGATGGTAATGAAGCATACTGGGATAAAGAAGGTCAAGAATGGGGATTACCTGTAGATATATTTAAACATCATCCAGTAGTGCATAATACAGTTGATGAGATATGGAATACTTTTAAACCACATTTTGAAGAGGCATTAGGTCTTGAAGTAAAAGATTACAATAACTGTTATGTCCATGCATTTCAACATGGAGATTCTAGTTGGGCTCATCAAGATTACATGGATTACAGTGCAATAGTTTATCTTAATCCAACAGACATATGGGATTTAAGAAAATGGGGTGGAGAAACTTTGTTTTGGAATGACGATATAGACTTTGTTCGTGCAACTGCATGTCCAAAAGGTGGTAGTGCAGTGGTATTTCGTGGAGATATATTTCATAAAGTGACAGGTGTATCTTGGGAAGCACCTTTTCCTAGAAACTCTGCAACTTTTTTCTTTGACAAAAAATAACTATGAGGTTATAATTATATTATGAATATTTTTTACTTAGACAAAGACCCAAAAACATGTGCAGAAATGCATTGTGATAAACATGTGGTCAAAATGATTATCGAATATGCACAGTTGATGTCAACTGCACATCGTGTTATTGATGGAGACCCATATGTATCTCAGACTCTAGGTGGTCGTAGAATACAAAGATGGAAACATCCACTACCTAAAATGGAAAAAACTTTATACAAAGCATCCCATGTGAAACATCCTAGTAATTTATGGGTTAGAGCATCACAGAATCATTACAACTGGTTATATCAAATGTGGACACATCTATGTGATGAGTATACACATCGTTATGGTAAAGTGCATCTAACAGATAAAAAACTCAGAGAAATGTTACAGTCTGCACCAATGCAAATTGATGTAGAACCATATGTTGACCCATATCTTGCAATGCCAGATGATGTCAAACAAACAAATGTAGTAGAAGCATATAAGAACTACTATATAAACTACAAGAAAGACTTTGCAAAGTGGACTAATAGACCAGTGCCAGAGTTTATGAATTTTGAAACACACGCTGGATACGCATCATAATGCCTACATATGAATTCTACAATACCAAAACAGATGAAATGGAAGAACATAGAATGTCTTATAAAGACTTAGATAAGTTTGCAGAAGACAATCCACATCTTGAAAAAAGAATTTCATCACCTAACATTGTATCAAATGTTGGTTCAAGAACTGATTTTGGTAAGTCTGGTGGATTTAATGAGGTGTTGTCTAAAGTTGCAGATAAACATCCTAGGTCAGAACTTGCAAAGACACATCGTAGAAGAAGTGCAAAAGAAGTTAAGACAGATGAAGTCATTAAAAAACATGTAGAGATTCAAAAAAGACAAGGTATAATAAAAGAATGAATATAAAAGAATATATAAAAAATGAAGGATTTAGTCCCTTTGCAAGTGATGAGACTTTAATAGAAACTATGAAAGCCCAATCAAAAGATAGGGGATTGATTAAAGGAGAAGGTGTCTTTTCTCAAACCCAAAAACAAAATAGACCTTCTGCATTTAATCAAATGATATCATGTAACTGGATTGACCCAGATTTCTTTTGGGGATGGAGAGTCAGAGTTGAAGAAGGACAAGCACAAGGATTTATTACTCTTTTAACTGTAAAAGAATTTCATTCAGTGGAAAACAACCCTAGGACAAAAATGGGTGGGCCTGCAAGAGGAGCTATTAGTGATGCAACTGCTGGTCTTAATTGTTTATTTGCAATGAGAAGATTTTGTCCTATGATAGAAATTAGTCATACCTATGATAAAGCTATATTAGTAGGTCAAACACTAGAGACAGAAAATACATCATTTGTAAACAACGATGGTATTATAACTGAAACAGGAGTTCAACGAGTGGTTGAAACTGGAGAACAGGTTGGTACATATAAAGCAATCTGTAAAGATTTGAAACATGAAAGAGAATGAATCTGTACTAGGAATGTTTCAAACACCATTTTTTCTTGGTGATATTGATTACGAATATGAAATACCAAAAGATGAAAAATTTGTAGATGGACATAATAGAAAAGGTGTTGTTAATTCTAATGTATTAGATTTAGATTTACCAGAATTAGAGGAAAAGATATTAGAGTGTGCAAATAATTTAATAGTTGAAGTAGGTTTTGTTAAACAACCTATGAAAATTAATCAGTTATGGTTAAATGTATATGATGAAACTAGAAGCGCATTACCAGTTCATTGGCATCAAAATTGTTCATGGGCTGGAACATTTTTTCCAGAAGATGCTGGACATACTACATATTATGTAAATCCTAATGCTGGATATCAAAACATGTATTTTCCAGAAGTTGAAAAACCTTCGGATTTTAATCAAGATTACACACCTTTTACTAATATGCCTAAAGGTAAAGTGATTATACATCCATCTTGGATAGGACATTCAGTGGTATGGCATAGTCATAAACCATCATATTCAATATCATTTGATATTGCATATACAGGGCCAATAGGAAGTAAAGAATATGGGAGTTATAATGATGGAACTTAAACCTACAATACTAACAAGAGACGAATACAGAGAGTTTAATGATAGAGTTGCAATTCTACAAGGTAAAGGTTATGACCTACCATTTGAGGTAGAGTTTATTAAAGCAGATGATACATTTAAGGTCACAATTCATGGTAAACATGATATAAATGAACTTGATGCAATGACAGAGGATGTAAAACCACAAAGAATATTTCCATGAAGACCTTTGAAATATTAGATTATGATTTTCAATCATTACCTACAGAAAATATAGATGGTAAACGATACTATATCACACCAACTGGTGAGAAGTATCCATCAGTGACATCGGTTACTGGACTTTTAAATAAAGAAGCAATTAAGAAGTGGAGAAAAAAAGTTGGTGAAAAACAAGCAAACAAGATATCAACTCAAGCTGCAAGACATGGAACATCTGCACACCAACTATTCGAAGACTATATTAGAAATGATAACTTTGAAGAAAAGTTTAAGGGTGCAATGCCCACTACACAACAAGCATTTATTTCGGTAGAAAAAGAATTAAATCAGATTGGAACTGTTCATGCACTTGAATCACCACTTTATTCACATAACCTACAACTTGCTGGTAGAGTAGATTGTATTGCAGAGTGGGAAGGTGAGATATCAGTCATTGATTTTAAAACCAGTGCAAAACCAAAAAAGACAGAATGGATACAAAACTATTTTATACAAGAAACTGCATATGCAAAAATGTTTGAAGATTTAACTGGTAAGAAGGTAGAGAACATTATCACCTTAATAGCAGTGAGTAATGGGACAAGTCAGTTGTTCATAGAAAAACCGAGTGAAGTTTACCACACTAAGTTATTAGAACTTAGAGATAGTTATAAAGGGATGTATGGTTACTAGTGACTAGCCATCCACATTATTAAAAATGGTATTGCAATTGGTGCCAACATGAAAAAAGAAAATGAAAAAGCTTCTCTTATTTTTTCACAAATTTCGCATCGATGTTCAATAATATAATTAACAGCACTCATCATGAGAATTGTTCTCCTTATAAATAGTTTTAGGGTTAAAAATAGTGATATACTATCTGGTTATAGATAATTATCATTTATATTTATAATAGTTATAATCTTAATTTTTAAAAAAATCATGGCATATAGTAAAAAAGTTGTACAAAGATTCGAAGATGTTCTAAACAATCCAGAGAAACATGCAGTCGGTAGGTTCGACCCTAAAGACCCTAATGTTGCAACTGGATTAGTTGGAGCTCCTGCGTGTGGTGATGTTATGAAACTCGACCTTAAAATGAATGGAGATTTAATTGAAGATGTCAAGTTCAAAACTTATGGATGTGGTTCTGCTATTGCATCATCAACAATGTTTGTTGAAATGCTTAAAGGTAAAACAATTGAACAAGCAAAACTTATTAAAGATAAAGAAATTGCAGATGCTCTTGAATTGCCTGCAATCAAACTGCACTGTTCAGTCCTTGCAGAAGAAGGAATCAAACGAGCAATAGAAAACTGGGAAGAAAAAACTGCACATAGAAAACATAACCAACAGGGTAGATGGGAAGACCCAAATGGATATGGATATTAAAGACTTGACAATATAGAGTTTGGTAGTATAATTATATTATGGATATTTTAAAAAGACTGGTGTTTTTTGTTATTGATTGTTGGAGAGTTGTAATGGACAATCGATACAATCCTTTAAGACACATACACGACCCTTCAATTCAATCATACTTTACCCTTGCATTATTCATAATGTGGTCTTGTTATTTTGGTGTAGTTGCACTGCACTGGATGAACTGGATAGGATATAGTATCGTTTGGTCAATCATAATTCACATGGCAGTCCTCATACCAATCATGATAACTAATTACATATTTAAAGAAGCAGAAAGGAATGGCGGTAACTGGGTATCTGCATATAGAACACAACAAAGAATAGAGAAAATGGACTCAAGGTTGAAGAAACCAAACTATGAAAAAAGAATTAAATGGGATATCGATAAAGAGGCATGATACTCACTAAAAAAAGATTTGCAGAAGCCATAGAAACTGTTGTATTGCAAAAAGGATTAAACTATATCGATGCAATAATATACTATTGTGAAAAAGAACATCTAGACCCAGAGTCAGTAAAGAATTTGATAACACCACCTCTAAAAGAAAAAATAGAGAATGATGCAATATCTTATAATATGTTAAAACCAAATGCAAAACGAGGAAAAGGTAAACTACCAATATGAAACATTATAATCGAAGACCACAAAGGTCAAAAGAATGGGGAAGAAAACCCAAAAAACCATCAGGCCCACCACCATTTGATGTCTTAATGAGACGATTCAAAAAGAAATGTGAACGAAGTGGTGTTGTTGCAGAGGTTCGTGAGAGACAATATTATGAAAAACCTTCTTCAAGAAGACAAAAGAAAATCAATGCATGGAAGAGAAAGATTAAGATTGATAAGATTCGTGAAGAACAAGCCTTGGAAGCTTACAAAAGAAGTGGAAGGTATTAATAGTGAGTTGGCATGGTTATGAAAATGTCAATGCAAGGTTCGGATATGAATCGTATCAGTTATACCTTGGTATCAAATTACATTACAATTCAGATTATGATTTTAACAAGTATAATGGTAAAGTTAGTGCATCGTTTGAGAGTTATCTCAAAAGGTCTGATAAGTTCCAGTTTTCTAAATTACGAAAACAACATGGAGAAAACCTTAAAGACTTTTACATTGCAAACTTTATGTACAAAGACTATTGGATAGGAGACTTATTTGGTGAAGAAGCAAAAGAAAACTACACAGAATGGAAAAAATACAACCAATCTTTACTCTACTGTTTTGAGAAAGATATCAGATATCTTAACTCACTTGAAGGAGTATTGGACAATTTATTTAGTACTGATAGCTCTAGTCATCCTATCATTGTCTCCTCTATTTTATCCAAGTCCATATCCTTTGCCACTGGAGTATTACTCGATTCCCTCATACGATGGAGTTCCAGCGTAAACATAACTGAAAAGTATGTTTGGCCAGAATTACAAAGAAGGATACAAAAGACTCAAGGATTTATTGGATATAACAATAAAAAGTTAAAAGAAAAAGTATTAGAAATATATGACAGTTGATGCAATCGTAGCAGAAGAATTAAGACCAGATATGTACTCATATCTGAACCTAGATGGTGGTCATACAGCATATATTATAGGTAATGGGACATCTAGACAAGGATTAGACCTAAATGTCCTTAGCGGGGACATATGGGGGTGTAATGCACTGTTTAGAGACTATACTCCAGACTACCTCACAATTGTAGATGTTAGTATTATGGGTGAATGTTGTGAGTCTAGATATCCTAAACTTAATAAATGTTACTTCTCTGGAGAATGGGATGACCCATTAGGATTTGAAGAATATAATGTAATAAAAGAAACAATGGGTGTACCAGTGAGAGAATGGATAGACCCAAGTCATTCTAAAGTGACTATGCATGGAAAGGGTAATGGTAATGTTGGTATCCTAGAAATGCAAGCAATAGGAATAGAGGATGACTACAAGATTTCAAAAGTATGTGGCCCAGAACATGACTACCACATATTTGAGAATTGGTTTGCTGGTACTACTGCAGCTGCAATGGCATCAATGAACCACGACTACAATAATGTAGTTTTTGTTGGATTTGATTCTGTTTGGAATTACGATTCGACTAAATATAATAACATCTATGCTGGAACTCGATGTTATGGGACAGAAGACGACCCAGAAAACAACAGACTTGTTGAGACTGGTGACCAAGGTTGGATATCCCAGACAGACCAACTAAAAACTTTAGTTGACATATTTCCAAACATAGACTATTATATAATGAAGGATGAATTAAGTGTTTCTCCATTGGATGAATACTTGTTCTAATACAATAATAATAAAATGCAAATATAATGCTAATACGAGGATATAATTATGTCATTTCAAGACTTAAAAAAATCTAGAGGTGGATTCGACACCTTACAAAAAACACTAGAAACTACTTCTGGTGGAACTGAAGCAAAATCCTACAATGATGACCGATACTGGAAAATCGATTTAGATAAGACTGGTAATGGTTATGCTGTTGTGAGATTTTTACCTGCGTCTCAAGGTGAGGATATGCCTTGGGTACAATACTTCGACCATGGTTTTCAAGGGCCAGGTGGATGGTATATAGAGAAGTCATTGACTACTCTTAATCAAAAAGACCCAGTATCAGAACACAATACTGAATTGTGGAATACTGGATTAGAGGCAAACAAAGATATTGCTAGGAAACAAAAAAGAAGATTGCACTATGTGTCTAATGTTCTTGTAGTTTCTGACCCAACACATCCAGAGAATGAAGGACAAGTCAAACTGTTCAGATATGGGAAGAAAATCTTTGAAATGTTGAAAGACAAAATGCAACCACAATTTGAGGATGAAACACCAATGAATCCTTTTGATTTGTGGGAAGGTGCAGACTTTAAAATTAAAGTTCGTAAAGTAGATGGTTACTGGAACTATGATAAGTCTGAGTTTGCAACTCCAAAACCATTATCAGATGATGATGCAAAATTGGAAGCAGTTTGGAATAGTCAACATTCTCTACAAGAGGTGATTGCACCAGACCAGTTCAAATCTTATGATGAACTGAAACAAAAACTCGACAGAGTTTTAGGAATGACAGCATCGACTGCTACTGCAGCTTCAACTGCATCAGACTTTGATGATGTTGCATTTCCAAGTCCAGAACCAACAGTTGCAGAACCTACAACTGCTACAACAGATGTAGATGAAGATGAGTCAATCTCATACTTCCAAAAACTTGCAAATGATGTGTAAGGATTGTCAATCCTAAGTTATTTGAATTATAAATATACTATGCACTAAAGGATTGACTTAGGGGGCTGAGTTACCACTTGACTCAGAGAATGTACCAAGTAGGATGGTTGAGGTTTGGGTACATAATCGTGGTAAGATATCGACAGCGGCAGAGGATATCATGTTAACGAGCGGGATAACTGAGGGGCTCTTAACACTTCTAATTAATTATGGGAAAAGGTTCTAAAAGGAGACCTACAGTGGTCAGTGATAAACAATTCGAGGATAATTGGGAAAAGGCATTTGGTAAGAAAGAACCAAAGGTTAAGTCACGCAAGGTGACACCTAAACATGGACAGTCTCAAGTCCATCGAGATAAAACTAAGTACAAAAGAAAGGATAAGTATCCCTCACCTAATTATGAAGGGCCTTGGGGTAAAGATATGGGGTTAACTTGAAGGTTTACTTCATTGAATTATAATGAATGTGGGAAGGAACTGCCTTAGAACCAGTTGCCATATAACTTTGTCTAATAGTTGTATTATTTTGACTTATTGGATTTGAAACTACATTGTTAATAACTGTTTGACCAGTCATATCACCATTTTCAGATGTAAATGTTGGTGACTGGATTCCAACAGTTCCAAAATTCAACTCAACTTTATTCATACGACCTAATGCATTTGATAGTTCTTTTAAATGTCCAACTTTAGTACTATCTAAATTATTTAATGCCTTTGATAATACACTTACACCATTACCAAGACTAGACATTTCAACACCTAGTCCATCTTTTATTTCTATTTCTCCAAGTCTATTTAATTGGTCAATTGCACCTACACCAAAGAAATCTCTCAATGCTTCTCCTAGAGTTGTTTTAGGTAATTCGAAATTTGTTAATGCACCTTTAAGTTCTTTAAGATTTCCAGCTGCATTTCCCATATCACCTTCATATGGTCTTAATGCATCTGCAAGTTTCTTTAAAGGATGGTCACCAAAAGAAAAGAATGAACCACTACCAGCATCCATTAATTCTTTAATCTCAGGAGCCACAGTTGCCATATCTTGTATGTTAGTTTTTATTCTAGGGATATTCATTTTTTCAAAAGGTAAAATACCCTCTGCAAACTCACCTAATCCTTTACCCATCAAGACCAAAGTACCTACTAAAGCCATGATTGCTAATGCACCAGCTCCCATGATTAATGCACCAATACCAGAGGTTACAATTGAACCTAAGACTCCCATTAAAGTTGCAAGACCTAACATACTACCAAGAACTTTAAGCATATTGACCTTACCAAATGCTTCCATTCCATCGAATGCTCCCATCTTTTCACCAAGTGCAAATGCACCAAAAACACCAGTGAACCCTACACCTAGTGCAAGACCACCAACTGCTAATGCAGCTGCAAATCTTAAAGCACCTTTTGCAAATATACTCATACCAGCTGCAGCTGCAGATAATCCAGCACCAGCAACACCACCAATTGCAGCTGCAACTCCTAAGAATACAGATGCAGCTCTAAATGAACCACCACCTTTTGCATCATCACCTTCAGCTTCTACTGGTTGGTCATCTCCACCACCTAGAACTGTTTGTCCAGATATTGCAGCTTTATTTTGTGTTCTTAATTGTTGTTCTTGAAGTTTAACATTCCTTTGATTTATTTTAAGATTAGTTTCGTCTATTGATAGTCGTTTCTTATCAGTTTTTTTACCAAATATTCTATCTTTGGCAGCCATTGCTAATCTAATCAAGACTGATTTCATACTTTGTCCTATGAATGTAAGTATAGTACCAAGGAATGGTATTTGTTGTAATATACCAACAGCAGGCCCAAAGAAACTTAATACTCTATCAAAGTCTCCTCTAAGATTATCTTTAAATGAAGTTGCAATTCCAGCAACAGTTAAGTTACCACCTTCTTGAACAGACCTTTTTAACTCTTCAAATCCACCACCAAAAACTTTAATAACATTTCTTTCAAATCCACTTAGAGTTTTACCATATTGACGAATTTCTTCTAGTTGTCTTTTCTGTTCCTCTAGTTCTTTGATTGCAGATATATTGGTATCTTGACCATTCTTTTCTAATGTGGATTTCATATCAGATATGTCTGATTCTAAAATGTCTATATTTTTAGTAAGATTTGCAATCCCACTTTCATTTATAAAGTCATCTATTGATTCTTTGACCATTGAACCTTGCATTTTAGTAGCCATGGTTAATTTATTGGTGTCTGCAACATTTAAATTAGAAATACCTTCCATTGCAGTCTCAATCTTTTCTGCAAGGGTCATTGTATTTTCTGTATTGGATTCTTTTATTTGCTTCACGATACGATTCATGAAGATTTTTTCCAACCCAGCTCCAACTTCTTTAGGTTCTTCTGCCATAATACTATTTATTTACTATTGTTATTTGAATCGTGTTCTTTAGCTGCACTATTTACATACAGTCCAAACCAAGCAGCTCCAGCTCCTACCAGAATACTGATAAGACCAGACTGTTCCATTGTCGGTGCTTCTAATCCTATGAACCACATTACTACGAAGTAAATTAAGAATATGTACACACTTAAAAATGCACGAGGCCATATTCTCCAACTATCTACTGCTCTTGCAAGAAATATCCATTTTTGCCATGGATTTTTTTTGTCATCATGTTCTAACTCAAATATTTTTTGTTTGAGGTCGTTGTTCTCAGTGACCATTTCCATAAATTTACTGAGGTCAATTTCAACCTCATTACGACTCATGTCACCACTAAACTTTTCTCTATCACTCATAATACTCTCCTATCTTTTATTTTGAGCTTGTTTATACTTCAACTCCTCTTCTTCGAGATGTTGTAGTAGTAGGGAAACATATATTTCCCTTTCCCATGGATGCATATCATCCAGTTCGTTTAGTGACCAACCATGATGTTGGATTAAACCAAAGTTTGTTTGAATATAATTTGCAAGTGTTTCATGAGAAAGGGTTAGACGAAAAAATTCTGTATTCCTTCTAACCTAACCTTACATGGTGTTCCACATTTACTGCAATTGTATTCGACATCCTTAATCAGTTTTGGTAAGCTACTAAACCATTCCATTATATTGTTAAATTGTTCTGTAGATAATTCATTAACAAAATCATTTAACTCTTTGGTTGTAAAATCACCTTTATTATGGACTTCTTCTGCATCAAATATAGATTCTATTGATTGTGCTAATACACTGAATATGTCACTAGAACCTATTTCAGTTATATCTCCAATAGTTGCTTGTATTTCGTTGAAATTAGGAACTTTTAGAGTTACACCAACACTATCTGTTAACATAATTTTATTATCCTTAATTTCTCCTTCAATATCAATACTTGTTAAATCTACTTCTACAGTAGATTGTCCATCACATGTAGGTTGGTTTTCACAACCAAGTACTACATTGGTGACTTCACCAACAGACTTAATCCTTACTTGTAAGAATAAGTACTCTAAGTCTGTATTCGATAAATCCCTAACAGTGTCTTTCGACTCAGTTAAAGTGCAACACGAGTCAACTAAGTTGACAACAGTGTTAGATATCGTCTTAACTTCTCCATCTTCTAGTGCTTGAAGTAATACCTTTTGTTCACCTACAGTGAATGGTCGGTATTTTGCTTCTCTACCAGAGACAGGTAACTTACAAAAATACTCTATAGTATTTAATTTAGGTAATGCCATAATATACTCCTATCAATTAATCAAAGATTGCATCTTCGATTTTACCTCTTACCTTGTTTCCAAGTTTAGAAAAATATTTATCCAAATAACCAGTAATTAGGTTAGATGGTTTAGAATTAGTAAATTCACTATTCCAATATCTATATCTAAATTGTGCGTTAAATTTCATTACATCTGTATTCTCATATCCTACATTTATTACACCTAATTGTAATGGAAATGCATCAGTCATGATACATCTGTAATTAACAAAATCATTTTTATCTAACATTTCTAGTAATATAATTCCAGTATAATCATCATGAAATTTACTGTGAAAATTACCACTTTGAAATGAATTTATTTGTGATTGCCACAATTCAATCAACTCTCTTTCTTCAAAATCGTTTGTCATATAAAAAGAACAATCAAATTGGTCATATTGTGGTTTGTGTGGGATTGCTCTTTTAGGCCCATATTCTGATTCCTCTTGAGTAAAGAAACCTCTGCCTGGCATAGTTGCAGATTCACATTTTAATCCTCTGATTGATAGACCACCAGTCTTTGCACCAGTGCCAAACATTGATATATTATATCTATTGGGTCTTTGCAAATTATCTATCTGTGCTTTAAATCTTTCTAATTTCATCCTGCTATTTTCTTCCTACTTTCTTTCCAGACATTATCCATAGTAGACTTTCTAAATGATTCAGTTGGTAGAAATATTGCAATCTCCCAATCTGCTGAGTCTACTATTGCAAAACTGCTTCGTATCTGACTGGTTAAATAATGTTTTACACATGGTTTAAAATATGGTTTACCACTAATACCTTTAAGTAATTGATATGTGACATTAAATCTAGTTGATTCGTCATACTTAGTGTTATTTGTTCGGTCATATAATTGGTCTAAAAACTGAGCTCTCAATGTATGTGGTAAATAATGCAAGTTTAACCCTAAAAAACCACCTTTTGCTGGTTCTATTGGTATAGTAAGAGGGAATCTATCATAATAAGGTAAGGTTCGTTTATGTTTAGGGTCATACATGTACATATACATGTCACCATATATGAACCTTTTTCTATTTCTTGCATCTTTCATCAATTGGTTTCTATTGACACCTTTTATTTGAGAGACACGAGTTCTAAACCATCTCATGGACTCTTTAGTCCTTGCTTGGATTCCACCTCTAAAGGCTTCTCTTTCTAACTTGTCGAATAATCCTGCCATACATGTATTTATACCACTTTGACAGATAGGTACATATTTTTGTATAATACTCTTGTAATTAAGTGAGGAAATATGAATAAAACATTAATTAAAGAACTGTCAAAGATTAAAACTCCAGAACAGTTAGCAGAAATTTACAATTTTGGTAAAGATATATTGGATGCACTTGCAAAGGCATCTTTCAAAGCAGGTGATGGTGTTTTCGTAGTTCAAAAGACTAAAAAAACTTATGGTAAAATCATCGAGATTAAACTAAAGAAAGCGGTTGTTCAAATGAGAGGTCAACAATACAGAGTTCCTCTTTCAATGTTAGAAAAAGCAGATATTTAAGTGAGGTTTGGAGATATGGATTTATAATAAAGTAACGGCGTGACCCCATAGGTCGTAGGGGATAATCCCAGACAGGAGAATAATGAAGTGGTCGCTCCCTTCCCTAGGTCTGGAAGAGTTAAGAAAGACGAATGAAACATAAGAACCCTCGTCTTTCTTGCTATTTGACTAGATGGTCTTCGGTTAATATTCTAAATTTATATCCTCTATCCAAACAAAACTCTCTCGCTGCATCCCATTTAGACTCATTGATTGCATATCGTCTTGCTTCACGAAGATATTTACCATAATGTTTACCTTTCTTACTAGGTCTTACACATTGTGCTTTGGGTTTAACTTCTATTATTTCTTGAATTATCTTACCCTCAAAGTTCTTATATTTAATCCAAAAGTCTGGATAATATCGATGGACTTTATTATCAATGGAACGATAAGGTATAATAATCTCTTCACTACTCCATTCTAGAATAGAATCATTCTTATCACAATACTTCATAAACCTTAATTCCCACATAGAACGATAAGTAATTTTTGTTGGGTCACCTTTATATTTTTTATAGTTCTTTGGCTTGAATCTTCCCTTGTAACTCATATAAATACCTTATACATACATTAACCTTATAGAGATATTTATATGAATTTTTTCAAATCCCTTAAAGCAAAACTGCTTGGTTCTATTAAAGAGGACTTAAACTCTGCACTTGGTGGTCAAAGAGCATCATTTAATTCAAAAATAAGTGGTGCATTAGATGACCTAATTGCAATGAAAACAGGTATTAAATTATCTAATATTCCATCTAAAATTACAGAAGAAGCATTATTAAATGCAGAAGGAAGAGCAAAAGCAGAAAAAGCCATAGGTGAATCTATTGCACAAATAACATCAGAGGTTAAACCAGAAGGTAGGGAAATAATGAGATTCCCTACAGATGATAATAGATTTGTTGACAACTGGATTATATTCAGAACTATCCATAAAGCACATGCTGGATTAGCTGCTGGAACTAAGACGCAAGGGGTGGGAAACCCTAATGATTATGGATTATCTTTAAACATTGATAAAGATACTGGTAAAGAATATAATAGTGCAGATGAATGTACTATTATGTTGTATTTTCCAAATAATGTCAAAGATGCAGTCAATGTTGATTATGAGGTCAGAGATATTGGTCTTGCTGATATTGCAGTTAATGATTTATCTCAGTTCAGAGGCACAGATTTTAAAGCCATGTTAGGAGAACAATACGACAAAATAAGAGAAGGATTAGTATCATTTGAACAACTACAGAGTGGAGTAGTCACAGGTAATCCTAAATTTAATACATTCCAAGGAGTAACATTTAGAAATCATAGTTATTCATTTAGTTTAAATCCATATAATAAAGCAGATGCAGAAGAAATTACTAAAATAATACATTGGTTTAAGACTATGATGTTACCAATGTCTATGAGTGCTAATAGAAGACAAATGTTAATGCCTGCAGAGTGGAGTATAGACTTTAGAGGCCCTATATTAGGACACATAGAACATCCACAAAACTGTTTCTTAACTGCATGTGATGTGGACTATTCTGGTGGTAAAGATATGTCATTTATTGAGTCATTCCCTCAAAAAGACGAAGATAATACTGGTTTTTCTCAAAATGATTACTCTGCAATGCAACATTATCCTAATGGTGTTATATTAAATTTGTCTTTCCAAGAAATACTCAACATTGATAGAATTAGATATATTGATAGAGTGGCTGCAAATGCAAGAGGTAGAGAACAAGATGTTGCAAAAGAATTAAGAGATTTTGAGACAAACTTAAAAGACCAAGTAAATGATAAAAAAGCAACAGACGAGGCAACAGAAGATGCTGAGTTAGCAAAAAGAACATGGACTAGTAAAAGTGCTGCTCATATGGCCAAAAATTATGCAAGACAATTAGGGCCTGAGTATGAAGCATATTTCATTTCAAGTGGGAAAAGAACAATTGAAACATGGGGAGTAAGGAGAAAGGTAGAGGGAGAATAAATGGCAGAAAAATACTTTAAACATTATCCAACTATTGACTTCGATGTCAAAAATGATGGTGAACTTATAGAAGCAAAAGACATCTTTCGTAATATTAGAGTCAGAGATAACAGTGATGAAGCGGTCACAGGATACGAATATTATTATATTAATGACCAAGACAGACCAGATGTCCTTGCAACTAAACTATATGGAGATGCAACCTTATACTGGTTATTCTGGATGGTAAATGACCAATTTGCAACCTATAATGATTGGCCCAAATCTCAGTCCATATTAGAACGATTTATTGCAAGAAAATATAGTGGTAAAGCACTGGTCAGCAACCAACAGTCGGATATCGTATCTAGTTCGGATTCGAAATTTTTACAGGGAGAAAAGGTAGTAGGTTCTACCAGTTCGGCATTTGGATATGTCACCAAGATAGACCCTACTAATAAACAATTAATTCTCAATGATGTCCAAGGTATATTCCAAGTAAACGAAACTGTCACAGGCTCCCAGTCGTCCAAGAGTTTTACTCTTAGTTCGGTCAGAAATTTTTCAGATAGTCCACACCATTATATCAACTCAGATGGTAACAAAACAACCTCAGAGACCACTACTATGGTCACCAATAGTGAATATGAACAAACTCTAAATGATTCGAAGAGGAATATAAGGTATATTAAAACAGACTTTGTACCACAATTACTCAGAGAATTCAAGAGTATGATAAGAGAATAATCAGAAATGCCTATTACAGTCGGAAGAAATCAACCTAATTCTTATAGGATTGAGAGTATTACTATTAGTAATAATGAAGGTAATTCCTATGAAGTAAGTAATTTAATGGTAGACTTTGAGATATCTGAAAGTATTTATCAGATGTTTCTTACAGGTTCTATTACACTAGCGGACTCTGCAAATTTCTTTAATCGTATTGGATTTACTGGTCAAGAATATATTCGAATACATATCGGTGGTATACAGGGAAACGAAGAAATAGTCCCAGCAGACCAACAAATTGACCAAGTATTCCGAATATTTAATGTTTCAGTCCATTACAGAGACATAGATAACCCTACAAATACATTATATAATCTAGAATTTTGTTCTCCTTTGGAATATTTAGCAAGAACTCAGAGAATATCTCAGATGTATAGAGGCAAGACTGGAGATATATTAAATAAAATATGTCAAGATAAATTATTATTTAAGGGGAATAAAAGCAATGCTAAAGTGCATACGCCAGGGGGGAAGGAACTCGGTAATTACTTTAGTGTCTTTCAGTCCGAGGGAGATGAAACCTCAGTCCTAGTACCTAATTGGTCAGTGCATAAAACCTTAGAGTGGCTGAGAGACCACACCTCAGACGACACCGATAAGCCTTGGGGCGACTCTTATTACTTCTATCAGACAGCATTAAATGGCTTTAAGTTTCACAATGTGGAGTCTATGATGAAAGTAGAGTACTTAGAGGGAGATGTGAAGTTTGCTCCGCGTATGGGAGATGGAGATGACTCTTTTAATTACGACTTCGTAGATGCACGCGGGAACGACATACTCTCCTACATTAAGAGAAACACACATAATGTCTTAGATAATCACTCTCACGGCCTATATGGGGGTGCTATACAGGTATATAACCCTATTGCAAAGACTTTGACCACTGTTGACAGTCAATTTACACAACAATTCTCTCTCAAACAGGGAAAAAGAGGTGGAGATGCAGTTACTTACAAGAAAAAGTCCTTAAGTGAGGCGCCAAATTTCCGATTATCTAATGAATCTATCAGAATACCACCAGATGGGGGCGTTGGAAGCGTCTTAGATACCGCTACTGTTGCCCATAAGGGAGATAGTATCATAGAAAACCCAGGCGCGTCTATCACTTTTGATTATAATACACCTTTTTCCATGGGTCAAGGAGTAAATCCGAGTGGAAATAGTGTATTATATGGGACTGAGAGTGATAAATTAAACAGAGATAGAGTAGAAAAACTATTCGAGAGTAATCGTATGGACATTCAGATATCTGGGAGAACTAATATTTCATCTGGTATGGTCATCAATATAGATATCAAACAACCAACTCCGACTACTACAGTGAAGGATGAGATAACGCACAATGGCAAGATGCTTGTAGAAGGTATTACTTGGAGAGGGACAGGAGATGGACTCGAAACACAACTCACAGTCACCTCGGATGGATATCAAGTGTCTATGGATACTCATGCAGACCATGGGCCAGAACCACAATATTAGAGAGCCTCGAAGGGACAGTAGTTTGGGACTCCTAGGGTATTTTTTTGTGCCCTTTGCTCAGCCCTAAAATGTCTTGGGAAGTTCTGGGACTCCTAGAGTTTATCTGGGACTCCTAAATAATAATAATAAACATAGGAGAAATATATGTTAGAAAAAATAATAGACAAACATAAGGAAATGATGTATGAATTTATTGATTTAACTGGTATTAATGACTATGAATTAGCATGGATTTGTTTTATTAAGGGAGTATTATTTACTCTTTTATTATTTTGGATATTTTAATATGGAATTTATATTCATACCTTTACTTGCATGTATTATTTTAATGATAGGGGAACATTCAAACCCTAGAGGTATGAATATTTTTTGGTATAAATTTAATATTAAAAAAAGAGAATATTTTAAAGCATTAACAGAATATGATTCTGGTAATAATAAAGGGAATGGTAAACATTCAAGGATTAAATAATGACACGATGTTTTTTAAATAGTAAAATACATGGTGCAGTTTGTACCGATGTAGATTTAGATTATGAAGGTTCTATTTTAATTGACGAAGACTGGATGGATGAGGTGGGACTCCTAGTCCATGAACAGGTTGATGTCTATAATAAAACCAATGGTAACCGACATACGACTTATGTCCTACCTTTACCCAGAGGTTCGAATGAAGTTTCAGTCAATGGTGCAGGAGCTCATCTTACCAACATAGGTGATGAACTGATTATTTGTTCTTACATTTACCTAGACGATAACTACGAGGTTCTACCTTTACGACATGAACCTAGAATAAAAATAATCGACCCTAAAGACCGAATGTACAGAGAACTATTAGGATTAAACTGATGCCGAAATTTACAGGATTACAATCAAACTTTTATACAGGAGTAGTCGAAGACCGAAACGACCCATTACAAGTTGGTCGAGTTCGTGTGCGTATCTATGGACTGCATACCGATGACAAGACTCTTATTGCAACTCCAGACTTACCTTGGTGTGATGTCCTTATGCCGACCTCTACAGCATCCTTGTCTGGTCTAGGTCTGTCTCCACATGGTTTGGTTGAAGGTACAACTGTCATGGGTATGTTCCGAGATGAATATGATATGCAAGACTTTGTAGTCATGGGTTCACTGTTTGGGTTACCAAGTAATGACTGGAAAATACCACAGGGTGATGGTTCTAATCCAATATCTCGTAGTGCCGAACATGGATTCAATGACCCTCGTAGAGATACTAGAAAAGATTATATCAACTCTATCGATGGTGCAAAAAATAGTAATAATGGTCGTAACTGGAATCTAACTCAAGCACTAGACACTTCACCAAGAATCCCAGATAGTTTAGACCAGAAGTTAGATGGTTCTGGTACTAAGATTAATAATCCAGATAAAGGTGTAAGATATCCAAAAGAGTCTTATACTAAAAGGTCTAGCTCCGATGTAAATAAAATTGCAACGACTGGTGGTGCAAGTAATTATCCAAATAATATGATTGAAAGGTCTAAGGGTAATACAGTCAAAGAATTAACTAGAGGTAAGTCAGTAGTAAATCCAGTTTATCCTTTTAATCATGTAATAGAATCTGAATCTGGTCATGTCCTAGAATTAGATGACACACCAGCATCCGAAAGAATTCACATGTATCATAGGTCTGGGACTCGTTTAGAAGTATTACCAGATGGTTCTCAAACTATGAAAATAGTCAATGACTCTTATGAGATTACTTTAAAAGATAAGAAAATATTAATTGGTGGAAGTGCAGATATAGAACTCTCCAATGGTAATTATAATTTAATTGCTTCTAAAGGTACTACCGAAGATGGTGGTAATATTAGTTTGACTGCTGATGGGAATATTGATTTAACACTTACGAATAAAACTAAAGCAGTAAGAATAAAAGGTAATGTATCATTAAATGGTACTAAGTATGATTAATGACAACTTCTACTGCACCAGTTAAAGTCCCATGTCCAAAGGTTGTTGTACCAACTGCTGATGAATTAGAAAAAATAATAATTTTTATTGGGAATCAATATGGTTGGGAATATATTAAACCTCTTGAAGAATTATTAGGTGCATTTCCTTTATCTCATTCTTGGGATGGTATTACTTTAGATATACCAGAATTAGAATGGGAAAATAAAATCCAAGCAATCATTGAAGAATTTAAATTATATCCACTGGTAAAACTTGCAGAAGTATTCAGTAAAATAATAAAAGTTCCTATGGTTGTAGTAGAACCAATTACAGGTATATCAGTTGATGTTAGACTATTAATAACAGACCCAGATTACAAAGGACAACTCTTAACACAATTTCAAGAAGCTGGTGATGATATAATAGATTTACTTGTTCCAGATTTTGTTTTAGAAAACTGGGATGGTACAGATGGTATCGATGCACCAGCAATTAAGATGACTAAAGCATGGAAAGAGTTTGTTGCAAAAGTAAAAGAATTATTTAAAGGAAATGTTTTTGGTACACTAGCAAAGATACTAGAAAATGAAGCTCTGGAAGCTGCAATAGAAACAATTGAAGCATTACCAGACCCATTTCCAGATTACCTAGCATTATTATTAAGTTTGCCAGGCATGGTTGTAAATGGTGGTCAACTAGATTTTGATACCGATAAATTTCTTATGGGATTAAAAAAACAATTTAAAGAAGCAGGTAAAGATTTTCAAACAGAATTACTTACATACCCTTTACCACTTGTATCAGAAATAGCTGATTCAGCAGAATTAGTAGGACTTGATTTACCAAAGACATTAGGTGACTTAATTGATTTAGAAGAAATAGGTGAGTTTAAAAAAGTAGATTTTCCAAACTGGAATATAGATAAGTTAAGAGATAGAATTGATAACTTCATAAAAAATCTACCTCAAATGTTACTTGAAGCAGTTCTAGAAAAACTTTCAAAATATCTTGGGATGCTTATACCATCTGGTATACCGATACCATTTACTCTATGTTCGTTCTTAGAGTTCCTTGGTTTCCCAAAAGAGATATCTGTTTCTAATCTAGTACTAGAAGGGACATAAATAATAGTATGAGTGATAATTATTTCAAGAATCAAAACAAGATAACTGCAAGAAGGTGGTATACAGATATTGATTTAAATCTGACCCCACATCCTTCTTCTAAAGACTTAACTCTTAAGTATGATAAGGATGCAATTAAAAGGTCACTAAGAAATATCATGTTAACTAATAATTATGAAAGACCTTTTAGACCAAACTTTGGTGCAAACTTAAGAGGTCTTTTATTTGAACTTGCAGATGATATCACTAAATTTGAAATAAGAAAACAAATAACAGAAGCAATAGAAGCTTATGAACCTAGGGTGCAAATAGACGAAATATATTTAAACGAAGATAAGTCTAATAATATGTTTATAAATTTACATTATGGAATTAGAGGTGTGATAGAACCCCAAGAAGTAGAAGTAATATTACAGAGAGTACGATAATGGCAACAGTAAAAAGTTCACAAGTCAATATCACCGATTTAGATTTCGATGATATTTCGAAAAATTTAAAAAACTATTTAAAGGGTCAATCGACTCTTAAAGACTATGATTTTGAAGGAAGTAATATTAGTTTACTTATAGACCTTCTTGCATATAGTTCACATGTCTCAGCGTTCAATGCAAACATGGTTGCATCTGAATTATTTTTAGATACTGCACAAATAAGAAAGAATGTAGTATCTCGTGCAAAAGAAATAGGATACACACCAACAAGTGCAACTGCCTCATCAGCAACCATAGATTTACAAGTTAACAATCCTTTGATTGGTGGTGAGACTCCTACATCATTAACTCTTAATAGAGGACATAAATTTAAAACAGTTTATGATGGATTTAATTATCCATATGTATTATTAGAATCACAAACAATTACACCTCTGAATGGTGTATTTAAATTTGAGAATCTTGAAATATATCAAGGAACTATGAACTCTGATATCTTTGCATACAATGGTCAAATACAAAATCAAAGATTTCCACTTACAGAAGAACTCGTAGATACATCTAGTATTACAGTTACAGTGCAATCAACAGGTGGTTCATCTTCTGCATGGTCACAATCAACTGATATAAGTTCTGTAAACTCAAATAGCACAGTATGGTATGTGCAAGAAAATGACCAAGGATTATTTGAAGTATATTTTGGTGATGGTGTTGTTAGTGCAGAACCTTTAGATGGAGATACAATTACAATTTCATATCTAGTAACAAATGAAAATCATACCGATGGTTCATCTTCATTTACTATGACAGATTCAGTTGGTGGTAACACAGATGTAACTTTAATAACTAAAACAAATTCAAGTGGTGGTAAAGATAAAGAATCTATTGATTCAATTAAGTTTGCAGCTTCTAAATTTTATACTTCACAAAATAGATTAGTCACAGTAGACGATTATAAGTCTAAACTGCAAACTCTATACCCAGGCGCAGATTCAATTTCAGTTTGGGGTGGAGAAGATAATGACCCACCACAATATGGAAAAATATTCATTGCAATTAAACCTTCACAGACAGTTAACAAATTAACTAGTTCTGAGAAAACTATATTAAAGCAAAAACTAAAAACACTAAATATGTTAACAGTCAGACCAGAATTGATTGATGCAGATGTCATAGACATTCTAGTGAATACTAACTTTAAGTACAATCCTAAAGCAACAACAAAGACTGTATCTGAACTGGAAACACTTGTAAGAGCTGCAATTATTACACATGACAGCACTTATTTAAGTGGGTTTGATGGTATCTTTAGGCACTCAGTTCTAGCGAAAGACATAGACAGTGCAGAATCCTCGATTCTTTCGAATATCACAACTGTCAAACTTAGAAAAACAATTAGTCCTACTTTTAATCAAAGTAAAGGATACACTATCGACTTTGGTAGTGGTAATCCCTTTTACAATCCTCATAGTGGTCATAACAAAGCTGGTGGTGGTATATTAGAAACCAGTGGTTTTTTAGTATCTGGATTTACAGATACATTTTACTTTGATGATGATGGTGATGGTAATTTAAGACGATATTCAATTACTGGTTCAACAAGAGTCTACGCAGATAATCAAGCAGGAACAGTAGACTATTCAAATGGAAAAATTACAACAACAGGTATTAATATACTTTCAACAGTTAATACCGATGATACAATTCACTTTACAGTGAAACCGAATTCAAATGACAGTGTTGCATTTAGAAGTAATCTTCTAGATATAAACTCGTCATTGATTGATGTGACTGGTGCAACAGACACCATTGCATCTGGTGATACGAGTGCTGGGGTGGGATATACATCCTCGTCTAGTTACTCCTAAACTATGATTCATGTGTATGCATGAAGTAGAATTCCCACATGGTGTGGGTTTTAACAATGCTTAATTAGAGAGGAAACTAAAATGGCAGATAAAAAAGTAACGGCCCTATCAGATTTAGGGACTGGTATAGCAGGTGAAGACTTGCTTCATGTTATTGACGACCCATCTGGAACTCCAGTAAATAAAAAGGTTTCAGTCAGTAATGTTTTAAACAACCTTCCAGATTATCTGGGATTTGCTCAATCAGCAGAAGCTGTATCGTTCAGTTCGAACCAAGCAACTGCAACAGCTGGTAAATGGGCACACTACATCACAACAAGTGGTAGTGGTAGTCATGACACTTTAACAGTAGGAACTGGTTCTACAGGACAAATTAAATATTTTGTTCTAGTAAGTGATGGCGGTAAAAATGTTCGTATAAGTCCATCTGGTACTTTTACTGGTGGTTCATATGTAGAACTTGATAGTGCTGGTGATTCAGTCCAAATGTTGTACACAGGTTCAACATATGGTTGGGTTGTTATAGGTGGAAATTCTTACACTGTTGCTTAAGGATAATTAATAATGCCAATTCTCAACGATAGAATAACCGACCAATTACATGAACTCTTACCAGAGTACATGAATGAGGAAGGTCAAGGATTTAAGAAGTTTTTAACTGCTTACTTTGATTTCTTAGAGAAAGGTATTCTTATCTTTGAACAAGGCACAGACCTTGAGACAATAGGATTAGAAGATGGAGAAGGGGCACTCATACAAGAGACTAAAACCTTTTCTCCATCACCTATAGACAAAGCAAAAATATTATTCGAACAAAATACTGTAGGTCAAACACAAACAGGGTTTTGGGAAATAGGTGAATATGTCGTTGGTTCTACATCTGGTGCAACTGCAAGAATTGATGTTCTTGCAACTGTAGATAACAAACTTTATATCGAGGTATTTACCGAAGCACAATTTTTACCAGAAGAAACAATTGTTGGTCAGAATAGTGGGTACACTGCAAAAGTTAACTCTTTTGAAGGTGGTGCATTATTCGCTGCAAATAATTTATTAGATTATGCAGATGTAGATAAAACTACAGGAGACTTTTTGGAATATTTCCGAAGAGACTTCATGCCTACAATTGATTCAAAAATAATTGCAGATAAAAGATTACTTGCAAAACACATCAATAATATCTATCTTTCAAAAGGTAGTATGGCATCATATGATTTCTTATTCAGAGTATTATATAACGAAGACATAGAAGTTAGTTATCCTAGAGATAACATGATAAAACCATCTGATTCTAAATGGACAGAATCAACAGTATTAAATTTACATTCAGAAGAAAATCTACTTGAATATGCAAAAGGAAAAATAATAAAAAGAAATATCGAACAACAGGTAGTCACCGATATTCAAGCAGACACAATTACAAGAACAACGAGTGGGGAAGGAGATAATGTTTACCAAGTGGTAATCATGGAGCCATACATTGGAAGTTTATCAATAGGTGACACAGTAGAATTACAATCAAGAGAAAATTCAAGGAAGTATCATCTTGCAACTGTTAGAGGTATTATAAGTGATATGGACACAACAGACAGTAGTGTTCTTATCAGACTTGAGTCTGGAACAGACACAGGATTTTTCTCAGCAGAGTCAGATGATACCGAAGGATTCCAATTAGAAACTGCAACAGATAACTTAGTTGTTGGAACAAACAATCTTATTCTTTTAGAAGAAGGTACATCAACAGATAATACTGCAAACGAACTCCATGGTAAAACACCTATCATGGTTAGAGAAACAGTTAACACACCACAAACAGAAGCTGCAGTTGGTGGTGCAATGAAATCAGAAGAAGTATCTACTGGTGCATTGTATTCACAATCAGAAAATGTTGTAGTTAATTTACCACAATCAGAATTAGGTGTGGGTCAATCTGCAAAAACATTAATAGGTAATGTTGAAGATGGAAAAATAGAAAAAGTTATAGTAGACCCAGATGTAAGAGGAACAGGATATAGTGATGGAGACCTTGTAGTTTTTGATAACACAGGAAGTGGTGGAACACTTGCACAGGGTGTAGTTACATCTATTTCTGGAGACATACTTTTAGAGTCTGGAACAACATTTGGTTCATTTGAATTTACTGCGTCTTCTGGACAAACTACATTTAGTGGAAAAGATAAACACGATAATCTTTTAGTATATGACCCAGAGAAAGTTGTAGTTAGAGTAAAGAGGGCAGATGAATCTCAGAACATAACTGCACAGGGTGGTAATGTATCATTCTCAGTATTTGAAGAAGTTAGAGGAGCTGCAAATGTAGGACTTAATGGAAACTCTATTGTTTTTACAGGAACTTATGCAAACAGTTCCCATGCAAATTATGTTGGTCAGGCTGGAACAATAATAGAAGTATTTGCAGAACCAGAAGAAACAACTTTAATTCTGGAAGATGGATTACAATCAACAGGAGAAAACAAATTACTTTATGACCAATCTGGTGCAAACCCAACTGGTGCAATTTCAAGAATCAGAATAACAACAAGTGGTGTTGGATATACCTCACTTCCACAAGCATTTGTGGGTGGTGAAGTATTTTATTCAGAAACAACCACACCTAATTTTACGATAGGAGAAACAATTACATCTGGAACTACAACAGGTAAATTAGTTGACCATGATATAGGTGCAAAAAAACTTGTTATTGCTAAATTACAAACTACAACTGATACATCTACTTTTACAGTAGGAAGTACTTTAACAGGTGCATCATCTGGTGCTACTGCAACATCAAAACAAAACAGTTTTACTACTGGAGTGGGTGCAAGACTTTTACCTTATGGTAATGACATCGGTTCAATAGGAAAGTTAAGAGTTATAGAATCTGGAAATCATTTTAATAAATCACAAGGTATTCCAGATTTTAATCACCACTTTGTAATAGGTAGAATAAGTACAAACCCACTTGCTGGTACAACTGTTACTGGTAGTATCAGTAATGCAACTGCAACAATAAAATCATTTAATGGTGATACTGGAGTTATTTCATTAGAAGACATTACAGGATTCTTTAAAATAGGAGAACATGTTACAGTATCCGATGGAAAAAGTTTTACTATATTAGAAGGAAATCCAGCAACAGTTAGTGCAAAAAATAATTCAACATCTAAAGTAGATGGAAACTATACAAGTGATGTTGGTTTTCCATCTGTAACTGCACAAAGAATTCAAGACTCTAAGTTCTATCAAGACTTTTCATATGTAATTAAAGTTGGTCAAAGTATTAACAACTATCGTTCAGTGGTTCAACAGTTATTAAATCCAGCTGGTACAATATTCTTTGGTGAAGTTGCAATCAGTAATAAGATAGATGGTAGTGCAGAAACATATCGTGCTGGTTCTAATACCGAAGGATTTGATGGTGATAGAGTTACAAGGTCATTTATTCCAACACTTTATATTGGTTCTAAAATTGACCCAGCAAAAATTATTTTAGAAGAAGGTACAGTTGCATCTGGAGAAGAAGATGTATTCTATGCAGAAGAACAAAATATAATATTAGAAAATGGTGATGGTGTTGCAGTAACAGAGAGATTCCTTGCAGACGACAGATTATCATTAGCAGTTAGCACAACAGGAATGTCACCAGCTGGTTCAACAACATTTACAGTTGGAGAAACAGTATCACAAAATTTATTTAAAACTGCAAGTGGAGACATTGCAACTATTACAGGTAGAGTTGTTTCAAGTAATTCTACCACATTAATTATTGACCAAATCAGACCAGACCATACTGCAATGAAACAACTTCAATCAGAAGATGGTAGGCCTGGTGTCTTTAGTTTGTTTATGGAAACAAGTGGTGAATGGAAAACAGACCAGTCAGATACAGACATAGAGTTTGTACATGGTATTGTTGGTGCATCATCTGGTTCAAAAGCAATTGTTAATTCAGTTACAGATGCAAGTGTTAAAACAGACCAAGGTTCTGGACAAGCATTTATTGTTGGAGAAGATATTATAGAATCCGATGTAGGATTATATGACAGAATTATTCGTGCAAATGTAACTGCACATGGTCATCAAGTTATAAAAGAATTAGAAATACTACCACACTATGCACATACTAGAATTTATTATACCACATTAAACAATGCAATTACAATAGGTCAAACAGTTAAAGGTGCATCATCTGGTAAGTTAGGTCGTGTCATGGAACATGATACAGTCAATAAGTTTATTATTGTTTGGGAAGGTTCAGATTCACTTGGTGCAAATTTGGGAAGTTTTACAACTGAAGCAATTACAAATGAGTCTGGTGGAACAACACACTTTACTGCAACGACAGTAGAAGAACATCATGTCAATGAAGGAATAGTTAAGGTTGACATAGGACATAACTCTCCAGTATCAGTTCCAAGTAGACCATCAACAAGTGTCGACCCAAATGCAGCTTCACATTTGACATCTGAATTTTATGATGGTGAAACAAGACAACATAGAAAGAACATTACAATACTACAAACTTTTGCAAGTGCAAATACTAAGTCTGGTAAATTACTAACTATAGTACCAGATAGTAAAGAAGATTTAAATCAACAAGGATTAAGAGGTAGTGCAAATGCAACTACGATTGCATATGTGGGTGGACTAGACTGGGGTGAAACAATTAAAAGTGCAGATAGAGATTCTATAATTAATAACCTTGCAACAGGTAGAGAAAGACACAAAGTTCCATCGGATGCAAAAAGAATTAACTCAGTTGCAAATGTAGATGAAGAATTTATCATAACAGAAGATGGTTCATATCTAATTGAAGAAATAGACCATGGGTTCTTAATGGCAGAACCAGAACCAGAAAAATATAATTCATATCTAACTACAGATGGAAAACAATACTTTGGTGACAGATGGACAGTAGACCCAACCGAAGAATTAACATTAGAAGATGGCACTAGACTTGCATTAGAAGATGCAACTGATTTAGAAAAACGAGAAAGATTTGTGACTGAAAGGTCATATAACTTGGGTTCATACTTTATGAAATCAGAAGTACAAGATACACTTGTATACGAAGATGGTAGTAGAATAATCCAAGAAAATGCAATATCATTTGGTGAACCAGTCGAAAGACTTGGGCCAACACTAGGTGACCTTGCAAAAATAAGTTTCTCTCAAACACTTAAGTTTGAGGAAAGAATAACACAGGAAGATGGTGATAATATACTCATGGAAAATGAAGCAGGTAGACTACTTGTAGAAGCACCATATGAGGGTGTTAAAATTAGTGATATAAGTACTTTATATCCAAAAGAAAGTGTTTCTGATTTACAGGAACATGTAGGTAGGACAATGATATTAAATTACCCAGCTTCTGTACAATCTGGTGTATAAATACATATAAATACTTACTAGTATTAATTTTTTAACTTAGAGGAAAGGATAAAATGGCAGCGATAATTACCGAAAAATTTCGTCTCCACAATGCAAAGGAATTTAAACAAAGTGCAACCGAGTCTGGTAATGCAATGTATATGTTTATTGGAAGACCATTGTCTTGGACAGACGACAACAACCCGCCTACTCCAGTAGACTCTCTAAATGATGAGTATGATGCATATGCAAATATGGTTGCTTTGAAGAAAGTTTCATCTACAGATGTAAGTCATGCCATTATCCGAAGAGACTGGACAGGAAATACAGTATATGACGAATATCGTCATAATTATACTTCAAGCAACACTGCAAGTAGTGGTGCATCAACCTTATGGGCATCAACATTTTATGTTGTTACCAGTGATTACAATGTATATAAAGTAATCTCAAACAATGGTGGTGCTCAATCAACAGTAATGCCCACAGGTACTTCAACATCAATCTTAACAACAGCAGATGGATACAAATGGAAATACATGTATTCTATCTCTGCATCAGATGTTATTAAATTTGTAACATCTGATTTTATACCAGTAAAAACTATTGGTGCAAAAGCAGCTGTTGAAGGTGATGTAGGTGGACTAGGAACTGCAGCTGATGACGACAACTCTGCACAATGGGATGTAGAAAATGGTGCAGTAGATGGTACTATCGAACATGCAAGAGTCACAGCAGGTGGTTCTTCTTATGGTTCAGATGGAAACTATAATGTTGCAATCAGTGGAGATGGTGCAAGTGGACAACTCACAGTAACAGTATCTTCTGGTGCAATTACAGCAGTAGCAATAAATGCAGTAGGTTCTGGTTACTCAGTTGCAAGTATAGACAATGGTTTACTTCAAACTGCAACAAGTTCTACAGGAACAGGTGCAGCTTTTGATATTATTATCAGTCCTAAGAATGGACATGGTTCAGACCCAGTAGAAGAATTAGGTGGAAACTATGTTATTGCAAACTCAAGATTAGAGTATGCAGAAGGTTCTGGTGATTTCCCAACAGATAACGATTTTAGACAAATAGGATTGATAGTAAATCCAACAGATGCTGGTGGTAACACTTTATCAAGTGCAACTACATTGAGTGCATTAAATAGAATTACATTAGACTCTGGTGCAACAATGCCAGTAGTTGATGACACTATTGCAAATGCAGCTTCAATTGTATCTGGAACTGCTGTAGGAAAAGTCGTTTCTGTAGATTCAACAAATAGATTTATATACTACTTACCAGCTGAAGATTCAGTAGGAAACTTTAATAGTTTTAGTGCAACTAATACAATATTTGTAGGTTCGACATCAAAAGGAACAATCTCAAGTGGTGGTGTAAGTGGTTCATATCCAGAGGTACAAAGAAACTCTGGTGATATCGTCTATTTAGAAAACAGAGGTGCAGTTGCAAGGGCAGCTGACCAGATTGAGGATATTAAACTAATAATTGAAATGTAGGATAACTAACAGTGGCTCAGAAAACAGACCTTAATGTTAGTCCTTATTATGATGATTTTGCAGAGGACAAGAATTTTCATCGTGTTCTTTTCAAACCATCTGCAGCCATACAGGCTAGGGAACTAACACAATTACAATCAATACTTCAAAATCAAATTGAAAGATTTGGTTCTCACATGTTTAAAGAGGGTGCAATCATCCTTGGTGCAAGAACTAACTATGATAATCAATATTTTGGAGTAAGGGTTGAAGATACAAATCCAAATGGAAGTGGAGTTCAAGCCACTGAATCTTTTCGTACTGAATCTGTAGGTAAATTTTACCAAGGACAAACAACAGGAGTTGTAGGTAAGGTTGTAAATACAAGTCAAAAAACTACAGATGATGCATTAACACTTCATGTTAAGTATCAAGCAACAGGTAATGTTGGTTCTACATTTTATACAGAATTTCAAGATGGTGAAATACTAAATGAGGTAACTCAAAATTCAGATAATCTTGGTGGTTATTCTTCTGCATCATCCAATAATCAATTTAGAGTTTTTTCAATAAGTGGTTCTACAGATATAGGGTCAATGGTTGGTTCTGCAGCTAGTATATCCGAAGGTATTATATACACTAGAGGTATGTTTGTCAAGGTGCCTGCACAAACCATTATACTAGAAAAATATTCTAATACTCCATCCTACAAGATTGGTGTAGATATTGCAGAAACACTTACAACTTATACAGAAGATTCAAGTCTATTAGATAATGCAGCTGGTTCGTCAAATGAAAATGCGCCAGGAGCGGATAGACTTACAATCACACTAACTCTTGCAAAGAAATCATTAACTGCAACAGACTCAACAGACTTTATAGAATTAATGAGATTGTCTGGTGGTGAAGTTGTTAAGAAACAAGAAATAACAGAATATAACAGACTACAAGAAACTCTTGCACGAAGAACATTTGATGAATCTGGTGATTATACATTACAACCTTTTACTCTAGGATTTAGAGAACATTTAAATGATTTATCAAATAATGGTGTTTATACATCTACTGATAGTCCAAGAGGAGACTCAGAAAAATTCATAGGTACATTATCTGCTGGTAAAGCATATGTAAGAGGTTTTGAAGTAGATAAACAAACTCCAACCTTTTTAACATTTGACAAAGCAAGAACAACACTATCAAAAAATAATGTTGCATCACCATTTAGAATTGGTAATTTTTTAAGAGTTAATAATACTTTTGGATTACCAGATATAGATGAAGAAAATCCAGTAAATTCTTACAGTACAATAAATCTTTATGATACTGCATTAGGTTCTTCTGGTAATGGAACTGGTGGTGGACAACAAATAGGTTTTGCAAGAGTAAGAGCATACGAAGGTAATGCAGATTCAACCGATGACGAAGTATATCTATTTGATATAACAATGTTTACTAAACTTGGTGCATCTGGTAATTTTGGTACTGGGTTTGTTCAAGGTATAAAAGTAAAAGGACAATCTTCTGGTGCAACAGGTATTACTGCAACAGACTCAAGTAGTTCCTCAACTATGTTATTACATAGTGTTGTAGGTACATTCCAAGCAAACGAAACTGTACAAGTATTTAACGATAGTAGTAAAACAAAAGCAACTAACTCACTTAGAATATATGACTCTGGTGAAATCAAAAGATTACATCAAGATAGGGGAACTGGTAATCAGGCTGTATTTGGTGCAGATGTAGTTTTAGAAGATAACTTCTTTTTAACAGGAAGTGCAAGTGTCACATCAGATACCGAAACATCTAGTGCAGATACCATCACAGGTTCAGCATCAAGGTTCTTATCAGAACTTGTAGTAGGAGATAAACTTTTATTACCTAATGGTAATACTACTACAGTGCTATCAATCAGTAGTAATACTTCTATATCTGTTTCTGATATTAGTAGTACAGCAGAAGTTATAACAGGAAACATAATAAGACAAAGAGCAAAGTTTCAAAGACCAGACCAAACAGTTGCAATCTCTGGTTTACCAAATCAAGGTATTAAAGACATTTCACAAGTTGAAACAGAAATAATTAGAAGACAAAAAAATATTACAGTTGCTAGTAATACAGTCACTATGTCTGCATCAGATGGTACATTTGTTGCATTTTCAGAAGATGATTATCATGTTGCATTACCAGATGGAAGTAAACTAGCTTTAAATGATACAGGTGGAGTAGGACAAGTCACTGGAGCTGGAACAAATTCAGTAGTAATTAATGTAGGAAGTGTTTCTGGTGTTTGTAAAGTTATTGCAACTTTACAAAGAGCAACACCAACCATAAATGCAAAAACTTTTGTACAAGGTGCATGTATAACAGTAAACTCTGCAAGTGTGTCAAATAATTATGGAATTGGTTTCCAAGATAAAGATATATCATTGGGTGTTGCAGATGTGTATGCAATAAGAGGAATCTATGAAGGTGGTGATGCACTTAATCCTACAGGTGGTTCGTCTGCATCAGATTTTGTGACTACACCTTTACCACCATCATTTACATATACACCAGATGGTGGTGGAAATGCATTAACCAATGCTGGAACAGAAATCGTAGGAGTTGTCTCTGGTGCAAGAGGTATTTTAATTGATAACGATGGAACATCAAACTTCTTTTACTATGTAGAAAACTCTCCACTATTCCAAAGTGGTGAAGGAATAACATTCGTAGATGGAACATCTAAATCTGGAACAATTGCAAATGTTACAAAAGGTTCAAAAAATATTACAAGTAGTTATATATTTGATGATGGTCAAAGAGATGGTTTTTATGGTTTAAGTAAAATTACTAGAAAAGAATCTGGTTCTGCACCACAAAATCCAATCATGATTGTATTTGATTACTTTACACATGGTTCTGGAAATAACTTTACAGGTGTTGCATCTTATCCAGGCTTATCACCAGAAGAAATACCAGTTTATGAATCAGACAGATTTGACCCATCTGCATCTCTTGATGAAGATGGTGTATTTAACCTTGCAGACTCAATTGACTATAGACCAGTAGCAGCTAGATTAGTCACAGATAATCCAGACCATGATGTGTCAACTGCACAGGATATCTCTTCTGTTATATCTGTAAAACCATTTGATTATAGTCAAACAAGTTTTGATGGAAATGGATACGCACCAGACCTTGCAAAAATAGGTTCTAATATAACAATAGATTACGAATATTATTTACCAAGAAGAGATAGAATATTTTTATCTTCACAGGGTGAGTTTATAGTTGTCACAGGTGAACCATCTGAAAATCCAGTAAAAGGTGCAAAGGTTGATAATGCAATTGAGATTGCAGAAATATTCATACCAGCATTTACTCCAGATGTAGGAGAAGTACAAACTAAACTGATACATCATAGAAGATATACCATGAGAGATTTAGATGGTATACAACGAAGACTAACACAATTAGAAACAGCAGTCTCACTTTCTATGTTAGAAGAGAAGACTGAAACATTACAAGTTTTAGATGATGATGGATTTGATAGATTTAAATCTGGTTTTGTTGTTGATGCATTCAAAGGTCATGGAGTCGGAGATGTATTTCATCCAGATTATGGTGTATCAATAGACCAGAAAAATGGAGTATGTCGTCCAGCACATAGAACAAATTATTTTGATTTAAGTTATAATAGTGGTTTATCATCAACAATAACTAGAAGTGGTGATTTACTTACATTACCATTTACAGAAGAAACACATATCACATCTACAAAAGCATCTAAACAAGTTAATGTAAACCCATATGATGTTGCAAACTTTGTAGGTAGATTAGAATTAAGTCCAGATAAAGATGTTTGGCATGACATGGAACAATTACCAAATATTATAAGTTCTCAAGAAGGTAATTTTGATGCAATATTAGCTGGTGTAGAAGTAGGAACAGTATGGAATGACTGGCAACAAACATGGGCAGGAGCTCCAATAATTACAAGACAATCAGATGAAGTAATTGAGACAAGAAGATTTTCTGGTATAGCTCGTGGTGACTTTGAAGCAGAACCAGAAAGGAGAAGAGGACGAAGAAGAAGATTCAGAAGAAGAAGAGGAAGAAGGGGTGTTCGTACCACAGTGACAAGAACTATTCCTACAGTAGAATCTAGAACAGGTATAGTCACAAATGTTGTTGAAGATATTGTAGAAACAAGAGCAGATAGAGTTGTAGGTGTATCTGCAATCAACTTCATGAGAACTATCGATATAACCATATCTGGTGAATTGTTAAAACCAAATACTGCATTAAATGTATTTTTTGATAATGTTCAAGTAAATGCACATTGTACTCCTTCATCTGCAACTTATGGTGTAAGTGGTGGAACTGCAAAAGGAACACAATTAAAAACAGATAACCAAGGTAAATTAAATGCAATCTTTACTGTACCTAATACAGATGCACTTAGATTTGAAACTGGTATTAGAACATTAAAGGTTACTGATACTGCAACAGTAGATAGTGAATTATCTACTACATCTGCATTTACTAACTTTATGGCAAATGGTTCATTAACATCTCAACAAACAGAATTTATATCTACAAGAAATGGTAGAGTAGTACAAGAAACAGTAAACGAAGCAAGAGGTGGACAATTAGTCACAACAAACTCATCAACAAGATGGGTTGACCCACTTGCACAATCATTCTTAATAGAAAAAGAAGAAGGTGTGTTTATAAATTCAATCGAAGTATTCTTTAGTGCAAAAGATGGTGGTGGTTTACCAGTGACATGTTCTATTAGACAAATGTTAAATGGTTCACCAACTCAAAAAGTATTACCTCTTGCAGAAAAAACTTTATATCCAAATGAAGTTAATGTTAGTGTAAATGCACAAACACCTACTAAGTTTACTTTTCCAGCACCAGTTTATTTAAATCCACAAACAGAATATTGTTTTGTACTTGAATCAAACTCAAATGCATATTTAACATGGGTTGCAGAAATGGGTGACTTTGATGTACATACAAAAGAACCAATTGACAAACAACCATATGCTGGTGTATTATTTAAATCACAAAACAGTTCAACATGGACACCAGAACAATTACAAGATTTAAAATTCAATATTAACAGATGTAAGTTTACTTCATCATCTGGTAAAGTTGTATTAGAAAATAATGCAGTACCAGTTAAAAAACTAAAAAACAATCCAGTTCAAGTTTTTGGTAGTGCAGATAGAGACAGAGTAAAAGTATTCCATCAAGCACATGGTATGTATGATACAGATTCTAAAGTTATACTTGCAAATGTAAAAGGTGATAGGTCTAATAGTATTAGAACATTTACAGTAGGAAGTCCAGCAGGAACTGCTGCTGGTGCAGCTGGTTCATATACTGCAACTGGAATTGCAAGTGGAAATGGTAAAAGTGCAACATTTAATTTAACATTATCGGATACAAATCAAATTACATCTGGTACAGTAAAACTAAACAACCCAGGCTCACAATATGCAGTTAATGAAACTTTTCAAATTCCTAATAGTCAAGTTGGTGGTACTGGTTCAGATGCATTTGTTACAATTACAGTAAACACTGTAGAAGATTCATTAGGTGGAATACCTATTAGTTTAATCAACGCAACAAATCAAATTGCATCTTTTGATATGGATTCATATGAATTTGATGTGTCTATACCATCTACTATGTTAGGTGCAGTTGAACCTACAAGAGGTGGTGGTGAAGATGTCACTGCAACAGAAAATATGTACTACGATGTACTGCATACTTTAGTACCTAATATAATACATCCTAAAACAGGAATAACATCTGAAATATTTAGAACAACTACAGGACAAATAAATGGTGATGATAATAGTTATTCTAGAAACTCTGCTGGTGAAGTAATTGTTCTTAACGACAATAACTTCTTATTTAATTCTGGGATTGTTGCATCAGAGGTAAACGAAACTGATAATATGTCTGGAGTTAAATCATTTAAATTAGAACTTGATATGACATCGACATCTGATTTTGTTTCACCAGTAGTTGATGTCGGTTCTATAGGTGCAAACACTATTATGAACAGAATTGATGCTGGTACTACTGCAACTAATACAGGAACAGTTGCATCAACAGAACCAGAAGGTGATAACAATGCAGCTATCTACTGTACAAGATTAGTACAATTAGAAAATCCAGCATCACAACTTAAAGTTGTCTTTGATGGATTTAGACCAGCAGGTATTGCAGATGGACAGATAAGAACATACTTTAAATTATTAAAATCAGATTCTACTCTTCCATTTGAAGAACTAGGATGGACAGAATTTGCAACTACAAATGTACCAGATGCAGACTCAGGCAAATTTAGGTCATATGAATATGATGCACTAGACTTAGAAGAGTTTGTAGGATTTGCAATCAAAGTAGTAATGCAAAGTAAAAGAACAGTTGAACCATGTGCAATAAGAGCATTTAGGAGTATAGCACTTGCGTAAAAAAGTAGAAGGACATAAACATCTTGTAAAAGATGAATTTAGCAAAGCAGTTATAAATACTGATAAGGATGCTTATACTTTGTATAAAAAACGAAGAACTCTTATACAAGCAAAAAATGGTGAGATAGAACAATTAAAATTAGAAATGTCAGAATTAAAAATGATGATGACACAGGTTTTGGAAAAATGCAATGGCGAAGAATGTAAGTAATAATCAAACTTTAGAAGAGTTTAGACAATCGTATAACGACTTAGTAGATGAAGTTGGTGGATTAGGTTCGCTTAGAACCAGTCAAAAAGGTTCTTTAGTAGATTCTATTAATAGTATCATTGACCAGTATTTCTTTTTTCAAGACTTTGAATTCGATGGTTCAGATGGTTCAAGTTCAAATAGAACATTTAGTGGTACAGATAACTTTGGTGAAACACTACAGTATTCTGTTAATAGACTACTAGTATTTAAGAATGGTACACTACTTAGAAGTGGTACAGACTATTCTGCAACCAATGGTACAAGTATTACTCTTGCAACATCAGCTGCAAATTCAGACATTATAAGAATTACATCCTTTACAGGTTCATACGAAGGTGTTGCTGGTGCAACTCAAGCTGCAACAACACAATGGACTAAGACTGGTGCTGGTTCTATTTACAATCATGATACTACAGGTGGAGTTGTAATTAATGCAGATGCAACTGGTATTGTCACTGCTCCCCCATCTGGAGTTGGTGTACAGATAGAATCAGATGGTGCAGATATATTTTTAAATGCTGGTGGTTCTTCAAACAAGGTTGATGTCAATGCTAACTTAAGTTTAAGAAGTGGAATGAAACTGCAAAAAGCAGGTGGAGATATTGCAATAGGTGATATTCAAGGATTACAAGCTGCAGTCAGAGGAGCTATAACTGCAAGTGGAGATATCTCATACGATAATTCAACAGGTGTAATTTCATTCAGTCAAGCAGATGCACCAGTGACCAGTGTTGCTGGTAAAACAGGTGCAGTCACACTTGCAGAGGGAGATGTTTCATTTACAGGTGGTAGTTTACAAGAAAGAGTACAGGATATTGTAGGTGCATTTATATCTGGTACTGGTTCAACAACAGTTACTTATACCGATGGTTCTGATTCATTAGTAATATCATCAACAGGTAAAACTCAAGAAGAGATTGAAGACATTGTTGGTGCAATGGTTTCTGGTAATACTGAAACAGGTATTACAGTCACATATGATGATAATGGTAGTGGTGTTGGTAGTTTAGATTTTGTAATAGGAGACGATGCAATTGTAAGTTCAATGATTGCTGACAACACAATTGTTGGTGGTAATATTGCAGCGAATACAATTGGAAGTTCAGAAATAGCTGCAAACGCAGTTGGTGCTAGTGAGTTGGCTGACGATGCAGTAGACACAGATGCAATTGCAAATAATGCTGTAACTCTAGGAACAAAAACATCTGGCCCCTATGTTTCAGATGTCAATGTAGACTCTGGAGAACTTACTGCATCAGAATCAAATGCTGGTGGAGAAACAAATTCAGTTACACTAGGACTTGCAGATAGTGGTGTAACTGCTGGAACATATGGTTCTGCAAGTGCAATCCCAGCTTTAGTAATTGATGCATTTGGTAGAGTAACATCTGCAAGTACAAATGCAGTTGATACATATTCTGGGTGGAGTGTAGAGGCAGATAGTGGAAGTAAATCAGTAACCGAAGGTACAACCATAGATATAGCTGGTGGTGAAGGTATAGATACTGCTGTATCTGGTTCAACAGTAACAATTACTGGTGAGGATGCCAGTGCAACTAATAAAGGTATTGCATCTTTTAATTCAACTCATTTTGGTATATCAAGTGGTGCAATTTCAATTGATACAGAATTTATTGAGGACACTGTAGGTGCAATGTTCTCTAGTAATACTGAATCTGGTATTACAGTTACTTATGATGATAATGATGGAACAATAGACCTTTCAACAGATGTAACACAAACTCCAGCAATTACAAGTAATGGTTCAACACCTTCTTTAAACTCTGGAATATCAGCAGCTGAAATAAGAGATGTAATAGGTCTTGGAACAGCTGCAACAATTAATTTTGATGGTGCATATTCTAGTTTATCTGGTTTACCAACAATTGTAAATGACACAGGAACACCAGCAATATTAAGTGATGGTTCGTCACCATCTCTTAACTCTGGAATATCAGCAACTGAAATAAGAAATTTGATAGGTGCTGGAACAAGTAATTTCAATGGTGCATATTCTAGTTTATCTGGACTACCAACTATACCATCAAACAATAATCAATTAACAAATGGTGCTGGTTATATAACAGGTATTACATCATCTATGGTTACAACTGCATTAGGATATACACCATATAATAGTAGTAATCCTTCTGGTTATCTTACATCTGGTGCTGGTACTAATGTAAGTTTTGGAGTAGTAACTGGTACAGAACTTAGGTCTACTGGTGATATTACAGCATACTATGGTACATCTGACATTACATTAAAAGAAAACATTACACCTATTAATAATGCATTAGACAAAGTAATGTCTTTAGATGGAATTAACTGGACATATAAAAATGATGGTAGAGCAATGACTGGATTGATTGCACAACAAGTACAAAAGGTTCTTCCAGAAGCAGTATATAAAACTAATTTCTGGAACAGTAATGGTCATCTAGCAATTAGATATGGTAATGTTGTAGGTCTTTTAGTAGAATCTATTAAAGAACTTTCAGAAGAAATCAAAACATTAAAGGAGAAAGTTTAATGCCTTTTTGGCAAGGTACAACACTACCCTCAACAGGGCCAATAAGTTTAAATCAAATCCATGTAGAGTCTGGCGGGACAAGCGGTACAACAATAAATTTTAATCATCAAAGAATAAGAAATCTTACAGGATTTAAAAAAAGTAAAGCTGGAGCAAAAAGTTTTAGTCAATGTCGTGGTGCTTATCAAGATGGATTCCCTGGCGTAAGTAATCGTGGAACAGCACCTATTGCAGTCTATGGTGACGGCCCATCTTGGAGTGGAAGTGTACATAGTTTTGTAGGTCATCAGACCATTACTTCTCGAAGGAGAAGTTTCGCATATGGTAACACTTTTTCCACCTATTATACAGGGGGTAATAGTTATACATATACTAATAATACTAGTGTTATTCAATATTTTGCTAGGTCTTTTTGGGAAGATGAAGGTGAAGGTGATTATGATGGTGCCATAATAGTAGTGGCAGTTGCTCCAGGCGGTAGTGCTACGGCGTATACTCGATGGATGAATAATAATGGAAATTACTTTTCCACTAATAATTCTAATCTAGCAAGGGTAGTTCTTGATATTAATGATATATCTGAATCTTATCCTCGAGATGGTAGTGGTAATGGAGCATTGCCTGACACTGGGACTCTATATCCTTTTGGTCTTACAGTAGATGCAGATTAATGCAAACACTTTTTTCTATAAATGCCGATAATCTCATTGAAAAATTAAATCCTATTACTCAAGAAAGATGGGAAGTTTGGACTAAACGCAGAGGTGGTGCTCATGAAGATACTCGTTGTATACCTCTTAAATGGTCAGCAAATAAAAGAGATTTTGACCCAAACCAATCTAACGAATACAATCAAATAGAATATCACGAAGAATATCTTTTGTTTGCTAATGAATTAGATGATATTAATAGAACTTTAGATAGTATTCATGGCCCTGCAAAATTAATAAATGCTGTATTCATAAAACTTTTAGCAGGTTGTAGTGTTAGAGAACATCAAGATGTACCTACTGGCAGAGAAAATATTTTTTCTAAAACTAGAAGATACCATATACCAATTGTTACTAATCCAAAAGTTTACATGAAATGTTTAGATAAAGACTATTATCTTGAGAAAGGTAATGTTTATGAATTAGAGAACACAAAAAATCATGGTGTTAGAAACGAAAGTGACATAGACAGAATACATTTAGTAATAGATAGGTTGCCTTATTAAAACCATCTAAAAGTTCAAAAGATATAAATACTACTAGAATTAACATCAAAAGGTAGTATTTTATGGCAAGTATCAGTAATTTATTCGTAGACCAAGGTATAGACTTTTCTATATCTATTGCTTTAACTGATTCTACAAACTCTGCATTAAATTTGACAGGTTCAACTTTTCTTGCACAAATAAGAAAAAGTCATGGTTCTTCTACAGTCAAGGGAACATTCACTGCCTCACATGATGGAATAGGTGGGAACTTAACATTAAGTCTTACCGATGTACAAACCGCTGCAATTGAAGCTGGTAGATATGTTTATGATGTATTACAGACAGATGCAAGTGGAGATAAAACAAGATTAATGGAAGGTCAATTAATTATGACACCAAGCGTTTCTAGGAGTTAATTATGACTACTCAAGTAAAAGTGACTCAACAACCTAATATTTCATTAAAGGTTGCAAATCCTCAGAATAAACAGGTGAAACAAGTTGCAATAGGACAAGTAGATGCAAGTAGTATATCTTTAAATGAACTACAGAATGTAGATACAACTACTGAAACATTGCAAAGTGGAACGACCCTTATATTTGATGCAACTACGAATAAGTTTGAAGCTGCCAATAATATTGATGGTGGGACTTATTAATTAGGAGAAATAGATGGCAACAGTAATTCAGATAAAAAGAAGCACAGGTGTTTCTGCCCCTACTGTATCTGACCTACAACAAGGTGAATTAGCATATTCAATGGATGCTTCCAATAGTGGAAGTGGTGCAATCCTATATGTCGAGTCCCAAGATAGTGGTGGTAGTGCAGTAATACAAAAATTAGGTGGTAAATACTATACAGATATTTTAGATGGTACAACACCAACACCAGCAAACTTCAAAGTAGGGAATGGAAGTTCAACTGGTGGTAGTTTACAATTATTCGAAGATACCGACAATGGTACTAACTTTGTAGCACTTAAAGCACCAAATGCAGTAACAAGTGATACTACATTTACATTACCAGATGGTGATGGTTCTTCTGGACAGTTCATTCGAACAAATGGTGCTGGTCAGTTAGAATTTGCAACAGTAGTATCAAGTTTATCATTAGCTGCAGATAGTGGGTCAAATGATTCATTCTCAACTGGTGAGACTTTAACTTTCACTGGTGGTGAAGGTATTGATACAACAGTAGGTGATAATGTTATCACCATAGCAGGAGAAGATGCAAGCACAACAAACAAAGGTCTTGCATCATTTAACAGTTCACAATTTACTGTATCAAGTGGTGCAGTAAGTCTAAACGATTCTTTCTTAGTAATAGAAAGTGAAGGAATTGGTTCAAATGATAATGACACAACAATTCCAACATCAGCTGCAGTTAAAGATTATGTAGATACAAATATAACTGCTCAAGATTTAGATACTGCTGGTGACAGTGGAACAGGTTCAGTAGATTTAGATTCTCAATCATTAACTATATCTGGTACAACTAACGAGATTGAGACAGTTGCAAGTGGTCAAGGAATAACAATTGGATTACCAGACAATGTAACTATAGGTAATAACCTTACAGTTGATGGTAATTTAACTATCAATGGAACTACAACAACTGTAAACAGTACAACAGTTACAGTTGATGACCCAATCTTTGTAGTGGGTGGAGATACAGCTCCAGGCTCAGACGATAACAAAGATAGAGGTATCGAGTTTAGATACCACAATGGTTCAGCTGCAAAATTAGGGTTCTTCGGATTTGATGATAGTACAGGTAAATTTACATTTGTTCCAGATGCAACAGATACTAGTTCTATAATATCTGGTACAAAAGGTAATTTAGATATTGGTTCACTAGACCTTGCTGGTTCAATTACAAGTGTAGATGGTTCTGCACCAACTAATGGTCAGATACTAATGGGACATACTTCAAATGGAGATATGCAATTAGGAACATTGACTGCTGGAGAAGGTATTGATGTAACAAATGGTGCTGGTAGTATAACTTTATCAGCAGAAGATGCTACTGCAACTAACAAAGGTATTGCATCCTTTAATGCAAGTGAATTTACAGTATCATCTGGTGCAGTTTCAATTACTGCAATAGATGGTGGTAGTTATTAATAACATAAGGAATATATTATGAGTTATGGAAAAGTATGGAATTCTGATGATTCTGGAACAGGAAGAGTTGTTACCAATCGATTGATTGATATACAAATTCCAGATGATGTAATGCAACAACTTTATTTATCTATAGATAGTAAAGTTTTTATTAGTGATGGTGGGAACTTTACTGCTAAACTCAAATTAGATAATTCTGAGGGTGGTAGAGAATTACAATTAGGATTCAGAGTTGATGGTGAGACACCAACAAATGGTTGGTGGGAATCTAATAATAAATTAGTTGAAAGAACTATTAAAAATGTTCCAAACGATGTTTTGAATTATTTGGGACTTGGTTATGCAGATGACCAGATTAAAATCAAATATACTGTAGACACTTCTACATGGAGTGCAATTTTAGAAAAAGAATCTGTTATATAACAGAGTATTACAGGGTATATACCCTAATGACAAAGTGAGTGACATATGACACAGACAGTCCAATTAAAAAGGTCTGCTACTGCTGGTGCAATTCCAAGTACATCTGACTTAGCGTTAGGTGAATTGGCATTGAACACCTATGATGGTAAGGCATACATAAAGAAAAGTGTAGGTGGAACTGAATCTATCGTTGAGATAGGAGTTCAGTCTGGCTCATTTGAATCTATGACTCATTACCTTTATAATGCAAGTGCAAACCAAACAACATTTTCAGGCACCGATGCAAACAATGAAAGTTTATCATATACTGCTGGACAAATACTTGTATTTTTAAATGGTGTATTTTTAGACCCAGATGATTATACTGCAAGTAATGGAACATCAGTAGTATTAGATGATGGTGCAAAATCATCCGACTATCTAGAAATAATATCTTTAGGTTCTGGTGCTGGTGCAAAACTAACAGGAATTTCTGTTTATGAATTCACTGCAACTGCAAACCAAACAGTATTAACTGGTGCAGATGAAAATGGTAATACCTTATCATATACGCCAGGCAAAGTCTTAGTATTCTTAAATGGTGTTCTTATGGATAATAGAACATCTACAGACTATACAGAAACAAACACTTCAACAATAACATTCAGTGCTGGACTACAGGTTAGTGATACTATAATTATAAAATCTTATGATGGTTCTGCACCATTTTTTAGAAATCAATATGATATTACTGCATCATCTACTTCAAGTATAAGTGGAACTGATGCAAATGGAAATTCATTAAGTGTCATTCCCAAATATACAGAAGTATTTGTGAATGGTATCTTAGTTAAAAAAGGACAGTGGACTTCTGGAAGTGGAACAGAAATTACATTTGTTGATGCACTTACAGACCCAAACTATGTTATAGATGTCATTGAATATGGATTTGATACACCAGAAGTAAATTTATTTCTGGATACTGAACCATTCTTAGGTGGTGACTTAAACACTAATGGTAATGGTATTATCGGGCCAGTGCATATGGAAGTACTTGCATCTGACCCATCTGGAGTCACAAATCGTGCAGCCATATATGCAAAGGATGTATCGAGTAGTGCAGAATTATTTGTAAGAGATGAGGCAGGTAATGTCACACAAATATCTCCTCACAATGCTGAGGGTGAATGGACATATTATTCTGAGAATAGTATAACAGGAAAAAGATTTAAAGTCAATATGGAAAAGATGATTCGAAAATTAGAAGAAATCACAGGTGAGAACTTCATTGAAATAGATGAATAAGATAAATAACTATAAAGGATTTAATTAGGGAGAAAATTTAAAATGCCAACAAAAGCAAGATATCTTGCAGACCTTTTGAATGCATCTGGAGAACTAGACTCTACAGGTGCTATTGAAGCGATACAAGACCAGATTTCAAGTCTGTTCGGTGCTGGAACACATACAGGTATATCATTTTCATATGATGATTCATCTGGTACATTTAGTGCAACAGTAGGTGCAGAATTCATTCAAGATACAGTGGGAGCTATGTTTAGTTCTAACACTGAAACCAATATAACTGTAGGTTATGAAGATAGTGATGGAACTATCGACCTTGCAGTAGAACAACAATTAAACAATACAACTGCACCATATTATCACAAAGTAGTAGTCACAGTAAGTGGTGGTAAGTTTTTATTAGATGGTGGGTCACAACAAACAGCAAAACTTTCTCCTAATGTTGTTTACAGATTTGACCAATCAGATTCATCTAATGCATCACATCCTTTAAGATTCTCTACAACCAGTGATGGAACACATGGTAGTGGTTCAGAAATGTCTTCTGGATATACTATCTATAATAAAGTAGGAACAGCAGGTTCATCTGGTGCATATGTAGAAGTGTGTTTCGAAATGGATGCAATGAATCCACATTATTACTATTGTGCAAACCACAGTGGTATGGGTGGAAATGTTCACATAGGTGAAAATCCAAGCACAGACCAATTAACAGAAGGTTCAACAAACCTATATCATACGACTGAGAGAGTTCAAGATGTCGTTGGTGCAATGGTATCATCTAACACAGAAAGTGGTATAGGAGTGACCTATGATGACTCAGATGGTACTCTAGACTTTAATGTGAATGACCCTACTATTTCTTTGACAGGAGATGTAACTGGTTCTGCAACAATGACAGACCTAGGAAATACATCTATATCTACAACAATTGCAGCTAACAGTGTTGCACTAGGAACAGACACAACAGGAAACTATGTTGCTGGAATCTCTGGAACTTCAAATGAAATTGAAGTATCTGGTTCTGGTTCTGAAACTGCAACAGTAACAGTAGGATTACCAGATGATGTAACTATTGGAAACGATTTAACAGTAACAGGAGATGTTGGTGCAGCCAATTTAACTCTATCTGGTAACCTTACAGTACAAGGAAGTACAACAACAGTATCATCTACTACTTTAGAAGTAGCAGATGGTTCAGTAAAAGTTGCAAAAGATAACGCTGCAAATGCAACAGACTTCGGTTTGTATGGTCAATATGTTGAAGGTTCAACCACAAAATATGCTGGTTTACTATGGGATGCATCTGAATCAAGTAAGTTTAGATTGTTTCATGGAAACCAATCAGAACCTACAACTACAGTTAATACAAGTGGAACAGGACATTCAACAGGTAAATTAATTGCAGACTTAGAAGGTAATGCTGATACAGCAACTGCACTTGCAAATTCAAGAGTAATTGCATTGAGTGGTGATGTAACTGGTTCTGGTACTTTTGATGGAACAGGGAACTTAACCATATCATCTACAATTGCAGCTGACTCGGTTGCATTAGGAACAGATACAACTGGTAATTATCTATTAGATATATCTGCTGGTGAAGGTATTGATGTATCTCATACACAGGGTGAAGGTTCAACTGCAACTATATCTGTAGAAGATGCAACAGAAACAAACAAAGGTATTGCAACATTTGATGGAACAGATTTTACTGTATCATCTGGTGATGTAACAATAAATGCAGAAAGAGTACAAGACATTGTTGGTGCAATGTTCTCTGGTAATACTGAAACAGGTGTTGGTGCAACATATCAAGATGACGATGGCACAATCGATTTAGTAGTAAGTACAACTGCATCAACTATTACAGACCTTACTGAGTCTGTAGAAGATATCGTAGGTGCAATGGTAACATCTAATACCGAAAGTGGTATTACAGTTGCATACGATGATGCAGATGGTACTTTAGATTTTACAGTTGGAACACTTAACCAAGATACAACAGGAAACGCTGCAACTGCAACTGCATTAGAAACTGCAAGAACAATTCATGGTGTTTCATTCGATGGTTCTTCAAATATAGACCTATCAGAAGTAATTCAAGACACTGTAGGAGCAATGTTCACTTCAAATACTGAAACAGGTATCACTGCAACTTATGAAGATAGTGATGGAACTATCGATTTAGTAACAAGTATTTCTGGATTTAACACAGACAACTTATCCGAGGGGTCAAGTAACCTCTACCATACTACAGAAAGAGTTCAAGATGTAGTTGGTGGAATGGTATCATCTAATACAGAAAGTGGTATCTCAGTTACCTATGAAGACTCAGATGGTACTTTAGACTTCAATGTAAACGACCCAACACTATCTTACACAGGAGATGTAACTGGTTCTGGAGTTATGACAGACCTAGGTAATACTAGTATTGCATTGACAATAGGTTCTGGTACTGTAGAAAACAGTATGTTAGCAGGTTCTATTGCAAATAGTAAACTTTCAAACAGTAGTATAACAGTATCCGATGGTTCAGCCTCAACTGCAATTGCACTAGGAAATACACTTACATTCTCTGGAACATCTCAAGAAGTAGATGTCTCAGAAAGTTCTGGTACTGTTACAGTTGGATTACCATCCAATGTAACTATTGGAAATAACTTAACAGTTAGTGGTAACTTGACAGTTACAGGTACTACAACACAAACAGGTTCAACAACAACAGATTCAAACTTCCAAGGATTTACTTCTGGTAATACAGGAAACTCAACAGACTTTGGTTTTTATGGTAAGTATGTAGAAGGTGGGACAGCAAAATATGGTGGTTTATTCTTTGATGCATCTACAGATAATACATTTAGATTATTTGCAGATACACAAACAGTACCTTCAACAACAGTAGATACTACTGCAACAGGATATGCAGTAGGTACATTAGTTGCAAATATCACAGGTAATGTATCTGGTTCTTCTGGAAGTACAACTGGTAACGCTGCATCTGCAACAGCACTTGCAAGTTCAAGAAACTTTACAGTAACAGGAGATGCAACTACAGACTCAGCACAATCATTTGATGGAACAGGTAATGTTGCATTACCAATTACACTTGCAAACTCTGGTGTATCAGCTGCAACTTATGGTGATGCAGACAGTGTTGCTCAAGTAGCAGTAGATTCAAAAGGTAGAGTAACAAGTGCATCTAATGTAGACATTAGTATTACAAGTGGTGCAGTATCAGACTTTACAGAAGCAGTTCAAGATGTTGCTGGTGGTATGGTATCATCAAATACAGAAACAAATATTGCAGTTACTTACGATGATGCAAGTGGTAAACTTAACTTTGCAGTAGATGATATTGCACTTGGTTCAGAAACTTCTGGTAACTATGTTGCTGGTCTTTCTGGTGGAACTGGTGTATCTGTATCTGGTTCTGGTTCAGAGGGTGCAACTCCAACAGTTTCTATTGGACAGGCAGTATCAACAACCTCAGATGTAACCTTTGCAGATATAGCTGCAACTGATATTACTGCAAGTGGTAATGTGGTAGTCACAGGAAACTTAACAGTTAATGGTTCAACAGTAACCAACAGTGCAACAAACACAACTATTGAAGACCAACTTATAGAACTTGGAACAGGTAACTCTGGTTCACCTTCTGGTGATTCTGGTATTGTTCTCGAAAGAGGAAGTTCTTCAAATGTGTTTATAGGTTGGGATGAATCACATGACAGAGTTATAGTAGGAACAGGTTCATTTACAGGTGCATCAAGTGGTGACTTAACAATTACTAGAGCAGACATTGCAGCTGACCTTGTTGATTGTGGTTCAATTAGTTCATCTGGTAATATTACTGGTAACTTAGTTGGTAATGTAACAGGTACAATACAAACTGCAGCTCAAACTAATATTACAAGTGTTGGTACATTAAGTAGTTTAGCAGTAAGTGGAACATCTGCATTCACAGGAGCTGCAACAACAAGTTATACAACAATTGGTGCAAGTGCAAAAGCAATGAGAAATGTATTCATACATAGTTCTGCGCCAGGCAGTTCAGATGGAGCAGTAGGTGATATCTGGATAACATACTCATAGTAACAATATATAATGAATGAGGAAATTGATTAATGAGTTCAAAAGTAAAAACCCCAGCGGGATGGAATGACACTACAGGATGGAGAGTCAAAACTCCATCTGGGTGGAAGAAAGTCGTTGATGTAAAAAGAAAAACTCCTACAGGATGGGAATTTCAAACAGGTACAATACAGGTACAACAACCTTTTCAGCAACCATTTCAACAACCATTTCAACAGGGATTTCAGCAACCATTTCAACAACCTTTTGAGGTAACAATTAATAGACCTTCTTCATTTGAAGTGACTATACCTAGGCCAACGAATTTCCAAACACCTAGACCTACAAGTTTTGAAGTTACTATTAATAGACCATCAAGTTTTGAACAAACAATCAATAGACCTTCATCATTTGAACAAACTATTCCTAGACCTTCTCAATTACAAAATAGTAGACCATCAAGTTTTGAGCAAACTATTCCTAGGCCTGGCTCTTATGAACAAACAATTAATAGGCCTGCTTCTTATGAAGTAACAATATACAGACCTACTAATTTCCAAACTCAAGGTTCTAGACCTACATCATATAATGTTCAGATTACTAATCCTAGACCAACATCATATAATGTTCAGATTACTAATCCTAGACCTACAACTTATCAGATAACGAATCCTAGGCCAACAAGTTATGAAGTGACTATACCAAGACCAACTACTTATCAGACTCAAGGGAGTAGACCAGCAAATTATCAGACTCAAGGGAGTAGACCTACAAATTTTCAAACTACTGGTTATCGTCCACAGTATTATCAAGTTCAATCGTTGCCAAGACCTACTTCTTATCAGACTCAAGGGACTAGACCAGCATCCTATCAACAAACTGTAGCTGGAAGTTATAATCCTAAATTTGGTTTAACAAATCCATCATTCCAAGTGACTGCTTTTAGGCCTGGTACTTACCAGATTTCTAATCCTAGACCTGCTAATTTTCAAATACAAGCGTATAGACCACCATCATATCAAATACAAAATAGTAGACCTGCTAATTATCAAATACAAAATAGTAGACCTACAAATTTTCAAATACAAAATAGTAGACCTTCTTCTTATGAACAAACTATTAATAGACCTGCTAATTATCAGACTCAAGGGACTAGACCAGCAAATTATCAAACTACCCAAACTATTAATAGACCAGCAAATTATCAAACTCAAGGAACTATTAACAGACCTGCTAATTTTCAAATACAAAATTATAGACCGCCTTCATATGAACAAACAATACCAAGACCTACTTCTTATGAGGTAACCATTAATAGACCTACTTCTTATGAGGTAACTATTAACAGACCTACTAATTTCCAAACTCCAAGACCATCAAGTTTTGAAGTTACTATTAGTAGACCTACAAGCTTTGAGCAAACAATTTCTAGACCTACGAGTTTTGAACAAACAATACCGAGACCAGCACAACTACAAAACAGTAGACCTGCTACTTTTGAGCAAACAATTAATAGACCTACAAGTTTTGAACAAACAAATACAAGACCATCGACTCGACCATCAACTAGACCAGCAACTAGACCATCGACTCGACCAGCAACTAGACCAGTATCTACATGGGATGGTGATTTGAATAAACCCTGGCCTTAAAACCAGACTATATACTATTATATTATGGAGATTATATTATGTTATTAGTGTATGATGACAACAATGTGTTACATATAACCAATGAAAAAGGACTTCGTTGGAACTATGAAAAAACACAAAAACCACAATTCTCATTTGATTACGATGTTTTATTTTATTGTCCTTTTGATAATCAAACCGACTATGTTTTAAATGAAGAAACCTTATCTTTAAGTGAAGAACACATTTCTGAAATAGAAGAATATATTAGATTATGTGACCCGCCTGCAAGTATAACTATGCAAAAACAAATAATTGAAGACCTTGAAGATATAGTCGAAGAAAGACTTTCACACCTACAAAGTAATATCGAAGAAGTTGGATTTAAAAATACAGCACAACTTGTAATTGCATCTAGAGAAATGTCAAACGACCCAAGAAGACAAATTGGAAGAAGAGTTTTAGATTGGATGGATTTTATAAATGGTGTTTACTATAGATTAAAAGAAGAAATAAATCAAACACTTGAAATAGATTTAAAAGATTACGAGTTTTATGAAAATCAATTGCCATCTATACCAAGTAAAGATACTTTTTATGAAACTTCTTGGGCGGACGATAGATTCGATAAAAGTTCTGATACCTTAGATATTAATGGTGGACAAGAAGACATCGGTGAGGATAAGAGGTCAGTTTAGTGTCAAACCATTACGAATGGTTAATGCAACCTATAGATATTCAATTCTTGCAAAAACCTAAACCTATTCCTAGTTTACCCTTTAAACAAATCTGGGTAATTGATAATTATTTACCAGCAAGTATTCATGATTCTTGGTATGAAATGAGATTTAATACTACAAAATGGGGTAGACAAAATAGAGTAATTCGTAATGATAAAATGAGACATTTATATTGGGGTGAATCTATTTACATTAATATAAAAGATAGGGGTTGGGAGCCAAAAACAAAAAGTCCAGAATGGTGGGCAGAAAAAAGAGCATTAAATAGTGATAGATGGAAAAATCAATCAAAGTGGAAACAAAATACTATATCACCAAAAAATGCTGGTTACAGAAATTCTATGATAGATTGGTTTATTCACAAATTAAGACAAGACTTTCATTTTGATTGGGTTAAATTTCAATATTGTGGATTTAATGGACAAACAAAAGGACAAGATGGAACTGTACACGAAGATACAGGATTAGGAGATGATTGTTTAAATAATTTATCATTTCTTTATTATGACCAAAAAGAATGGAAAGATGATTGGGGTGGAGATTTAATTTTTTACAATAGTGAATACCATAGTCATGCAGAAGAATACTCTGGAATACCAGAAGATGAAGGGGCTCATGAAATAGGTAGAGTTAAATACAAACCAAATAGATTAGTGATTATGAATGGTGCAATGACTCATAGACATCCAGGCCCAGATGCAGATTACAATGTAGAAAATCAATTTCCATATAGAACAAGTATGGTTGTTCGTGGAGATGAAGTTCGTCTCTGGGAAGAACAATAAGTATTAGTATGAAAACAAAAACAATTTTAATTTTTGGATTGCCTGGCAGTGGAAAGACTTACATTTCTAAATGTCTACTTGAACATTTAGATGCAGACCATTTCAATGCTGATGCAATCCGAGCCCAACATGATGATTGGGATTTCTCAGAAGAAGGTAGACTCAGACAGGTGCATAGAATGAAAGACCTATGCAGAGATTCCGATAAACCTTTTGCAATTATGGATTTTGTTTGTCCTTTTACTCAAGGAAGACAAATCTTAAACCCAGATTATATTATCTTTATGGATACTATAGAAAAAGGTAGATATGCAGATACAAATAAAGCATTCCAAAGACCTTTAAAAAATGAAGTTGACTATTGGGTAGAAGACCAAAATGGTGAATTACATTCCGAAGTCATTGCAAGAGAATTACTTGCAGAGAACAGAAGATTTGATATTAATAAACCAACTACACAAATGTTGGGTAGGTTTCAACCTTTTCATGATGGTCATCTTGCATTATTTAAAAGATGTTATGATAAAACAGGTCAAGTTTGTATTATGATTCGTGCAATGAAGAACAGTAAAAAGAATCCTTTTGATTTTAAAACAGTAAAACAAAACATAAAAATGTTTTTACTGGGTGAAGGATATGAAGAGAATGTGCATTATATTATACAAAAAGTACCAAACATTGTCAATATAACTTATGGAAGAGATGTAGGTTATAAAATAGAACAAGAATCTTTTGATAAAGAGACTGAATCAATTTCTGCAACAGAAATTAGGAGACAGCTTGGACTCACAAAGTAAGTCAATTGCAAAAGCATTTTCATGGAGAATACTTGCAACAGTTACTACAGGATTAATAGGTTATGTCCTTACAGGTTCAGTTGAGGTTGCTGGTGCAATCATGACTTTTGACTTTATAATAAAACTTATACTATATTATTTACACGAGCGATTATGGAACAATGTCCAATAAAAGAAATGGAAATAGAATTTCAGTGTGTTATAGACACTGAAAATAGTTTATTTGAACCAGTTCCAGCAAAAAAAGTAAAACCAGAATGGTATAAAAAACTACCAACAATAATTAAAGATTTTGGTGGTAATGAAATAGATACTATTAAAAAATGTCCATCTATGCATGATTGGTTATCTATGGGGTATCTTATTAGAAATAGACATACAGTTTTAGTTTTGTTAAGTAAAGGTAATCATGGTGAACCAGTGTCTATATCCTTTGCACTAAAAGATATGTCGACAGAAAAACTTTCTTATATTAAAACATTAGTAAAAGAAAATCAAACAGAAGCTGCAATAGATTATATTAAAACTAATAAACTTGATTTACATGAATTAACTGATATGTTATCTAGGCCCGGCGGTCATCCAGCAAGGCAACTAAAAGGAATGAGTAGAGATGACAAGATGCAACTTAAATTTAAAATGGATTTTTTGGTAAAAACTCCCAAAGGTACATCTTGTTATTATCTTGACCCTTTTCTTTTTGATAATCCATATTTGTCTACATGGCAAGGTATTATAGATACTGATAAGTTTAATCAGATAACTACAAATAATATTTTAATTTTTTATCCTAAAGTAGATGAATCTTTTATAATTTCTAAAGGTACACCACTGGTACAAATCGTACCTTTTGTTAGATATCCTTGGAAAAGTAAAATTACATATTTAACTAAAGAAGAAATTAATAAAAAATTTGAAACAGATATAAAAGGTGATTTAAAGGAAATGAATCAAAGGGAAGATATTAAAAATAAAGTTTCTGAACCATATTATGCAAAAAAATTCAAAACTAGAAAGGAGTATTCATAATGTATTTACCAATGTTTTCATGGCATGTGTTTAAAGCAAATTTACTTGATTTAGGTTTAGTCTCTCAAGAACAACTAGATGCAATGAAAAAAGAATGCTATACCATGAGAAAGGAAGACCCTATAGGACGAAGAAGGTCTAATAATGGTGCTGGTTGGCAGTCTGTAGATGGTGTAAATGATAGACCAATGTTTCAATCTTTACTTAATGGTGTAGAAGAAGTTTTTAATAAAGAAGTATTCCCATTTCATTGTGGAGAACATCATGAAAACTTTATTTTAGACCATGGTAATTATTGGGTAAACATAAACTATCAACATGGATATAATAATGTGCATACACATCCAGGCTGTTGGTATAGTGGTGTTGCTTATATTTCTGTTCCAGAAGAAACTAGGGGTTCTGGAGTTTTACAATTTTTAAGTGGTCAAACAAAACATATGTCAAACTTCATACATGTAACTGCAAGAACTAGAGATAACTTTGTTGTAGAACCAAGAGAGGGTGATGTATTATTATTTCCTTCTGCAATGCAACATTATGTAGAACCATTAGAAACAGACTTTGATAGGATTTCGATTGCATTCAATAATTCATTTACTTGGAAAGGTGACCAGACAGAACTAAACAATCATCCAGAAATAGAAGCAAGAAAGGTAAACGATATACCAGTGTTTGAAGTTTGTCCAGACAGTGGAAACATAAGATTCCCTAAATAACTGTATATATTATACTAAAGGAATCTATTATGGATATGGAAACAGGACATTTACTATGGAATCTAGTTCTTACTGGAATTGTAGGGCCTTTCCTATGGTTTATAATTCAACAACATAATGAACTTAAACGATTAGAAATTCTACTCAATCGTACCAGAGAAGAAGTTAATAGAGACTTTGTTTCTAAGGAAGATTTACATAAAGACATGGAAAGAATGATGGATTCTTTAGATACTATTAACAAAAAGATAGACGATTTCTTACTTTCAAATCAAAAATAACATAAATAGTATTAGAGAAAAATAAATTTCTAATAGGATTATGTTATGGCAGCTCCAAATAGCAAAGCAACACTTAAAGAATATGCATTAAGACAACTGGGTAAACCAGTTATAGAAATTAATGTGGATGATGACCAAATTGATGATATCATAGACGATGCATTACAATACTTTGCAGAGTATCATTATGATGGTACTATTCGAACATATTTAAAACATCAAATTAACGATAACGACCTTGCAAATCAAAAAGCAGATTCAAGTATGTCACAATCATCTACAGGTTCACATATATCTAGTAATATGACATTTAAAGAAGGACAAGGATATGTTGTTCTTCCAGAATCAGTTTACTCAGTATTAAGAGTATTTCCATTCGTAGACAAGTCTGGACTTAATATGTTTGACCTCAGATATCAATTAAGGTTAAATGACCTTTATGATATCTCTTCTACATCTATCGTGCAATATGAAATGGTACAAAACCATATTCAATTGTTAGATGAAATATTAATTGGTCAAGTACCAATTAGATTCAATAAAGCACAAAATAGATTATATCTAGATATGGACTGGAATAATGCAGTTTCATCTGGTGAATATATTATCATAGATTGTTATAGAAAGATAGACCCAACACAATTCACAGATGTATATAATGATGTCTGGTTGAAGAAATATGTTACTGCATTGATTAAAAGACAATGGGGTACAAATTTATCTAAGTTTGATGGTATACAATTACCAGGCGGAGTAACATTACAAGGTAGAACAATCCTTGAAGATGCAAATACAGAAATAGAAAAGTTAGAGGAACAGAGTAATTTATTACAGACTGAATCTGCTATAATGATGGGGTAATCGATGCCTACTAATGTATATTTTAACCATGCAGTCAAATCAGAACAAGACTTACACGAAGATTTAGTTGTAGAGTCTTTGAGATTCTATGGTCATGAATGTTTTTATTTACCAAGAAAGATTGTAGATGAAGACGAATTGTTCGGTGAAGATACTTCTTCACAATTTGATGATGCATATTCAGTTGAAATGTATATTGAAAATACCGAAGGATTTGAGGGCGAAGGAGATTTACTTTCTAAATTTGGTGTAGAAGTTAGAGACCAAGCAACCTTCGTTTTATCTAGAAGAACATGGAATAGATTTGTATCATTAGACCAAAACTTAGTCACATCAACAAGACCTCAAGAGGGTGACTTAATTTATTTCCCACTTGGAAACCAAGTATTTGAAATTAGATTTGTAGAACATGAAAACCCATTCTATCAGTTGGGTAAACTTAATGTGTTCAAACTACAATGTGAAACTTTTGAATACTCACACGAATCATTTGATACTGGTATTGCAGAACTTGATGGTGTTGAAGATTCGTTTGCATATCAAGTGTCTATGACATTAGGTTCTGGTTCTGGAGATTTTGTTCATGGAGAAACAGTCACACAAACTGTTAATACAGGAAAAACTGTATCTGGTCAAGTTGTATCATATACCTCAGAAGGTGAAAGTAGTAAAACACTTATTATTAATAATATAACATTCAATGATACAGATGTTCCAGCAACAAATACAATGTTTGTATTATCATCAAATGCAAATGCTGGTAATATCGTAGGTGCAACTTCTGGTGCAAGTAGAACTATAACAACTGCACCAGACCAATATGTAACACCAAATGACCCACTTGCAGATAATAAAGACTTTGAAACTGCTGGTGCAAACATCGTGGACTTCTCGGAAAGTAATCCATTTGGGTCACTATAAATATTATGATGATAAATTTTGTTAAAGAACTATCTACTTTTCAACATGGAAATAAAGAAGCAAGAGTATATCAAGCAGAATATGGTTTTGGGTGTAGGTTCTTTGAAGATAAACTTTGGATAAAGGACGAAGTATATACAGAAAAAAGTGAAATGTATGCAGAAAACGCTGCAGAAAACTATGTCTTAGGAATTAAAAATGTTAGGTAAATCACATTTCTATCATGAAGCAATCAAAAGAGCAGTATCAGTTTTTGGTACAATGTTCAATGAGATTGATATTCAAAGAGATAATGCAGATGGAACTCAAACACAAAACATAAGAGTTCCACTATCCTATGGCCCAAAACAAAAATTCATTGCAAGATTAGACCAAGCTGCAGACTTAATGGACAGTTCTACATCAAGAGTTGCAATGACTTTACCAAGACTTGCATTTGATATTACAGGTTTAAACTACGATGCAGAAAGAAAACTTGGTAAATTAAAACAATATAAACTACAAGATGCATCGGATAATACAGTTTTAAAAACACAGTTTGCACCAGTTCCTTATAATATACAATTTGGTTTATATGCAATGGCAAAGAATACCGAAGATGCATTACAGATAGTAGAACAGATATTACCTTTCTTTACACCAGACTTTACAGTTACAATGACCACAGTGCCAGGCACTAGTGAAAAAAGAGATGTCCCTATTGTATTACAGGATGTATCTTATGATGACCAATATGAGGGTGATTTTCAATCTCGAAGAGTAATTATTTGGACAATGAACTTTGAAATGAAAACATATCTATATGGTTCTATTGGCAAATCAGAGATTATTAGAGATGTTCGTGCAAGAACATACATTACAGATGATGGACAGGTAGATAGTGCAGCTGGAAGACAAAGTGAAATATCAGTAATACCTAATCCAACAAGTGCAAACCCAGAGACCAGCCCTTTAAATATAACTGAAACAATAAACTTTTTTGATGGTAATAATACAGACTATCTAACTGATAGAACAACAATAGGTGCTATAGGTTCTCAATCACCAGAAGACCAATTTAATATACCAACTGGTGGTGGACAATCACAAGATGACGATGGTAGTTCTGGTGGACAAGATATTACTACTTATCAAATTACAGTTGATTCTAAAAGTGGATATGGTGAAACAGGTAATGCATACTACTACAATGGTGTACAACAACAAACATTTAGTTTAGTTAGAGGGACAACATATAGATTCTCACAATCAGATACATCAAATAGTGGTCATCCTATAAGATTCTCTACAACCAGTGATGGGACACATAATGGTGGTTCTCAGTTAGGGCCTAATGGATATATAAATTATGTCGGAACTTCAGGCTCATCTGGTGCTTATACACAAATAATAGTAGATGCTGGTTTTAATCATAGTACTTTATACTATTATTGTCCAAATCATAGTGGAATGGGTGGTACTATAAATATATCATAGTCGGATAATATATTATGAAACAATCAATAGATGAAAAACTAGATGAACTTCTAGATATCAACAACGAAGCAGAAGAAGTAGTCAAAGAAACTAACAAACACCTAGTTCCTAGAGACGAGAATGGTCGTTTTACAGAAAGAAAAGGTGAACAACAGATAGACTACAAATACACTAGAAACACTCTGTACGGCCTTGTAGAGAGAGGACAGGATGCAATTGAGGGTATCCTAGACCTTGCAAAAGAAAGTGAACATCCGAGGACTTATGAAGTCGCAGGACAACTTATAAAAACAGTATCCGAAACTTCCGAAAAATTATTACAAATACAGAAAATGATGGATGATTTAGAGGATGATAGACCAAAAAATCAAACAACAAATCAAAATTTATTTGTAGGTTCTACAGCAGAATTACAGAAACTATTAAAGAAACAAAATGCCGAAACCAAAGAATGAAGGATATCTTGGTAATATCAATGTCAAAAGACAGGGTGTTTCCGAGGAATGGACAGATGATAAAGTACAAGAGTACTTAAGATGTACTCGTGACCCTTCATATTTTATATCAACATATCTTAAAATTATCTCTTTAGATGAGGGATTAGTACCTTTTAAATTATATGACTATCAAGAAAATCTTATCGAACACTTTAATGACAATCGTTTTAGTATTGTCCTTGCCTGTAGACAGAGCGGAAAATCAATCACAGTTTGTGCCTATCTACTTTGGTACTTATTGTTTCATCCAGAACAAACAGTTGCTATTCTTGCCAACAAGGGTGCAACTGCTAGAGAAATGTTATCTCGTATAACAACAATGTTAGAGAATGTACCATTCTTTTTACAGCCTGGCACTAAAGCACTAAACAAAGGAAGTATCGATTTTGAAAACAATTCTAGAATTATTGCATCTGCAACTACAACATCATCGATTCGTGGATTATCTGTTAATCTTCTTTATCTAGATGAGTTTGCCTTTGTAGAAAATGCAGAACCTTTTTATACTGGTACATATCCAGTTATTACATCTGGTAAAAACTCAAAAGTTATTATTACATCTACTGCAAATGGAGTAGGTAATATGTTTCATCGTATCTGGGAGTCATCGGTCACAGGGTCAAATGAGTTTGCAAACTATCAAGTTAACTGGAGTGATGTGCCAGGCAGAGACGAAAAATGGAAAGAAACTACCATTGCAAATACATCTGAATTGCAGTTTGAACAAGAATTTGGTAATTCTTTCTTAGGAACTGGTAGAACTTTGATACCTTCTAACATAATTTTAGGTCTAATGTCTGAATCTCCTCAAGAATTATATGGTCAAGTCAGAGTATATAAGAAACCTAAACCACATCATGAGTATATAATGACTGTAGATGTTGCAGAAGGTAAGGGTATGGACTATTCTACTTTCACGATATTTGACATACATGATGGTAATTTATTTGAACAAGTATGTACATTTAGAGATAATATGATATCTCCTATGTTATTACCAGACATATGTGCAAAATATGGTAAGTTATATAACGATGCACTTATCATTGTAGAGAATAATAATCAAGGTGCAATGGTCTGTAGAGAGTTATATTATGAGTTAGAATATGAAAATATGTTTATGACTAGTTCAGTCAAGGCAGATGGAATAGGAGTTAGAATGACCAAGAAGGTCAAAGCACAGGGATGTGCAGCTCTTAGAGAGATTATGGAAGAGAAAAAACTCTATATAAGAGATACAGATACCATACAAGAGTTTGCAACTTTCGTATCAAAAGGACAATCTTGGCAAGCAGATGGTGGTTGTCATGACGATATGGTAATGAATTGTGTTATGTTTGCATGGTTTGTTAGTACACCATTGTTTAAAGATATGTCAAGTGCAGACTTAAAATCAATGTTATACGCAGAAAAACAAAAGGAAATCGAAGACGATATAGTCCCAATAGGTATTATAG